TTTTTATAATAAAATATTTTATTATATTAAAAAAAGATATAAAACGCCTCGGTTCTAGCTTAAAATTGCTAAAAACGAGACAAAATAGCGCAAAAATCTAAGCTTTTTGATTTAAAAATTAAGAAAACGCACTTTAAATCCATCAAGTAATCATATTTCCTATTTCAAATTCTCTGTAGCCAACTACATAAATGCTATTACCTAGCAAAAATCCATACCGGAGAGAAAATTTTTGGACTAATTTCCGATCGGGTTGGCATATATTATATAATATTATATAATATATATAGAAATTAAGAAAGGAATTGGTTCTTCCCGTAGAAGAACTATGGTGATAAAACATGGATTTTGAAGCTATGATTCGAGATGCCCAGAAGAATGGACTGTCTATTGATGACATCGCAAAGATGTTCTCTAAGACTCTTAACGCGGTCCAGCAGGAGGATCAAAAGAAGAAGGCAATCACGGACGCTCGCACTGACGCGGCTGTCCTGTATACTCTTACTATGGCAGAAAAGTATCCCGATTGGACTGCTGAAAATATCAAGGATTATTTCCAGATCATTAAGCTGAACGCTGAGACTACCGCGACTATGGTTGGTAAGGAGCCAGATGAGCTCCTCCAGGTTCTCCTGGACAAGGTTGATAATCTCTTTGATGCCGTTCCTAAGAACAAAGATGAGAAGATTGCTGATTTCTTGCGGGAGATCGGTCTATAAGAATCAAGAGCAAAAATAAGAGAGGGTTAATACCCTCTCTTATTTTATATATGAATCGCGGGAGCCAGAGTAGCGATCTCGGTAACGAGGAATTAAGGAAGGAAGGGCTACCTAGACCCGATCGGCACGCCACTCTCTCATTTTAGCCATTTCTTTATGATTCTCTTTCCCCATAAAGCTTCTATCTTTAAAATCTACTAGCTTCTTTATAACCTTCCTACTAGTTCCTAATTCCATATATCTTTCTCCTCCTTATTTGCGCGACCAAAAGAGATTAAAATCTCGGAGAGCGAAGCTCGGAGAGATTTTAATCTCTTCCCGTTTGGCGAAGCCAAACTATATATTAATACGGTATCTAAAAAACGGACAACATAATAGAAATTTTTGGACAACTCATCTTAGTTTCACAGATCGGGTAGACGATCTACAACCCAATCAATTTGTATATTTGTTTTCTTTTCTTCGGTCTATACATACTAAAAATCAAGCAGCTATAATCGTTTCAAAATCTCTAATGAATCCATCACTATTGCATTATTAGAGGTTGTTGTTGTTGCTACCCCTATATACTCTTTCATCTATGCTACCGTAACCAAATACGGTTTCTCGTCTGCCGCTTTGAATCTGCCAAATAGATACTAATAAATATCTATCACGTGCGGACGTAATACATTAGTTAAGATAGATAAAGTCTTATATTGTAGAATATTTGCGCTTTCTTTATCAAACACAATTATCTTATAATATTTTTCATCTTCTACTAAAAAACCCTATTCTACTAACCAATGGAAATATTTAGCAATCGTCTTTCGCCCCATGACTTTATTGCCTTGACTGTCTGTCATCTCTCGTTCAATATTAGTAAACTAACACTTCTTCTTCTCAATCTATCTATCTTGACTGTGTAGCGTAGCTCGCTCAGAATTACATTGAATCCAAGCAAATAATAAATCACAATAACTCTTATTACTCGTGATATCCTTGTGACATGGCATCTGTCGAGTATCAATGGTTTTTACCATAAAGAAACTCCTCTCTTTACTATTCTCATAATAACATAAAAATTCAGTTAAATCAATTAATTGATCCCAACCAGAAACTTTTGTCCAACTTATTAGAAAAAGTTGGACAACATAATAGAAAATTTTGGACACATCATTAGAAATTTTCGGACAAATCATTAGAAAAAAACGGACAAATATACCGTTAAGACCAATGTCTTAAAATTTACCCGCGGCCTGGCAATTTTATCCCCAATTTTTTTGCCATCCCGCATACTCTTTCGTCTTATCCTCGTATCTTTCGTAACAATAACCGCCCTATATAATTATATTTATATAAGAAAGGAGAGGAGAAAAGAAATGGTAAATACGCTTGAACTTCGCGGCATTGAGACTTACTCGCCAGAGATTCAAACCTTCTTACGAGAGATTGAGAAGTCTTTCCTGCAGGTGCTCAATAACTGCGTTCCCGCGGATCAGCAAGAGAAAGAAGCTATCCAGTTACGGTAGAGGGTATCGGCAACTGACAACGAAACCAAGAGAGAGCAAGCTCTTCTCGCGGCCGCAGACATTCTGGAGCTATTCGTGCCTACTTTCTTTCATCGACTCCCATCACCCAACTCGATACACTTATAATTATCACTATTATACATGGTGCAAAGATCCTAGCGTTGACGACTTCGAGTTAAATTATCTAGCCTCCCCTGTTGCTTATGAGAATATTGAAGGCGAGGTTATTCCGGGTATCTCCACGACTGTCGTGCGGCGTATTCCTACGCGTAATCTCACTTGGTTAAAGTCTATCGTCGAGAATTACGACAAGGAGTTCTTCGAAAAGTTCGCTATCTTCTGTGACGATTGGCATATTTGGGATCTACATGAAGATGCCGGCGGCTATCAAAGATCTGCGGGCTGGCGATATGGTGCTGCATCGTGGCAAGCCTATGTATGTCCAGTCTGTTGAGGAAGATGGCATCCACTGGCGATTTGCGCTCCGGTAACACTCAATCTTGCGGATGCTCTAAGCTATCTCATGGAGAAATGAAAATTAAAAGTTTGTTAGAAGAATACAATATCCCATTTGAGTAGGAGAAGAGTTTTCCAGATTGCGTAAATCCATCAACTAATAGATTACTTCGATTTGACTTCTTCGTCAATAACCAATATCTAATTGAATTTGATGGTAAGCAACACTATGAACAATCTCCTAATTGGGAACCACTTGAGAATATTCAAAGACGAGATAGAATTAAAGACGCTTGGTGTAAAGAACATAATATCACGCTAATCCGCATTCCCTACACTAGATTAAATACTTTAACCATCGAAGATTTACTACCGAAAAGAGGGCGTTAACGCCCTCTTTTATTTTTTTATATATTTATAGTATAATAAATATATAAAAATAAAGAAAGGAGAAGTTATGGAGAATAGTCATATATATATATTTCAGATAGCGACCGTCAATAAGGATGATATTATCAAGATATCTAAATTATATGGTTCTCGTTTTATTATCATAACAAGTAAGATAGCACCGGCTATAACTTTAGAATATAAAGATGCAAAAGCCGCAGAAGTTGTTTATGAAGATTTAATACTTCAACTATGTAATCCACATACTTAAGGAGATAAAACTATGAAAACAGTATTCGCTTATGAAGTTGTTCTATATGATACTGACCAAGATAATCGCGGTCACTTCTTCATTACCTCTGGTCTGAGTTTTGCTGATAACTTTGGAGAAGCTGCCGCAATCTTAGAGTCTACTTATGGAGAAATGCTCAAGAGTATCAAGAATCTTAAATTTGTCCATGATGATCAAAATGTTATCACTCTTCCTCGTGATATCATTCGTGACTACATTGATGGAGAAAAGTTTATCAATGAAATCCCTTGTGACAGCGAAGGTCGAGAATTAGCTACTTTGAATCAAAACGCAAGTAAAGCTAACGATAACTGGTAAGAAAGGATTGGTGTTATTCCATGAAAACTGCCGTCATTTCCGTATCTCTCCATTCCAAAACCTTCGAGGATCGCTTTCCTATTGATTCTGAAACAAAAGAGTATGAAATTGCGGACCGAGCGTTTCAACTGGCTCTGATGTTCGTTCAAACAAGAGCTATCGCAGAGCGTGGTCGCAAACCTTCGGGCTACGAATTTGGAAAACTGCTCGAAGAAACTGAATACAACTATAAGATTGAGGAGGTTAAGGATAATGAAGCTTGAGGACTATAAAGCTTGGTTGCTTCAGCATGGCGAAATTAAAGAGGAGTATGAGCGCCCCTATAATCCTCAATGTGATCCGCCTGAATACAAAGATGGCAGTTACTTTCTAAGTTATGACCTGATGTATGCAGGCTTCGCAGTTGGCGATGTAACCGCTTTAGCTTGCTATAAGTATGTCTATGATGAGTCTAAAGCCTATCTGGAAGAGAAATTGAAATGTCTAATAAAAGAAGAATAAATACCCGTAAGAGATTGATAGACCACGTCTATCAATCTCTTTGTATTTTTATAAAAAATATATTATAATATATATAGAAAGTGAGGGAGATAGTAAATGGAAGTAAAAATGATGCCTACGGTTAGCTCTTATGACCTTGAGGAAGCAATTAAGCAGCAGTATGACTTGGATGTAGATATTCCCACTCTGCTGTTCCCCGAAGATTTCATGAATGATTGCTTCAAGGAGTACGCCTACAAGGATACTCGTGAAGATGAATTCTGCGAGAGCGAGGAACTGTGCGTGCGGCAGTACCTGCGCGACGTGTTCCCGCAGTATGAGAGCATTCTCGTTAAGATTTCTTGGTAACTGAAAGGAGATAAGAGATATGGTAGCACCTAGCTTCAAAGATTTTCCCATTGTGAAAGAGCAGTATGTCAAGGGCGGCAAGTATTATGTCGATGTGAAGAATCCTAAGACTGGTACTGTCCGCTCTGTGCGTTGGTATACCGATGCAGAGTTCGCCAAGAATTATGGCAAGAAACTCGAAGATGGCGAAGATAAGGGCTGGGACGGTCTGAAGCACGCTCGTGGCTTCGATAAGGGGCCTATCCTTGTTATCCGCGGCGCTCGCTCCACCGATGAAGAGTGGCTGAAGCATTCCTGCGCTCGTTATGCTGTCGGTATTGGCTGGCACATCGTAAGCACGGATACTTTCCCCGAAGATGCTCCTAAGCATCTCAAATATCTCATTCTTGGATGGGACGAGTTCAGAAATGGCGACGATCGCCATATGAAGAAGCCTGCTGAACTAGCTGCGATCCTCGACAAGAAAGCAAAGAATAAGGAGTGGATCAACATCAATGCCTAAACCTACTATTATTCTCAATCTTATTGCCGCTATTCTATGGGGCTTTAACTGCGGCATTTCTGTCGATCGGCGTTATCGAGCTTCTGCGATTATCGAAGCTGGCTTTTGTATCTTCTTTGCCATTATCGGTATCACCACTATGTAAAATAGACACCAGCCGCAAGACAAAACTTGAAAAAATCTCAAAAATATTCTATAATATATATAGAAGTTAAGGGAAAGGAAAAACAAGGATACATTCTATTCCGCAAGAAAATGTTTGACGAACTCTTGACTTTTGAGAAATTTTTTCGTATAATAAATACATAAAATGATGAAAAGGAGAACCCTATTATGACTAACACTAAGAAGATTACCAAGCGCGAATGCTACAACACCCTGATGACCATGGTGAACCATGTTGAGTCCGAGGGCGTTACTTTCGAGAACGAGGATATGACCTGCGACGCTCTGCGTGAGTTTATCGCTCATGAGATCGAGCTTCTGGACAATAAGGCTGCGGCTGCTGCTAAGCGCGCTCAGGCTAAGCGTGATGAGGGCGATGCTCTCCGTGCTCGTATCCTTGAGGTTATGTCCACTGAGGACTTCATGACTATCCCTGAGATCGTCAAGGCTATCGGCGACGAAGATGTGTCTGCTCAAATGGTGACTGCTCGTCTGACCCAGTGTGTAAAGGCTGAGCTGGCTGAAAAGGACAGCGTGTCTGTCGAGGTTGCTGGCAAGGCAAAGAAGCTCTCTGGCTATCGTAAGCTGGCTTAATCGAATAGCTCATATTGGAAAGCTCGGTCATTTGACCGAGCTTTCTTTTTAAGCAAAAGAAAAAGTAACGAAGTCCGCAAGGAAAGGCTATAATCGAGCAAATAATATAAATAATCATAAAAAGAATAATAGGAAACATAATTTATAATCCTTTCTTTTAATTTCTATATTTATTATAACAAAATTAAATGAAATTGTCAATCTAATTGGCAATTTCATAGCTTGACAATTAAAGATTATTATGCTACTATAAATATAGAAGAAATGGAGGCTTAAACATGATTTTTAGTGTTAATTACCATTCACAATATAAACAAGAGGCTCAAGAAATTAGATGTCCTATCAATCAGTTAGGAACTATCTTTACCTTTATTAAAGACAATCCTAATAAACGATATAACATCACAATGAAGAATAGTTCTTTCTCCGTAAAAGAACGAGAGCAGATTGATTTAATCAAAGCTGTTACAGATAACTATACTATTAGTTGCGACCGGATAGATCAACTGCGGATGTTGCTTACCAAAGGCTATCATGCCTATTTAACTTTCCCCGCAACAGATTGGGAGACATTTGCAGAACTTCAAGACCTAGGCGTGTCTGATATTTATATCGACGGTCCGCTCGGTTTTCAGATGGATAAGATTGCCGCAGGTAAGAAAGAAACTAAAATCCGCGTATCTCCCACTCTGTCTCCAAATAGCAGTCTAACAAGAGGAGATGCCAATGACTTCTTTATTCGTCCGGAAGATCTTAAACTTTATACCTCAATAGATGTAATTGATTTTAATGAGCCTGACAAAGATAAGGAAGATGTACTTTTTTCTATTTACAACAGAGGTACATTTAATTATAGCTTAAAAGATTTAATGGTCAACTTGCCTTATGATATTAACAATCTTCTATTCAAAGAAGATTTCGCAACTCATAGGCTTAATTGCGGACAGCGCTGTAAAGAGCCCGGCAGAACCTGTCATCTATGCTCTAATTATTTTACAGTAATTGAAGACTCTCTTAAACTAATTGAAAAATCTAATTGATTTTCTTTTTTAATTATAATATAATATTATTATAAGATAAAAGAAAAGGAGTGTTTCTAATGTCTAAGTGGTCTGAGATTCTCCCTTAGGATGCTCTATACTTGGCAACTGAGCTTGAGGCTCATGCTCAAGAAGAGCGAGACAATGGCAAGATTTTGTATCCTCCGCAGGAACAAATCTTTAGAGCATTACAGTTGACAAAACCTGAAGATGTGCGGGTTTGCCTCGTAGGACAAGATCCATACCATACCCCTGGTCAGGCTAATGGATTAGCTTTCTCGATAGCTCCAGGTAATCCTCTCCAACCTTCATTGGTAAATATCTTTAAAGAATTGGAAGAAGATGTTGGTATTAAGCGACCAGAAAGTGGTGACTTGACTAAGTGGGCAGAAAATGGAGTTTTACTGTGGGGTTCTAATGCACAGGATTTATTGAAAGATTTGATTTCTTGTGCGGCAGTATATGAAGATGGCGGACATATTGTAAAAGAAAATTTAATTAAGAAAGCCTATGTGCTTTCCTCCCACCCAAGTCCTTTTAGTGCAACAAGACCATGTCGTGGGACACCTGCTTTCCGAGGCAGCAAACCATTTTCAACAGCTAATAAGTTGCTAACGGACATGGGAGGGACACCGATTGACTGGAGCTTATAATCAAATTAAAGAGGAAGTCGAAGCAATTCTTGTCCATTCTCAAGACTTCCCATTCGATGTAAATGCTACAAAAATGATGGAGCAATGGGAAAAAGCAAAAGCTCCATTCATCAAGTTGTTTAAGGGCAAGACATATATCAGAAGCGCGGAACCTATTAAGGTTACTCTCTCCTCTGAGCAGCGATCCCGCAGGTTCAATGAGTTCATTTCTACTCTTGATGATAACGGTGTGTTAAGCGAGGATTTTGAGACTTTTCTTCGCGTAAACACCGATGGATTTTTCGAGAATAAAGTTGTTTTACCATATCCAACATACCATATCCCGCAAGGAGCGAAGATACTCAAGTCTTTCAAGAAGTTTCTTCCCAATCAAGAGGTAACGAGATGGGCGCAGGATACAGCATCACGATATATCCAAGAAAATAAGATTGAAGGATACCTCTATCTCTCTGTTGATCCGAGAGATTTTCTTACATTGTCGGAGAACGACTCTAACTGGTATTCTTGTCAGTCTCTTGATGGAGATTATCGTTCTGGAGATTTAAGCTATATGGTAGATGGTACTACTATTGTTGCCTACCTTGCCAATGAAAAGAAGCATTTTAACTGTTTGCCGCAAGATAGTGAATGGTTTGATAAGAAATGGAGAATGTTAATTCATACAAACCAATATACTTGCATCTACTATAATAGGCAGTATCCCTACGATTCTCCAGACTTATTGGAAGCTACTCATAGGATGGTTAGTAATCTATTTCCACGAATAGATTTTGCACCACCTGCGGACTATGGATTCAAAGTAGCTATCGGAAGATTTGGAAATAGGATGATGACCTATAATCAGATTAACGCGGGGGGACGAACTTATGATATGCGAGATATTGTCGATACAAGCGATTATCTTGGATATTGTGACTTAGTTTCTTCGAGTACATACAGTCCTGTTGTTGCGGTAAACTTTTCTATGATAGATAATTACCTTAATGAGATTTATTCGTCTGATAATAAACAAAAGGAAGAAGAACTATTCAAAGAGATATTCGGTATTAAAGTTGGTGCAAAAGTAATCTGTCCAGTTTGCGGCGAGGAGTATTTGAATCGAGACGATAAGTTCTTATGTGACAAGTGCATTGCAGAGAAAGACGCAGATGTTGACTTTTTCTTGACTTGTCATAGTTGTTATCGTAGAATATATGATGAAGATGAAATTTATTTTGAAGGGACAGAGCCATTCTGTGGATGTTGTCACCGTGCAATGACCGAAGAACTACTGCCCGCAGAAGAGGAAGAGGAGATTTAATATGGCACAGAGACGAGGAGATTTGGCGAAGCAGTCCGCTATCGCCACTATTCAGACAGCTTTTGGCGATGATTTCGTTGGGCTAATTGACAAGAAGCTGTATGTAAATGTGAAAGATGGTCCGAACGGCGAAGTTGTTCAGCTTTCTATCGCACTGACAATGCCCAAGACACCAGTGAGCGCATCTGCGGTTCCTGTTACTACCCCAGCAACAGATGGAAATGCAGCAGCATGGGAGAGTAAATCTGCTACTCCAACAGAGTTGAGCGCAGAGGATAAGGCAAAGGTTGCAGATCTGTGTGCTCGATTGGGTATCTAAGCAAAAATTTTGGGCGGGGTAATTAAAGTAATTACCCCTCTCTTTCATTATTATTACCAAATACTTGGAGAGGTGATGTATGGTATGCGGAAACCGCGTTCACAGGCATATAATCGAGATGTAAGTATGCGGAAAGCTCTTCGTAAGCGTCGTATTGCTAGAGAAGTTTACTATGATGGAGATACGCATCCATATTATAACAATCTTCATCAGTATAGTAAAAATAAAATTCATTGTAGTTGTTCTATGTGTTCGGCTAAGACACGCAATAAAGGCAAGCGTAGGAATCTGCATGGAAACTATTCTCCCAGTCTCAATTATCGCATTAGCGAACTCCGCAAACAGCGGAGTATGGATGCTGACGAACGGGATTATTTCTTCTCTTGATATATAATAAAAAATATTATATAATATATATAGAAAGTAAGGGAAGAACCTCTTTCAGAGAAAAGAGATTTATTTGCAATAAATTAAAAATTATTGTATAATAAATATACAAGGTTGAGGTTTGCGCCAGTAACTCAGTCGGTAGAGTATCTGCCTTTTAAGCAGAGAGTCGTGGGTTCAAGTCCCGCCTGGCGCACCATTATGCAGGATTAGTGTTAGCGGCTAGCACGTCAGTCTTCCAAACTGAAAGGGCCGGTTCGAACCCGGTATCTTGCTCCATAATGCCAATCAACAATAGCGCAATCCTTTTATGACCTAGGCATAAAGGTGAGGCATGGCGCCGATAGCGAAAGTTGACTAAGCTATCTTTACAGACTTTCTTTACGGGGAATGAAGAGAGGCTGCTCGCCGTTTGTATAGCTCCGGCATTTAAGATTGAGCGCCCCTTGGAGATGAACCAAGGGTTATATAGGGGTGTCGGTTAATGGTTAAACCACCGGTCTCCAAAATCGGGACTAGAGGTTCGAGTCCTCTCACCCCTGCCAGCTTCAAACCTTATTTGAAAAACTATAAATATTATGTTATAATATTTATAGAAAGTTAAGGAAAGGAAGTAATGATATGTTCTTTGAGACACCTACTCAGGTTAAGTTCTGGGATCCAGATGGCGGTCATTATACCGCGGGAATCGCTTATAAGGATGAAATTATTTGTGGTTGCTGCGGTGGCGTCTTTGAAATCGAGGAGATTATCGAAGATGCTAAGAATGATGGCGTAGTGCCTATTATTCCTTATGAACTTTGGGTAGATTTGGTTTCTGAGATTGCAGGAGATGACCTGTGAAGTTCTATATCTCTTATTTCTATGCGGTCCGGTTTATGAAACCGAATACAGTAGCTCTTTCTACTGCGATGTGGGATCCAAAGTGGTTCTATGACAAATATCAAGGTGATGTTTATTTAGATAAACGCGGAGTCCTCAATGGCTTGCGGGCCGAGCCTTTCGTGCCTAAAGACCATCAAGAGAGCGAGGGGTACTGCGGGAATTGCGATCATGACAACTCTAAATGTCGCTTTATGCAGCATTATAGAGAGCAATTAGATGCTCTCGATTTTGATGACATCATGCGGCGCTTCGAAAGTATAGCGCAGAGAGTTGTGACCAATGGTGATGAACCAGAGATTGCTCTGCTGGTGCATGAAGCACCAACCAATCCTTGCTCTGAAAGATGGGCGTTGTTTGATTGGTTTAAGAAGCATGGAATCGAGGTTAATGAATATCCGATTCCAGAAAAGAAGAAGCCAAAAAGGAAATTTGATTTCTAATAAAAAATATTGTATAATATTTATAGAAACTGAGAGAAATGGTTGCCCGACACTTAACTCTTAAAAATAAGGTATGCGTGGTGAGGTTAACGGAAGGTGCTGTAAGGTCTATTAAAGACTTAACCGAGAGAAGAAAACCCCTTTTGCTGAAGAGCAAAACAAATACACTGAGTCTTGAATGTTGGCAGCTTGAAACGAGGGACTCGTAGATATTGTCCTGTAGCTCAGCTGGCAGAGCACGCGACTGTTAATCGTGGGGTCGAGGGTTCGAACCCCTCCGGGACAGCCAAAGTCGATGTTTGAAGGAGTCGTCGCGACTTTAACCCTAAACCTTCAGTATGCGGGATTGGCGGAATGGTAGACGCGCTAGACTTAGGATCTAGTGTCTATGGCGTAAGGGTTCGAGTCCCTTATCCCGTACCAATGAGGCGTTAACATGGATTTTGATTGGTAAACTACCACCGGCAGAACAATGCGCGTCATAGACAAGCAGCGTTAGATATGTGGCTTAGTGGAAAACGCCTGTCTAAATATAAAGAAGCAAAGTAACCAATCGTGAATATGCGGCTATGTTGAAATCGGTAGACAAGCAAGCTTGAGGTGCTTGTGATCGAAAGGTCGTGTGAGTTCAAATCTCACTAGCCGCACCAACGAGTTAATCCGCTCAAGTCATAAGGATTGGTGTCAACCGCTCACCTTACGGAGGTTGCCGATTGTGGGTGCGAGTCCAGGAACCCTCCCTTGTCCATGGATCTGGATAGTCTTTTGTTAGTTTTATTACTTAAATAAAATTAACCGGTATCACTTACCGTTAGGGGAATGACTCTCCCCAAGTATTTGGTCTCGTAGTTCAGAAGAGTAGAACGCTAGCCTGTCACGCTAGAGGTCACGGGTTCAAGTCCCGTCGGGATCGCCAATAAGAGAATATTGAAACGGTTCAGGTCTTATCGGCCGTCTAGGCAGGCGAGGTAGAGTAAGGTAAGTTGCGGTGGAAATCCCTTGAATTAGCGTAAAAAAACCTACGCCTGAAATTCTGGAAGTGGAATTTTGCGAAGTCGGAGTAGCGTAAGCGTGTGGCTGAAACATGACCACCCGCCTAGACTTTAGTATTCTCTTTATTTGAAAAATAATAAATATTATGATATAATATTTATAGAAAGTGAGAAAGACGCAGTACAGCAAGTTTCTTCTGGATAACTTATTTTTGCTTGATAAAAATGATAGTAGGTTCGAATCCTACACAAAAGCCTGCGTCTTGCTGAATATTGCCCCGTGGTGTAATGGTTAGCACGGCGGTCTCTAAAACCGTATCCCTCTGAAGGAGTAAGTCTGGGTTCGAACCCCAGCGGGGCTGCCAGCAACACCTCCTGACATTTTTCGAGCGTTGTCGTTAACTAGAACTCGACCTCAGTGGTTTAATGTACGAGGTACTGATAAGTGATGGTACTACCACTCTTCACTTTTCTCTATATATCTTATGGGGCCTTAGCTCATCTGGGAGAGCGCCTGCCTCTCAAGCTGAAAATGTGAGTTCGAGTCTCGCTGGGATCACCACCTTACTTTTATCGCTTTTAGTAAGGAATCGAGATATTATTGCCCCAATAGACGGCTTTGTAGTCTATTTAATATGCTCCCATGGACAAGTGGTTAAGTCCCCGCCCTTTCACGGCGGTGTCGTCAGTTCGATCCTGACTGGGAGTACCATTAACAATAGGAAACATACATAGATAAAAAGGAGAAGATATTATGAAGCAGGTTCACGGTACTTTCGATTCTTTTAAGACTCTGGGCGCGGCAATGGGCTTTAAGGCTCCTAAGGTCAAGGAGAAGGAGCATAAATGTCCCAACTGCGGTGGCGTGATGGAGCGAGCTGGCGACTCCAATGTTTTTGTCTGTCCTTTCAATAAGCTGGAAGAGCGTGACCTGAAGGGTAAGCCTGTGCAGGTGTTTAGCAAGTGCGGTAAGTTTGTTATCGCTGATTAACATATTGACCTGAGTAAGTCGGTAAACTGCTCTTTATATCGCGGTAGCTCAGTTGGTAGAGCGGCAGGTTGAAGCCCTGCGCGTCGCTGGTTCAAGCCCAGCCCGCGGTGCCATTGCGGAGTAGAGAAACGGTTATCTCGCAACCCTCATAAGGTTGAGAAAGGTGGTTCGACTCCACCCTCTCGCAACCATAGGCGTAATACCATTATGGGTAAGACGCATACAGCAAATTTTTTCTTTTGAAAAATATTTTAGCTCATTGGTAGAGCATCAAACTTGTTAATTTGACTGTAGCTGGTTCAAGTCCGGCAAATAATTTTCTTTGCGTCTTGTAAAATTAAATAAGGAGGTTTTTCTATGTTCCAAGATATTGATGACATGATTTTCGACAATGTTGAAACCACAGTTAGTGAGCGATAATTCTCACTTTTTGATGGAAAGCTGCTTGGTTTTATACCAAAGGGTCACAAGTCCCTAAAGCTGAGTGCATCAATTTGGAGAGGTGGCAGAGTTGGTTGAATGCGGCACCCTGCTAAGGTGTTGACCCCATTAGGGGTCCGGAGGTTCGAATCCTCTCCTCTCCGCCAGCCGTGAAACGCGAGTACGCCTCGGTTCCATTAGGCGTGGGACAAATAAACAAAGACCACGTCGGGGTTTAACTCACCTGTCAAGGGCTGCAGACCTAGAATGAGTTTTAATAAGGAAATAGCTGATGTGAAAAGCATCTTGTCTTGCTGACATGACAATAAACTTTGAACGGGTCGCTTAATGCGGGATTCGTGCCTGCGGGTGTAAAGTCAGAAAAGTAGGGGTATGCAGTTTGAAATCTGCAGGAGTAGCTATCGGTGAATCCCCACCTCCACCGTCCCTTAAAATTCAAATAATATGCTGGCATAGCTCAGTTGGTAGAGCTACTGATTTGTAATCAGTGGGTCGGGAGTTCGAGTCTCTCTGTCAGCTCCATAGGCTTAGGAAGTAGCCTACAACTTCCACAAGGCGTGAAATCGCTCTAGCGACGAAACGGATATTACCAATTGGTAGTAGCACGGTATCTAATGATGCCCTATATCGGTGCTGTGCACCGATATAGATATGTCCCTTTAGCTTAGTTGGACAAAGCGTGCGGCTACGAACCGCAAGACCGGGAGTTCGAGTCTCTCAAGGGATGCCATGTGGCTGTAGCTCAGTTGGTTAGAGCACTTGATTGTGGCTCAAGTTGTCGTGGATTCGAATTCCACCAGTCACCCCACGAGACCCAAACAGCAATTTTCAATCATATGTTTTTGGTACATACAAGATGAAAGGGGTCTAGAAATGAATAAGAAGATTTACAAGCAAGCTATGAAGAAAACTGGCGATGAACTACAAGAGTGGCTTCAGTTCAAGCATCGAGGATCTTCTGTGCAAGCTAAGAAGGGAAAAGGTTCCTATTCCCGCAAACAAAAGTATAAAGACAGGGAGTGTTGAGTATGTCTCGTTCTTATCGGAAACAGCCTGTTTGGAAAGACCATAATCGGGGTATGAAAGCGATGGCCAATCGAAAAGTACGGCGAGCGCTTAATCGAGATGTCGATTTCGAGTTGCCTAATTCTTTCTATAAAAGATACTTTTGTCAATATGACATTTGTGACTATTGTTTTCTTGTTTCTCGTAGCTTTGAGCAGTTTTATCAAAGTCGTATTAGAAACTGGAAAGAGCGTAGGCATTATTGGTTCTGGAAAGATCAGCCGTATCCTACGAGAAAAGAAGTTTACAAGGATTGGCTTAATTATCGTGGTAAATAAGCGGCTATCGCCTAATGGATATGGCAACAGCCTTCTAAGCTGTCACAATCTGAGTTCGAATCTCAGTAGCCGTACCAATATGGGGGTATAAAGGTTTCGACGGGGCATTGAGAAGTTAGAACACACGGGTAGGCGACCTCCTTACGGCGCAACAAACAATTAACTGACAACAATTATTTCGATTCTCACATGGCAGCTTGAGCTTTTGCTCGCTGACCATTAACTGTATACCTCTGGTTTCTTTGTTTTCCTTCTAAAAACAAAGTGGTGGATGCGTTGTACTATAACCGGTACGGCCCTATAGTTCAGTTAGTTTGTTCTTGACTTGTGGCTCTATTCAAAAGCTATAAATAAGGACTATCGTGTAAGAATGTTCTGATTAAGTAGATGTTTCGGACACGGGTTCGACTCCCGTTACCTCCACCAAACTTGTCCGCTTAGCTCAGTTGGTTAGAGCACTCGATTGATAATCGAGAGGTCGTGAGTTCAAGTCTCACCCAGACTACCATTTGGAGATATTTCTTTAATTTAATTATCTTTTTCTTTATAAGTATTGAGGAAGGTGATAAAATGAAGATTTATAATCCAACTAATTATTCTTATATCACTGTTGTAGAAATTCCAAAGACAGAGATTTCAAAGTTCGATATGGGACTGTGTCAACAGCCTCGTTAGACCTTGAAAGCTTACTATGATAGTTGCGCTGTTAAGCCTTCTATCATTTCTAATGGTGGTTTCTTCAGCATGAGTGATGGCTCAACAACCTTTAACTACACCGATGAAGGTATAATCATTAGTTCTAATTCTCTTTACAAAGAAGGATTTGGAACTGTCAATGGAGAGTTAAAGTACGGTGTAATTGGTCAAGAGAAGTTTGAGGACTTCGTAAGTGGCTATCCAGTCTTGATTAAGGCAGGCGCCGCAGTTCCTATTACTATTGCTTCCGAGATTAACTACAAGGCTAGAAGAACTGTTCTAGCTTATAATAAAGAAAATATCTTTATTGTAGCTATTGAATCTCCTGGCATGAACTTTTCGCAGATGCAATCTTTCTTGCGGACTCTCAAGGTTGATTATGCTATTAACCTTGATGGAGGCGGAAGTACCAAGGTATTGCACGATGGTAAATGTATCACAAAGGCATTTACTAATCGCCCTGTTGATAATGTAATGGCTGTTTATCTAAAGCCGAAAGTTATTTACAGAGTACAGCTTGGTGCATTTAGTAAGAAAGCTAATGCTAATGCGTTTTTGGCTAAGATTAAAGGTCTTCCAGATACAATCAATGCAGGATATAAAAACGCTTATGTCCGCAAGGTTGGCAGTTATTGGAAGGTTCAAGTTGGTGCGTTCTCTGTAAAAGCTAACGCAACACGAGTTGTAAATGACCTAAAAAGTAAGGGCTATAATGCCTTCATTACGACAACTTGATTTTCTAAAAATATTTTGTTATAATATTTATAGAAGATAAGAGAAGACGCTTGCCGCAACCACTACTTATAGTAATAGTCAAAAGGTTAAGACATTTCTCTACAAAAGAAACAATTTGGGTTCGATTCCCAATTACACAAAAGGCGTCTTGTTATGGTCAGCCCGTAAGACCTTAAATGGCGGGACACCTATCCGGGTGTAGCGCAGTTGGTAGCGCGCCTGATTTGGGTTCAGGAGGCCCAGAGTTCGAATCTCTGCACTCGGACCAATCCCCATTTGGTGGGGACTATGTATCACTCCTTTCCTATGTTATATAAGACCTATACAGCAAATCTTTCTTTACTAATAGAAGAAGATATAATGATTAGCAAGTCATTGCTGCCAGGCGTCGAGATAGCTCTTTAGAACGAAGACAGGCGAGAGCTATGGAGTCATAAGTCTAAGTTTTCGTGGGTCTTGAAATGTTATAATATTTTTGTTATAATATTTATAGAAAGTTAAGAAAGGAAGTAAATGGTATGAAGAAAATTGATATGGGTTGCTACTACTTTTCCGACAAGGGTTTGGTTCGTACAGTTGCCAGAGCAACAGATATGGAGACGAAGAAGTCGATGATTATGTTCGTTAACATTGAATCTGGCGGGTGTGCAAGTCAGCCTCTTTTAATTTCTGAGGAGAAGTTTGCGGCGACTTACATCAGGTAAGTCGTATGCGGGATTAGCTCAGCAGGTTAGAGCATTTGCCTTACAAGCAAAGGGTCACTGGTTCGAGTCCAGTATTCCGCACCATAAGACGCTATCCAGCGAATTTTTCTATAAAATCTTGGATATTTAATTACAGAGGATTGTGAAGAATCATCTATGATTGCCGTTTGGCTAGTTCTCCTGGGGTAAGAGAGAGTCAATTGACAGAAGAGCGAACGTAAATTGATTGTAACTCTTTAGCGTCTTGATTATTTAGCGGTGTTGCGAAGTGGTTAACGCGCATGGCTTTGACCCATGTATTCGAAGGTTCGAACCCTTCCACCGCTGCCAAAATCTACTACTTACCGATAGTTGTATTCCGCTTGTGGGAGAAACGCAAGCAGCTCTTAAATGAGCGACACTCTGAGTCGGCAGAGCAAGAGTAGAGAACTGGAAGGTTGCAGCTCGAATACTGAATCCTCTAAAGAGTGGGACTTAGCGCGCGGAAGAACCCTTTGGCGTGGAACGCACACCAGTAAGGTTTGTAGTCAACCTTTATCAAAACTACATTTCGGGAGCTAGCTCAATTGGTAGAGCGCGTGTAATAATCCAGGTCTAGTAAATAGACCACGACAGCAGCCACTATGATTTTCTAGGGATACGATGTTGTAGGTTCGAATCCTACACTCCCGGCCATCTTTTCTAAAGGAGTGAATTTATGTCGCAATACTTATATTTCTTTGCACGACACGATAAAGAATTTGTTCTTATCGCTGACTATTCTCGGAGCACTCAGGTATATAGCGAAGTAAATGCTCCTTATGAGAAGATTAGGAAAATTGATGAAACAGAGTTGAGAACTATGGCAGAGAGACTGCGGGCTGGCAAAAATTTTGCCAAGTCTCAGATCGAAACCCTTAACCGCAAGTTAGAGCTTATTTCTAGCGCGAATAATTCTCTTGAAGAGAAGTTAGACGTGATCAACTCTGAATTAGAAATCATTGAAGAGTATGAAGATGACATTCAAACTCTTGATAGGTATGCCATAGAACTCGATTTTATCGCTAATATGGCTTGTGACAACGATATTTTTGTGGGCTTCGAAATTAGTTGTCCAACCGAAAAAGATATTGTTGACTGTTAACACCTGCGGGCGTGGTGGAATCGGTAGACACCTGGGACTTAAAATCCCATGAGGCAACCCTCGTACGAGTTCGAGTCTCGTCGCCCGCACCAGTTAAAGACGCATACAGCAATTTACACATATTGTGTATTATCGGTTCGAGTCCGATTCCATCCGCCAATAACAGGATAGATAGCTTAATAGGTTAAGCAACAAGAAATGCGTCTTGTTTTATACCGGCTTCGTATAATGGTAGTACAAGGGACTCTGACTCCCTTGGTAGTAGTTCGATTCTATTAGCCGGTGCCAATTAAACATGGGTCAGTGAGCGGAATTGGTAACGCAGCGGACTGTAAATCCGTGGCTTTCGAGCATTGTTGGTTCAAGTCCAACTGGTCCACCATATGGATCTTTAGCTCAGTTGGTTAGAGCACGCGGCTCATAACCGCACGGTCCTGGGTTCGATTCCCCGAAGATCCACCATATGCGGGGCTAGGTTAAAGGTAGACCATCAGCGTTAAAAGGCTGAAAAAGCGGTTCGAATCCGCAGCCCCGCGCCAATATGTATTGAAAGGACGTAAAGGAATGAACATAGTAAACGCAGGTTCTCGTTATCAAGTCTATGGCGAAGATGTAAAGACTTATAAGGAGCTTCCTATTGCTACTTACTCGGTTGGATTTAATCCAATGATGGGTTTTTGGCTTATTAAGCATGATGACCTTGCTATCAACGAGGATACAATCTACGGCAATCATGCTCGTCGCGCAGAAAAGATTCTAAAATCTTTTGCTGTAAGTGAGAGAAACTTCGGTGTCATTCTCTCCGGTAAGAAGGGTATTGGTAAATCTCTGCTTGCTCGCATGATTGCGGAAGAATCTATTAAGGCCGATATGCCAGTCATTATTGTTGACACCGCTATCCCCGGCATCAGCAATTTTCTTTCCTCCATTCAGCAAGAGGTAACAATTATCTTTGACGAGTTTGAAAAGACTTTCGCCAAGACAGAGAAGGACGATCCGCAGGTTGAGATGCTTAGTCTGTTCGATGGTATGGATAACGGTAAGAAGCTGTTTGTCATTACCTGTAACGATCCTCGTCAGTTGAACGAATTTCTTATTAACCGTCCTGGCCGCTTCCATTATCATTTTGAGATTACCTGCCCCTCTCCTGACGAAGTTCGTGCTTATATGGCTGATAAGCTCGGTACTGGCTGGGAAGAGGATATTGAAAAGGTAGTTAAGCTGTCTCAAATAGCTGACATTACTTTTAATTGTCTGCGCGCAATCGCTTTCGATCTAAAGCAGGGTTATCCTCTGGAAGAGACCCTCATGGATTTGAACATCAATTACGAGCGTAATAGCTCTTATGATGTTACCGTTAGATTGTCTAATGGTTGGGTCACTACAGCTTATTACAAGAGGATTGACCTCTACTCTAAAGATGAGTGTAATATTTCCTTTGAAAAAGATAAAATCCGATATTGGATTACTTTTTCTCCCTCTAATGCCACGGTTGCTGATGGCGCTTTAACCGTCAATCCGCAGAAGATTAAGCTGACTTTGGCTTATGATGCTTTTGAGGAGTCACTGTCTGACGAGGACGCAGAAATTGCTCGTAGACAGTGGATGAAAAATACGACTGTTGAGTCTTGTACTCTAACAAAAGTAAACATCTCCATGGTAAATAAGTTCGATAATTTTTAAAAATAGCCCTCGCAAGAGGGCTATATGCCAGCTAGGTCAAATGGTTAAGATACCGCCTTCATACGGCGAGAGGACTGAGTTCAACTCTCAGAGCTGGCACCAGTTCATTGTTGCAGCAATGTTTATCATATATATGAGAAAACCGAGAGAGCTTAACACCTGCAAGTGTTCTGCCTAACCCCTGTCATTCGTGACAGGGGTTTCTTTTTGTATATGAGCAAAACTGGACCGCGCTCGGTGCAAACGCAAAGTGGCTTTAGAATTTTTCAGGCCAAATATGGCAAAATGATTTGCATTAGTTTTTATATCTATGTGAGAGGAGGGATTTGTAAGAATGGCTGAATTAGTAGTTCTTAAAGGTTCTTTTGCCAATCTCAATAATATTCCAATTAAAGAAGGTTAGTTGATCTTTACGACAGACGAGGATAATCGTTTGATTTTTTTAGATACTGATGACAGTACTAGAGTATAGATAACTTCTCCAGCAATTGAGAATACTGATACAATCATTTTAGATGCTGGCGGCGCTCCTGCAACAATAGGAGGTTAAAATATATGGCTATTAAAACATTTGAAGTTGTTTTTAAGTTACGCCGCGACAATGATTACAATTACGAGAAGGTAAAAGATAGTTTTATTCCCAAAAAAGGAGAAATCTGTTTAGTAGATACTGCTAGACAAGGTCTTTGCGTAATTGTTGGTGATGGTGTATCGACTTATGGAAGTCTTGAGTATGAGAATACTATCTTCCAACGTGTTTATTTCATTGGTGAAAAGATTTTCAAGGATGCTGATGGCGTTTAGGAAATCACTCCTAATGAAAATAAAATTTATATTGATGCCAATAACACCAACGACTTGTATTATTACAATGGCGTTGAATTTGTTTTAATTGGGCCGGGTTCGCTTCCGACCGCGTCAGCGGAAACCGCAGGTATTATGAAGCTTTACTCTACTACCGGAGAGAATGTGGATGGTACAATGACGCAAAAAGCGATTACAGATGAACTGAACACTAAGGTTAGTGCTTCAGTTAATTTAGAAGACGAAACCGTCGTCTTCAAATAATCTTATAGGAGGAAAAATTATTTATGGCTATTTTTGATCCTAAGAATATCCCTGTGATTTCTAAGCTTACAATCGGTGATAAGACTTATTACTTAAAGGATGCTGAGGCCCGTGAGCTTCTTGCTACTCTTGGTACTGCCGCTAAGAAGGACGTTGCCGCTGGCGTTAGTGCCGATGAGCAGGGTCTTGTTACTGGTGCTATGGTTCAGGCTGCTATTGCTGGCATTCCTGGTTCCATGCACTTCCGTGGCGTGTTCACTTCAACTGCCGAAGTTACTGACCCAGCTGCTGGCGATGTAATTATTGTTGGTGTTAAGGAGTATGTGTATGGCGGAGATCCTGCTGATTGGCATGAGCTTGGTGATGAGACCCTTTACGCTCTGAAGACTGTTACTATTGGTACTCAGAATCTTTCTGCTAATATCAATCTTGACACTCTTGCTACTGATATGGGTCTTGGCAAGCTTGCTAAGAAGGATTCTGCTACTGGTACTGTTGCTGGTCAGACTATCACTGGCGTAAAGGCTACTGGTAATGTTACTGGTTCTATTGCTGTTGCTCTGAATCAGACTGCTACGGCTGCTACTCTTGCTAAGAGTGCTTACTCTCCTGCCGGTACTATTGCTGCCGATGTGACTGCTACGGGTAAGGTTTCTATTGCTAAGGATGCCGAGAATGGTGTTCAGATTTCTGGTTCCGTGTCTGCTCCTACCGTGACTGTAACTCCTGCTACCGATAGTATTAAGAAGGTTACTTCTGTTGGTACTCTTCCCACTAAGGCTGCTGATATTTTCACTGCCAATGGCGATGATACCTTTACCGCAGGTTCTAAGGCTGCTTGGAGTGCTAATGTTGATGAAACAAGCGAGACTCTGAGCTTCTCCTTTACTGCTAACGACTTGCCGACCTTTAAGCAGGGTGCTAAGGCTTCTTATACTGAGGGTGCGTTTGACGCTGGTACGCTTCCTGAGCTGGCTGCTGAGGGTACTGCTGTTGTTACTGGTATTACTAGTGCTACCGCTACTGCTCCTGTGTTCACTGGTGATAAGTTCACTGCTACCTTTACTGGTGATAAGACCACCGTCAATGCTTCCTTTACTGGTACTGAAGTTCAGGTTGTTTCTGGTGTTACTTATGATAAAGCTACTGTTAACGCCGCTGAGACTACCTTTACTGCTGACGCTGTTGAGCTTGCTGTTGGTGACATTGCTGTTGCCGCTAAGGACGTTACTGTTCAGTAATTTAGCACTAGCGAGTTGAATGCTCGTTTATGAAAATAAAGGATGGTGAGTAAATGGTGGATAAGTACATTTCCAATGTAGAACTCGGCAGTACCATTTACTCCCTTAAAGATAAAGAGGCAAGAGCCGCGGTCAATGCATTACAAACCGCGGTTTCTTCTTCTCTAATCTTTAAAGGTGTTGTCTCTAGGGCTGCCGATCTTACTAGTTTAAAGAACTATAAAGTTGGTTGGACATATAAAGCTAACACATCTTTCGAGATTGCTTCTTTAGGCAAGTTTGAAGTAGGTGATATGATTATATGTATCAGCGATTATAGTTCTAGCTATAAAGCAAGTGACTGGACAGTAGTTCAAAACAATGTAGATACTATGACTGGGGCTTCCTCTACGGCCGCGGGCACGAGAGGTTTAGTACCAGCACCTCAAGCTAATGATAACGAAAAGTATCTTCGAGGCGATGGGACATGGGGTTCTCCTGTCGTTGATATTACTTGGGGAAATTTCAATGATTTAATAGGATAAGCCATTTTTGGCTTATCCTATTTTTTTTTTGCATTTTTTCAAAATATATTGTATTATATGTATATAAGATAAAAGAGGAAAGACCTTTCCCCAAACAAAAGCACAGTTTGAAAATAATTAAAAATTATATTATAATATATATAGTAAATGAGAAAAGGAGTTACAAGTTATGTATCCGATTGAGAAGTATAAGTTTTATACCAATGGTTCTCGCGTAATTGCAGTTTCTACCTATGCGGGCAAGACTGTGCGAGGTGTTGCAGTTTGCCATGCTGGTGATGCATTCTCTCTGGAGAAGGGTAAGAAGCTCGCTGCTCTGCGGTGTGCGGAGAAGATTGCCAAGAAGCGTGTTGCCCGTGCCAATCAAAAGGTTGACGAGGCTTATTGGGCGTATGTCGATGCGGAGACTTATCTCGATAAGATGGTCGATTATAAGGACGATGCCCTCTATGAGTTGAACGAGGTCATCGCTGCCAAGAACGATATGCTTGACAGCCTGTAAGAAAGTATCCTGAGCAAGATATAAAACTGCTCTATTCGGAGGATTAACCCTAATTGGCAAGGGAGCGGTCCTGAAAACCGCCAGTAACCGTGAACAACGGCGTAAGAGTTCGAGTCTCTTATCCTCCGCCAACGAATTAGACGAGAAATAGGAGCTAAAAGATGGATGCTTTAGAATTTTTGAAAGAAGAACGAAGAATGTGCAATTCTTTTGATATAGGATGTGTCAAATGCCCTCTTGGTGATATTGGGTGTTGCGTTAGTCCCGAAGAAACGGATGAAGAGTTTGAGAGAGAAATTGCCATCGTTGAGCAATGGTCGAAGGAACATCCGCGCAAGACGCGGCAGAGCGTGTTTCTAGAGCAGTATCCAGAGACACGCATCGGAGATGATGGTGTGTTACAAATAAATCCCTGCTCGATTTCCGCGTCGCACAGGAATGCACTAGGTAACTGCGCAACTATGGGACGCGAATGCCACGACTGCCGCCGCGAGTTCTGGATGCAGGAGGTGGAGGAATGAAAGATACAAACCTCGTAGATGTTCTGCGTGCTTACGAAGAATGGGCGGAGTGGAACCATCGGGAAACGCCTATTGCCATGGGTGATAATCTGGCGGAAGCTGCTGACTTGATTGAGGCGCAGGCGAAAGAGATCGAGAAGTTGCGGGCGCAGCCGCCCCATTGGAGTTCGGTGGAGGAGCGGCTGCAGGAGATGCATGGGCAATGGAACGCGGATGAAACTTGTTCAGTATGCGGGAAGAAGTCAACGGAAGGGCTGGACGCAACGAAGTGGAACTATTGGTTCCCTAACTACTGCCCCAACTGCGGGGCAAAGATGGATGAAGGTGATGACAATGCCTGCTTGTAAAGCCTGTGGCGAGTGGTTTGCCAAAACCAACCCACATGAAGAGCTTTGCTTCAAATGCGAATGTGCATTGTACCGACTGTCAAGCTATGTTGCTCGTGTGACGCGGTGCAATGATTGCGCACACTATGATTTAGGAGTTTGCCTAAAAATCTATTCGGACGGCAATGCACAAAAAGATTCGTGGCAATCTCGTAACCCCGATGATTTTTGCAGTTACGGAGAGAGAAAGGAAAACAATCCTGGATTATTTACAATGGAAGCAAGAAATGAGAAATTTGCAAAAATATAAATATTATGATATAATATTTATATAAGGTAAGGGAAGAATTTCTTCTCAATCCTTAAACTGACTTCACGGCGCCGCACCCGTCAGTAAAAAGAGTGCTTGGCGTCAAGCAGTAGATTCTGCCGTTGAAGGTGAGGGTAATCGAGAAACCTTCCAAGAGTAAACTTGGTTTATAGTAGCTAAAGGGTAACACAATATTGTGCTAGAAACAGTTGATGCCGAGTATGAAGCTGATATAAAGCTAGAGACTGGTGAGGTTGCACTTGAGAAGTGTCTGAGTCGGCGCTATAAATAAAAATCATAGAGCGAGGCCTCGTTCTATATTTATGCCCAAGTAGAAGAGCTGGTATATTCAGCAGGCTCAAACCCTGCCGGTCATTGACCACTGTGGGTTCGAATCCCACCTTGGGTACCAGTGGCGCCGGCTATCGCGTAATACCGGATAATCAAAGAGGTATCGGTTGAAGATGGTTCGAAACATCCAGATCTTATGGCCTCCGCCATACCAAATGCGAACGTAGTCAAGTGGTTTAAGACCCCGGCCTGCAAAGCCGTGTGACCTGTAAAGGCGTGAGTTCGAATCTCACCGTTCGCTCCATAAGACCTTAACAGCAATAAAAAATGGACTGTAAATCCGTCGCTTATGCTACGCAGGTTCGAATCCTGCCCTCCCCACCACTATATGGCGGAGGTAGGGAAGTGGTTAAACCCAACGGAACCGAAAAGAAAAGGTCTAGAATTTAATCTCCCTTGTCCAAGGGAGTAACTAAAAATCAAAAGGAGATTGATACGATGAATACTTTTATGAACGCTATGAAGCAAGATACCAATTTTACCTTGACTGAGAATGGCGCTATTACTCATAAGTCCACTCTGAATGGTCTTATGGATTTGTTTGCGCTTGGCGGAGCATACCGCACTCGCTCTGACGCAGATTGCATCACTTTGTTCAAGGCGGCTTTTGACGAGGATGAAGCTCATGCTCTGAAGTGCCTGTTCTACCTGCGCGATGTGCGCGGCGGCCAGGGCGAGCGTCGTTTCTTCCGCGTTGTGACCAACTGGCTCGCTTCTCACGAGACTGAAGCTATGCGTCGTAACCTCCGGTTCGTGCCTGAGTACGGTCGCTGGGACGACCTGTATATCTTCGTTGGCACTCCTCTGGAGAAGGACGCTTTCAATCTGATGCGCCATCAGCTGGCTTTGGATGTCTCTTGCAAGACTCCTTCTCTGCTTGCTAAGTGGTTGAAGTCTGAGAATACCAGCTCTAAAGAATCTCGCCATCTGGCGGTGATTACCCGCAATCACTTCGGCATGACTGCCAAGCAGTACCGTAAGACTCTCTCTACTCTGCGTGAGCGTATCCGCATCGTTGAGCGCCTTATGTCTGAGAATCGGTGGGACGAGATTGAGTTCGACAAGATTCCTTCTCGTGCCGGCGTAATTTATCGCAATGCGTTTGCTCGCCGCGATATGATTAAGGCTAAGTATGAGGCTTTCGCTAAGGATACTGAGACTAAGGTTAATGCCAGTGCTCTCTATCCTCACGACATTGCACATCGTGCCTTTGAAGCCAATCGTAAGGGATTGGGCGATCCTGATCGTCTGATGCTTCAGAAGTATTGGGAGAATCTTCCTAACTACTACGGTGATAATATCGAGAATGGCATTGCTGTTGTCGATGTTTCTGGCTCTATGGCCGGTGTTCCTATGGAGGCTGCGGTTTCTATGGGTGCGTACATCGCAGATAAAGCGCACGGTCCTTTTGCCAACCACTTCATTACCTTCTCTGGTCATCCTGAGCTGGTGAAGTTCGAGGGGGCAGACATTACCGATAAGTTGTGCCGTTGCATTGGTGCAGGTTGGGGTATGAACACTAATATCGAAGCTGTCTTCGATATGCTGCTCAACACCGCAATGAAGCAAAGTGTAAAGCCTGAGGATATGCCTACTCGCGTCTATATCTTCTCTGATATGGAATTTGACCGGTGTGTTATCAGTAACTCTACTGATCGGGGTGGCTATGGTATGCACAGCGATGCCATCCAGACTCTCTTTGAGGCTATGAAGGCTAAGTGGGCACGCTACGGTTACAAGATGCCTAGCTGCATCTTCTGGAACCTGAACGCCCGCAATAACAACATTCCCGCAATCGGTGACGGCTTTAGCTATGTAAGTGGCTTTAGCCCTGTCATGATTCAGCAGATTCTCAGCGGCAAGGACGGACTCGATCTGATTCTTGAGAAGCTGGACAGCGAGCGTTACGCTCAGATTCACTAAACCCTTTCAAACGGAGAAATGGCAAGAAAATTGTCATTTCCCCGTCTTTTCTATTTATTGAAAAATAATTTAATTTATGATATAATAAATATATAAGGTAAGGAAAGGAAGTTACATAGATGCCATATCCATATCCAGCTGGAATGCCATTCCCAAGTTTGTTTACGCCTTCATTTGAACCGCCAGCGCAATCTGCTTCTGATTATTCTCTATATCGAGAAGATTTTGGTAGCATTTACAGTTTACTGAATACTATCAATAACCGTGAAAACAATAGCTTCATGCGTAACGAAGATTCGTCTCAGGAACGTGGAAATGAAGAGTGGAGTGGTACATCTTCTTATGAAGAAGCTCAATCTCTCTCTTGATTCATGGCTATGAAGATCCGGTTAAAAATATCAAGAGCAGCTTAGCTAAAAATAAGAAACTGACAAGTAAAATCTACAATTCAATTCCTAAGCCCATAGTCCAAAATAGAGTGGTAGGATTTGTTCCAAATGTACCCAATGCTCTTAAAGGACTGCCGGAATCTATGATTACACTGGAGAAACTCCACAAGAAGAGAAAGACCATCTCTATTATCTATGCTACAGGCGGTAGCTGTGGCGTAGAAAGTGATGTTCTGGCATCTGCGGGTGCGGCGCTTGTATCCGCCATCAACCTCATTGAGTTGTCCGGTGTGCAAACTGAATTGGCGGTTGGTTTTATGCCTACGAAAGAAACTAAGCAGATTATTTTTCCAACTGTGAAGATTAAAGGCTATGGCGAACGCTTTAACTTGCAGAAAATCTGCTTTCCGATGATTCACCCTGCGATGTTTAGACGAATTGGTTTTAAGTACCTTGAAACTTGTCCTGGTATGGTAGAAAATTTTTCTCATGGCTATGGCCGTCCGCCTGAGCTTGAAGTTTTGAAGACTCTTATCAAGGATAAAAATACCTATGTGATTAACCGTGCGTGGATTACTGAACATGAAAATGATATTGAAGAAATTCTTAAATATATGGAGGTCTGCTGATATGAATAGAGATAAGATGCTCGAAGCGATGATGAAGGCGGTGACTGATGCGGTCGTCGACGTGAATGTGGAAGAAATTCTGGCGAAAGTGTATCCTCAGATTGATGAGAAAATTCACGAGACTTATGGTTTCCTGCCGGAGGTTCATGAAGTGCGGACGCCGACTGCAACCCATAAGATCTGTGGCACTACGCATGAGAAGTTCTCAATATTGTCAATCTGGATATCCCCGTTTATCTGACTGGCAAAGCGGGCACCGGCAAGAACGTCATTTGTCAGCAGGTTGCGGAAGCTCTGGGTCTGGATTTTTACTTCATCAACGCCGTTACGCAGGAGTACAAGCTGACTGGCTTCATTGATGCCAACGGCAATTATCAGGAAACCCAGTTTTATAAAGCTTTTACGAAGGGTGGTCTGTTCTTCTTGGACGAGATGGACGCGTCTATCCCTGAGACTCTGATTATTTTGAACGCGGCCATCGCGAATAGATACTTCGATTTCCCCAACGGCAAAGTTAGTGCGAACCCTAACTTTAGAGTCATTGCCGCGGGCAATACGGTTGGCACTGGTGCAGATAATAACTACACTGGTCGCTATTGCTTGGATAGAGCAAGTCTTGACCGTTTTGCTATGGTGAACATCGACTACTCTGAAAAGATTGAGATGGCTATGACAGATAACAATAAGAATCTGGTATCTTTCTGCCATCGTTTCAGAGAGATTACCGATAAGGCTGGCATTGAGTGCTTGTTCTCTTATCGTACTATTGATAGAATTGCAAAACTCGAAACAGTAATCAATAATCTGTCCGAGGTTCTGTCTATCTCGCTACTTAAGGGCATGGACGAAGATACTTTGTCTATTCTTAAGAACGAGCTGTCTGAAGCTAAGGATATGACAAATAACAAGTATGCGAAAGCTATTATCAATGGTAATAGCTGGGATTTTTAAGGAGGTAAACCAATGATGATGGAAGGTTGGCTTTGCCCTCGGTGTCATAAAGTAAATGCACCGTGGGTGTCACAATGTTCCTGTGAAGATTTTTGGCGTGACAAGATTACTTGCAATCCATGTACTACAGGAGCGTATCCGAGAGACAACTGGTCTGTTACTACAGCTACTAACGCTGATGTGAACAGCGATTCTACAAAAGCTGTACCCTCGGTATAAGAATAAGGGGAGCTATCTATATAGCTCCCCTTTATTTTTTTGAAAAATTATAATATAATATATATAGAAAGTTAAGAAAGAGTGTTTGTGATAAATGTTTGTTATTCTGTGGATTAAAGAAAATAAATATTATGCTTACACCAAGGAGAACCATTGGACTGACAATATTGAAGCTGCCGGCAGGTTTAATACCTTAGAAGTGGCTCAGAAATACGCCAAGAATGGTTTGAAAGACAAACTTCATGAATTGCAGTATCTAACTCTTGATGGTAAGGGAGTAAGCGAAGATCCCATCCCTACTTTAACAAAAGAAGAAGCAGAAGCCGCTTATGAAGAACTGCGGCAGGCTGTAGAAATCTTCGGTAAAGCTGCTGAAAAGATTCCGGCTATCACAAAATATTATGCTACTATACAATCTGAGCAGGATAGGCTGCAAGAAGATTTGCTCCATAAGTTTGAGTTTACCTCTCCTGGAAATATCATTTTCGTCAAACTAGGACGTATGCTTAAGGCTTGCCGAATCAAGAGAAGAGAGGCTAAAGATCGTCTTGGTTATATGATTGCTATTGGCAATGCCAAGGGAAAGGATATTCTTAACGCACATAACAATCATAATCACCTGATTGAGACTCGCAACTATAACCCGCGAGTTGCGCCTGAACTATTTAATTAAGAAAGAAGGTATACGATGAAATTATGGATTGATGATCTGCGGCCGGCGCCGAGCGGATATATCTGGGTTAAAAGTGTAAAAGCAGCTAAAACCGCGATCTGGCAGTATGAACATAACATGATAGATGATAATATCTTGATTGACCTTGACCATGATGCTGGTGACTATGCGTCTGAAGGCGGGGACTATATTAAGTTACTCGATTGGCTAGAAGCTAAAAACATTGTAGACACAGGATATAGCTTTCATCTCCATAGTATGAATCCTGTCGGTGTTCAGAATATGAGAGCAATTATAAAGAAGAATGGATGGAGGGAGATCTAATGCATAAAGTATATTTAGTTGAACCTAAATATAGCTATGATGGAAAAGGGCTGGTAGCTGCGGATAGTGCAGTACAGGCAAATGAAATCATTGATGATTTTATCCGACAAGATAACAGCAATGTTTTAGATTCTTGGGGATATAATCACGTTGGTGAGTGCGATTGCGTTGAACATCTTTACTCCGATGAACTAGGTATTATCCTCTATGGAATTCATTATACGGGAGTGTGTTAAATGGGTAAGTTTTCAGAACTCGATCTAAAATGGTATGAAGAGGAAGATTTGGAAGACCTCGAAGCCGAATATCCGGGTCTTTTCGATAAGTCAAGAGAAAACCTAGACAAGTTTGCAACCCAGCTATACTGGAAAGCGCAGAATCTAATCGAGGAAGCAAATAGCCTTGAGAGTAAGGCTGATGTTATTCGAACCTATCTGGGTGCGACAGAAAGAGAGGAAGTGTTGTAATAATGGGAAAAATTACTCGTCATAGCAAAGAGCGCATTGTTCAGAGAACTGAGGGATGTGAGAGTTTCGCAGAAGCTAAGAAGTTGGCTAAACAAGCTAAGCGATCTGGCGCGACTATCAATCAGTTCCAGAAGTTCCCTAAGTTCTTCTCGTATCTTCAGAACAAAAGAGATCAGACCAATACCTGCTCTATTAGAGTGTATCGAGGTAACATTTATATCTGGCGTGGTAAAGATACGCTAATTACAGCACACCCTATCCCCGAAAGATATATTAAAGAAATGGAGGCTATTGGCGATGACTGATGTTATGAGTAGAGTCCACGACCATCTCGATGAAAGTTTGCAGAGGTTTGACGAATCAAGAATCGTCGGTATCTTCCTGCAAGGTTCTCAGAACTATGGTCTTGAAACCCCTAAAAGTGATGTTGATACGAAGCTGATTGTTACTCCTACTTTTGATGAAGTGGTTCTCAACAAGAAGCCTATCAGCACTACTTATGTAAGAGCAAACAACGAGCATACAGACCTGAAGGATATCCGCTTGATGCTTGCCACCTTCCGCAAGCAGAACCTTAACTTCATCGAAATTCTCTTTACCCCTTATGCTTGTGTAAACCCTCTTTTTGAAAGTGAATGGGGTCGTCTGACTGCGGCGCGTGAGCAGATTGCTCACTACTCTCCATATAGCGCAGTTAAGACCATGAAAGGTATCGCTATGGAGAAATATCATGCTATGGAGCATGAATATCCTAGCAAGTTGGAAGTACTAGCCGAGTATGGCTACGACCCAAAACAACTCCATCATCTCCTGCGGGTTCAGGAGTATATCCATAGATACATCAGCGGTGAATCCTATGAAGCGTGCCTGCATCCTAAGCGTCCTGAGTTTCTGGTAGCAGTCAAACAGGGGTATTTTAACCTTGAGCAGGCCCGCACTTCCGCAGATGCGGCTATTGCTGATGTAATTAAAACCGCGGACACTTTCTGCGAAAAAGTCGGTAAGACTTTTGATACAGAAGTTGACGAATTGCTTGACGATGTGCAGTATAACATCGTTAAAAGTGCATTGAAAGGAGAAATCTTGAGTGATTAAGAATTGGCTTGTCACAGGAGATACCCACGGCCAAGTCCTTGAAAGACTTAGTCACATTGGGTATCCTCCTGATGAAACTGCGTTGATTATCCTTGGCGATATGGGTCTTAATTTCTATCTAAATAAGACCGACCGGAAGAACAAGAGGAATGTCAATGCAACTGGATTCCGCATTTACGCGGTTCGTGGAAACCATGAAGAGCGTCCAGAAAACCTTTCCATGGAGCAAATGTATGACGAAGACGTCGATGGCGGCGTCTATTATGAGCCAGAATTTCCGAATATCAGATACCTTTTTGACGGAGAGAGCTACAACATTCATGACTACTCTGTACTTGTTATCGGCGGGGCGTATTCCGTAGATAAGTGGTATCGACTTAGAGGCCGTCCAGAAGATACAGATAGCTGGACCGGTTGGTTCAAGGACGAACAGCTAACCAAAAAGGAAATGGATGAAATTGGCGCATGGGTTGAGGGCAAGCGTTACGATTTTGTCCTAACCCATACTTGTCCCATTTCTTGGGAGCCAAGAGATTTGTTTCTCTCTGGTCTTGACCAATCAAAAGTAGATAAGAGTATGGAACTTTGGCTTGAGGATATCAAAAGCAAAGTTGATTGGGAAGTATGGCTCTGCGGCCATTACCATGACGATCGGTTAATCCGGCCTGGCGCAGAAATGTATTTCCATGACATTGAATCTCTTGATACAATTTGGGAGCGCTGGCAAGATCCTGAGAACATCGACTGGTGGTTAAAGAAGGATCCAAACTACTATATGGGTAGATAAAAAAATAAAGGGTCGAAGTATTAAATACTTCGACCCTTTTAATTAAAAGTCATGCCATTCAATTTTCTGCGGGCTTCCAGTTCCGCCGATCTTTTGATAGCCATTTTCTGTGGTATATTGCAAGATGGCATCTTCCACAAAGTAGATTTTGCCTTCTTCACCTACCGCAGGAAGCTCAGAACGTTGAGTTACTTCAATGCTTCCGCCGTTTTTAATCTATTCCTTAACCCATTCTTTGAGTTTTGTGTCATAGTGAGATAAAAGGTTAAGGTCAATAAGCTTTTCTAATGCAACTGCCATTAGGAATCACTCCTTAACCAAATAATTTATCAATGTCTGCAATGTCGGCTAAGCTGCCTTCAACGACAACTGTCCCACCGCCTCCGCCGCCACTTGACTTTTGTTTAATCCATTGACCCTGGTTGTTCAATCTATAAGTGCTAGAAGTTGCGACAACCTCGCAAGTGCTGCCAGGGGTAAAGTGGGTAGGAAGGGTGGCAATTTCGTCTTCGGTATCAACTAATAGACGAACTAGATAGGGAGTGATTTTCTCCCCGCTCATCATCTGAGAATACATAGACAATCTGCCCCTTTCATTATTTTCTCTATTGTTATCTAAAAAATGATAATGAGTGTATATCAACTTTTGGCCAAAATAAATACCTATTTGAAAAATGTTATAAAATATATTATAATATATATATATAGAAAGTTAAGGAAGAAAGAAGTGATAATCATTCGTATCTGGCACCAAAAACTTATTCCCTATCTTGACCGTCAGCGTCTCTTAGGCCAGCATCGAGAATGCGCGGCTCTAAGAGGAAAAGGCTGGGGCAAGAAACACGCAACTGTAGACTACGCTTTTACACATGATCCTGCTCTACTTGTCGCTTATCATTATCTGATTATGGACGAGATGGAGAAGCGTGGCTACCATCCAGATAAGATTTGGAAGAATCCTAACTGGCGAGGAAGTACATTAGGTGAGGATACATGGATTTCTGATTCTAAGTATGAAGAGATTTATGAATCTGCTAAACAGAGTAATATGATTTATCCTGAACACGATGACGCTTATTTGCAGGAGTGTATCAATATCCTGCATGAAAAAGGTATCGACATTACGATGTAACAAGAGAGGAGATAGCTATATGATGCCCTATGTTTGTGATGGAACTATCGTAAGAGTGAGAGACGGTCGCACTGGTAGAGTCATCTGCGTTGATAGAAACACCAAGATTGCAGTAGTCTATACTGGTAAGGCATCTATCTCCACAAAGATTGAAAATCTTGAGGTCATTTCCTACAAGGAGGTTAAGTAAATGCCCGGAAGAGTAAGAGTTCATCGCCCTTCTCCCGAAAAAGAGGGAGAATATAAGATGCGTATTCTTAGCATCTTGAATGAGTCCGAGGAAGCCATGACGATTGATGAAATCAAAAGCCAAGATATGATTCTTCAGCCGTTGACTTCTCAGAAAATGGCAAGACTTATCGGAAATCTGATTGAAATGGGACTTGTGCGGAAAGGCAAGTCTAAAAGCCTCGGACGCATGGTTTATAAGGCTGTAGCAGTCATGATTAGTCAAGGCTACGATGTGAATGAAGAGGAGGAATAAGATATGGCATATTTTGGTTTGGTAACTAAGTTGCAGAACTGCCGTAAGGACGAGAACTCTGATCGTCTGTATCTGGCAGATTGCTTCAATGAGGGCGTTATCGTCGGCCCCGATATGAAGACCGGCGATCTGGTTCTGTACCTGCCGACCGATGGTCAGGTCGATCATTGGTTTGGCGATAAGTTTACCTTGTTCCGTAAGAATGAGGATGGTACTGAGCAGGGCGGCTATCTGGAGAATAATGGTCATGTGCGGGCTATCAAGCTTCGTGGTAACGAGAGCTCTGGCATCGTCATCTCTCTTGAGCGTGTCTATGAGACTTTCGGCAATCAGCATTGGAAGAACGGAGATAAGGTAAACACTATCAATGACAAGGAGTTCTGCCGTAAGTATATTCCTAAGCATAAGACTCCGAGCACCACTCCTAAGACTTCCTACAAGGGTCGTAAGGCAGAGGGTATTACCTATCCTGAGTTTGCAATGCATACTGACACTGAGCAGCTTGCATACAATCTGGATAAGTTCCGTCCAGGTGATGAGCTGAATATGACTCTTAAGATGCATGGCACTTCTCAGCGTTCCATGAACACCTTTGCTGAGCTTCCCAATGGCTTCTTCCGTCGTCTATTCCATATGAAGAAGCGTCTGAAGCAGGCTTATGTTCTCGGTACGCGCCGGTGTGTTGTAACTGAGAACTCTCAGGGCTACTACGGCAATGATCTATTCCGTATGTCTCACCATGAGGCATTGAAACCCCATCTTGATCCCGGCATGGAGGTCTTCTACGAGGTAGTAGGGTACTACGGCCCCTCTGAGAACGATACCATCATGCCTATCGGCGATAACTCCAAGCTAAAAGATAAGGCTTTCCAAAAGTTGTTTGGTAAAAAGTCTATCTTCTCCTACGGCTGCAAGCCCGGTGAGTCTCATATGTGGATTTATCGCATTACTTCCGAGAATGGTCAGCGCGAGTGGACTCCTGACGAGATCACTGCTTGGTGCGAGAAGCATGGCTTTAATCGTGTCCCGGTGATTGAGAACTTCAAGTTCACTACTGCCGAGGACCTGCAGGACCGCATTAACAAGTATTTCGAGGACTTGGCCGATCCTATCGGCAAAACTCATGTTAAAGAGGGCGTTGTGGTTCGTATCGTCAACCGCCGCACCTTTACTGCTTTCAAGTCTAAGACTTACGAGTTCAAGGTGCTTGAGGGCATTATCAAAGAGACTGAGACCGCTCCTGATATGGAGGAGGCGCAGGACGAGGTATGAGAATTATCCTCTATGGTCTGTGGCTGGCTACTATTGTTGCTGGTTCTATTCTAGGAACAATAGTTCCTCCTTCAGCCGTTTATCTTACCGGTTTTACGATAGGAACTCTCTCTTTAATACTTTTACACTTTGCCTCTCAATTTAAGGATTAAGGAGTATAGATTATGCTTTACTGGGGTATTATTCTTTTTATTTGTATCATCGTCTTTGTTGTTTCATTGAGAGCACTTACTAAGAGCTATTGGGATAGTACGCTCTATCTTGTAAGTACACTTCTTACTGGAATAGTAGCATTTATTATTGCATTGGCAATGCTTTTAACTACCTGGTAGTAAGGTGTTTATCCGTCTCGATGAAGAAACTACTCGTGGATATGCTTATCCTGAAGCCTCTATTGTTTCTGTGCAGACTTGGCGTGATGGACATATCCATTTTATCGAAGATTCTGGCGAACAGTACATGGAGTTTTTCCCTCAGTATATCAAAGATTGGTGCTATCTTTCTGATCTGATGAAGTTACACTAAAGGAGGTATATAATGGATTTATTTTCACTACTTGAGAATCTCAAGCTTGATCTTGAATAGGCAGAAGCTAATGAGTGGGTAGCTCCAATTTGTCTTGCTGACGATTTGCAAGAAGCTATTGAAATCATTGAAAAGGAGATGGAAGAATAATGGCAACATATGCGTGTTCAGATTTGCACGGTAGATTGGATCTATTGAAGCAGATTCAGGATTTCTTACAACCCGATGATACGGTTTATTTTCTCGGCGATGCCGGAGATAGAGATCCAAATCCTTGGGAAACTATCAAGGCAGTCGCTCAAGACAATCGTTTTATCTATCTTAAAGGTAATCACGAAGATATGCTGGTAAAAGCCATGGAAGATGAAGTGCGGAGAGAAGGATGCGGAGTCCTTGGGAAAAACTTTGCTTTGCTTTCTCAAAATGGCGGTGGAGAAACTTTCCTTGACTGGCTTTTAGAGCCAATGAAAACTGGATGGTGGAATTATCTCAAGAAACTACCAACCTATAAGAAATATGTAAATGAACAGGGAATCACTATTCATCTCTGTCATGCTGGCTTTAATCCAATGCAGGATGATGCTATCCCTAATGACGACGATTTACTTTGGGATAGATGTCATTGGCACTCTAAGGAGCCTATTTTTGATGATAAAGAAATTTGCGTGCATGGTCATACTCCTATTCCATATCTGTTAAAACGAAATAATTGGAGCGATGAAATTCCCGATTGGGATGGTGGAGCTTGGTGGTATGCGCAAGACCACAAAGTTGATTTGGATTGTGCAAGTTGGTATACTGGTTATACTGTATTGTTGGACTTAGACAGCTTTGATGAACATATCTTTAATGCTGCCGACGCAATTAGCCTTTCTAAGAAGGAGGAATGGTGATGATTCCCGGACTGTATAAAGTTTTCAACGAAAGATGGAATGGACAGACAACCTGGGTATATTCTGACCCCCACTTTGGTGATAAAGAACTCGCCGCTGGAACTCCGGGCCGTCCCTCCGATGAAGAACAGGTTAAACTTATCAATAGCAAAGTTGGTAAGAAAGATGTTCTGATTATCTTAGGAGACTGCGGCGACCCGGCTATGTGCGCTAAACTGCGTGGTTACAAGGTGCTTATTATGGGGAACCATGACGCCGGCCGCAGTAACTATGAGCGCAGAAAAATTTCCCGCAAGTTTCCTAAAGAAGTTTTTCAGAAGTCTGAAGCTCTTGATGAAATGAAACGCGTCTATCCCGGTTGTCAGTATTCTATTGCTGAGGGGTATGACTTCCATTCTCCTTTTGAGTATTGGGAAGTTTCCGCAGATAATAATTTATTTGACGAGATCTATGAGGGACCTCTCATGATTGGGGAAAAACTCATTCTCTCCCATGAGCCTCTTCCTATGATGCCTTGGGTGTTTAATATTCATGGTCATGTTCATGATCGTCGTCACAAAAATGATGACAGACATCTAAATGTTTGCTCTGACGCAATTAACTACAGCCCAGTCAATCTAAATAAGTTGATGAAGAATGGGCTTACCTCAAAAATCTACTCTGTACATCGACAGACTATTGATGTAGCTACGAAAAAGAAGGAAAAGAGGAAACGCAATGGATAATCTCATGGATTTAATATTCGGTATTGTTTACAACGACCATGATTCCGATCTCATTGGGCGCGATCAGGTTGATGATTATACTATCGACACTTGCCTGACCGCAGATCAAGGTTATGAAACCGCAGTTTGGGTAGCTGACCATAATATGGTTATTGTGGCACGTTATGCCACTAGAGAAGAAGCTGTACTGGGGCATTATGAGTGGGTTGATAGATGTAAAAGTCATCCCCGTTCTGCATATAGCGTTCAGTTTGAGTGCGATGTTTTATTTTAATATAAGGAGTTTATTATGATGGATGATTTTCTGGCTATTCTGGGAGCTATTGCTTTGATAATCGCAACCGTACTCGTTCTTCCCTTTATCTCTTTTTGGCTGTGCTATTTCGGAGGATGGGTGGCTTCTATTACCATTGGTAATATTCTCACCGATGGTCTAAATACTTTGTTCCAGACAACTTGGTTTACCAAGGATATGATTCCACTTTGCGCCGGTACGCTCGGTTGGATTGGCAGCTATTTCAAGACTAGTAATCTCGGAAAGAGCAAGGATTAAAAGAAGAATCAAGGGAGCTTTTTGCTCCCTTGATTTTTTTATTATTTTATTATATAATATATGTATAAGAAAGGGGAAGATTAAAAATGCCTATTCATGATGAACTTGGAACTCGGATGAAAGAGTTCTACGAAAGTGTCCCTAAGACCAAGCTAATGCATCGTACACCTGTTGCCATCCGCATTGATGGCAAGGCTTTCCACACTTTTACTCGTGGTTTTAATAAGCCGTTCGACGATGTACTGATTAGCGCAATGCAAGATACCATGAAATATCTCTGCGAGAATATTCAAGGATGTGTGCTTGGATACACTCAGAGCGATGAAATCACGCTTATCCTCGTTGATTACAAGCGGCTTAATAGCTCCGCTTGGTTTGATTACGAAGTGCAGAAGATGTGCTCTATCGCTGCTTCTATGGCAACGATGGCTTTCAACAAAGCATTTAATGAAGGAGTCCGGCATAGAAATCTAGATTATTATGCCGCTCATGCGACTATGGATAACCCTTACCCACAAGATGATTTGGGCCAGACCTATGCAGTAAAAGCACAAATGGGCGCCATGTTTGATGCTCGTTGTTTCAATATCCCCAAGGAAGAGGTCACCAATCTCGTCTATTGGCGTCAGCTAGATGCAACCCGCAATTCTATTCAGATGGTAGGCCAGGCTAATTTCTCTCATAAAGAACTCCAAGGTAAGTCTTGTGAGAAAATCAAAGAGATGCTAATCACGGAGAAAGGGATTTCTTGGGAAAACTTTCATCCTATGTATAAGCATGGCTCTTGTTGCATCAAGGTTACAACTGAGACCGATGGTGTAACTCGCTCTAGCTGGGAAATTGATAAAAGTATCCCGCTATTTGTCGGAGAAGGACGCGAGTATATCGAATCTCTAATCCAATGTCAGGAGGAATAACAATGGCTGAATGGCAAAAAGGAACAGGATGGAAAGAATGGTTTGAAATTACCGGCGCCGATGGAGTAGATTTTCACCCAATTGGTCAAGATCCGCGTAAAAACCCAGTTATTGTGTTGCAATCTAATACCAAGGAAGATATTCTAGAAAAAAAAGTTGGCTATCCAAAAAGTAGTTATTCATTCTGGAAAAAAATCAATGGCAAAAAATATTATATCTCTCTTGACAATCCAACTGAGGTAACTCATAAAGTTAATATAGATGCAGAAGTAGATTGGGTTACTGGTTATCTACGAGGCGGATATTACCATGGAGAACTTGAGCTATCTGAGGAAGATTATAAAACTTTTAAGAAAGATCCATTAAATTTTTTAGAAAATCATATTGATTTATGGGTAGATTGGCCATTTGAAATAAACGATTGTGAGATTGATGACATTGGTGAACTTTCACAAGTCTATTTTACTGATCAAACTAATTAAATAAAATCAAAAGGTTCTAATTCTTAGAACCTTTTGATTTTTTTATAAATATATATTATAATATTTATAGAAAGTTAAGAAAGGAAGTCATGAGGTATGGTCACTAAAAATGACGCTGTTAAAGCGTTGGAAACCCTCGATGGCATTATTGATAGTCTGGATTGGAGCGGCGTGTTTATTGATGACGAGCTAAATGATATTGAAAAATCAATGGCTATCATTCAGCAGTTTATTGAACAGGAGGAAAAGTAAATGAAGCATCGTGACCACACTAATGGTTTGCTCGGTTATCACGACAGTGACAGATGTATATTTGATTTATGGTCACCTTATGATCCGCATCATCCTCATCTTGACCACGAGAGAGACGATTGTGCGCAGGAAAATCGAGCTTTTTCTCCTTTTGTAGAGCATCAGCAAGACCTTGAGGATGCTGTTAATATCCTAGTTGAAGCGAGAATGAATGGCGAAGAGAACTGCTCCGTTGAGTTTGAAACCGAGGTATCTAATGAAGACATTGCTTGGGTGATGGCTGAAGTTGAACGGAGGTTAAGATAATGATAAAACTATTTGAAAAGATTCGCCACTACTTCTCCAGAGAATCTTGTTACACCGAGATGGAAAAATGCGGCTATGCTACTATGGGATGCTGTTGTGGTAGAGCTGGTGGAACATGGGCAACAGATTATTTATCAGAAGCTTGTCTTGATTGTAAACATTTAGTCCTCGATACAAAACCACTAGATGGAGGTGTAAAGGATGACAACTGAACTGAAAGTCATGGTTGGGGTGCCCGGTAGCGGAAAATCTACTTGGGTGAAGCAAGAGGTAGCCCGAATCGAAGAAGAACATCGCACTACTTGCGTAGTTTCCAGAGATTTCGTGCGGCAGTCCATCTTGACCGATCGTGATAGCTACTTTGACAAAGAAGTTGAAGTATTCGACGAATTTGTCCGACAGATTAACGAAGCTATGGAACTTGGTATTGATGTTGTGTTTGCGGATGCGACTCATATTAGCCCCGCTTCTCGCGCAAAGCTCCTTGGTCGGTTGATCGCAGATCCGCATACCAAATTGACCTTTGAAGTCATTGATGTTCCTGTCGAAACCGCTCTTGAGCGTAATGCTCAGCGGACTGGCGTTGCCAGAATCCCCGATTCCGCAATTAAGAAGATGAAGAAGGGATTTTCTATTCCTACTGAAAAAGAGTTTCCTAAAACCAATTGGGGATTTTCTAATATCGAGGTGCGTGTGCACCATTAAGAGAGGGTGATAAAATGAATATTTGGATTTCTAGCGACTATCACTTCAATCACGATAAGGAGTTCATCTGGAAAGCCCGTGGTTTTGAAAGCGTTGAAGAGATGAATGAAACTATCGTAAAGAAGAATAATGAGTGTGTGGCACCGGAAGATACACTTGTTATCTGCGGCGACCTCATGCTTGGCGGAGCTGATAAGCTTGAGGAAGGGATTGCTTTGCTCAATCGCATGAATGGTCGTAAACTCGTGGTTGGTGGTAACCATGATACTGCTAACCGCAGAGAAGCCTATCTTAGGGCTGGTATTCCCGTGTTTGACGCTTATGCTTTCACTTACCGCAAGTATCATTTCTATGCTTCTCATTATCCTACTTTAACCGGTAATCTTGAGAAAGAGTCACTTAAGCAGGTGACTTGCAATCTCTTTGGTCATACCCATCAGACAAGCAATTTCTACAATGAAATTCCATTTATGTACCATGTAGGAGTTGACTCTCATGAGTGTTATCCGGTTCTCCTTGATGATGTTATCAAGGAAATGAATGAGAAGGTTGAGGAGTGCAAGGCTCAGCTGTAGATTGAAGAGTCAAGCCCTATCATAAGATGTAATAAATGTATATATACCTATCCTAATTGTGGCTGTATCCCTGGGTTTTGTAAATCTTATAAGCGAGATCCTCCCGATGGAGGTTATTACGGTTAACTAAATAATTTAATATAAAGGAAAGAAAGATATGCTTATTTTTGCCATTTTCTCGTTCTGATTGCACTTACTGCTTTCATTACCTGCTCTATTGTTTGCGGCGCCGCCAAGAAGAAGGCGGCTGAAACCAAGGACGATTGGGAATGTCGTTCGTATACAAAGGTTGTCAAGTCTGTCACGCGTGTAAAATGGATTGCCACGATTGGTGCGCTCGTTATCTTGATTATCGTGCTAGTAATCGGCGGCATCCGCGTTGTTGACGAAACTGAGGTTGGTGTTGTAAAGACCTTTGGTGAAATCTCTGGCACTGTTGATTCTGGCCTTAATTTTATCAATCCTTTGACGCAGAAAGTTACTATGTATGACCTTCGTGTTCATGTCCGTGAGTCTTCTTTTGCTTCCTATACTAAGGATGCCCAGCCCCTCACTGCTGCGATTGAATATCAGTACGCACTAAATCCTGCTTTTGCTGAAGACGTGGCGCGTGAGTATGGCTCATATGAGATTCTGGAAACCAAACTCAGTAACATTGTTGAAGAAAGAGCCAAGATTGTATTTGCTCATTACAGTGCTATGCCCCTCCTTGAGAATCGTTCAAATCTCTCTACTGAAGTTGCCGAAGAAGTTAAGACCATTGAGAACCTATTCCATGTAACTTTTACCTCTGTTGTAGTCAAGGATATTGATTTCTCTGATGCTTTTGAGGCTTCTGTCGAAGCTAAGATGACCGCGGAGCAGGCTGCTCTAAAGGCCGAGCAGGATAAGAAAACTGCTATCATCCAGGCTGAGCAGAAGAAGGAAGTTGCCGCCATTACTGCTGAAGCCGCTATCGCGCAGGCTAAGGGTGAAGCCGAGGCTCTGGAAATTACTCGCCAGGCTCTGCAGAATATGCCTGACACTTGGGTTCAGCAACTTTGGATTGAGAAGTGGGATGGCAAGCTGCCTACCACACAGGCGGGTTCAGACGCCGCGATTATTGTAAATCCCAATATGGGTAACTAAAACTAGCCCCTAGCTCAATTGAGCTAGGGGCTTTTCTCGTTTATCCCGTCTGTCTCCGAGTTTCCGCGCGTATAGGCCCAGCAATTTTTCGGAGAAATAGGGCAAATTTGATTTATCTATAAAATTTTGCTATCATATAGATAAAGAATTAAATAAGGAGAACAAAACTATATGAATTTGGTTAAAGCTATATATAAAGCTCCTGTGATTATGAAAGATTATTGGGAAGAGGAAGGTATCACCAATGTAAAGATTTGCTATCAAGGGCATACTTTCCATGGCGCTGCTGTACTAAGCAAGGGTGATGAAGGTTTCTACTCTAAGAAAGTTGGATACAATATTGCTCTATCAAAAGCAAGAATTGAAGCCCTTGAATATTTTTATAAGCAAGAAAGAGATAAGTTTAATGTCCGCAATCAGTTTTATCAAGAGGTATTAGGTCTTGGGGTTAAAACTCCCGCGGAAGTAGACCCATTGGGCGCTTTTAATCGAAATATGATGCGCTGCAAATATAGAGCCGACGCACTTAAAGAAGCTCTTGATAAAGAGAAAAATATGTTACATAAATATATTCTTGGTCAAGATAAAGCTATTGAATCTGTCAAACGCTTTAGACAGAAGGCCGATAATAATTAACAAACTTCTCTTATTTATTATAATAACATAAGAGGTGGTTTTATTGGTAAATATTTTAATTGGAGTTCTCCTTATCACAGTAGGTGCCACCTTACTCAATAGTATTAGTGAAATTATAAGTGCTATTACAGAACTTATTAAAGCTAATATAAACGAAAGGATTGTTCGTCACAATGTTGCGATTAATAAACTTAGTGAAGGAGAAACTCAATCTAGGGCAATCGGATTTGCCACTACATACGAAGAGGAAGATGAACATGAACTATGATGTACGGTTTCCAACAGATAGATACTTCTACGATACTTGCTCCCTTTTGTTGGCCGGAGAAAGTCTATTTGAGCAGGATAAGAAGCCCTTCTTAGTTTCTTCAATTACGCTAAAAGAATTAGAGAGAATTAAGACAGCTTCAAACAAGGATGCTGACATCAAGTATTCGGCTCGTCTATTGCTTCATTTATTTGAAGAATATCCAGATAAGTATGAAGTAATCCCGCACAAAGTAGACAATGAGCTCGTAATTAAAGAAGCTGGTTTCGATGTTACTGATGATACTCGCATCTTGTCTGATGCCATTGCGTGCGACAAAGAAAAAGATATTGTCTTTGTAACTAACGATTTAAGTCTAAAACATATCGCTAATTGCTTCTTTGGTAATGGAATGATTGAGAGCGTTCCAGAAGAAGTAGACGATTATACTGGCTATCTTGAAGTTACTTATAGTGATCAAGCTCTAGCAGAGTTCTATTAGAATCCGAACGATAATTCCTTTAATCTATTACCAGGACAGTATCTTATCCTGAAAAATAGTAATGGAGAAATTGTTGATTTGCGGGTTTGGACAGGTGAAGAGTTCAGATACCTTTCTTCTAAGACTATTAACTCTAAATGGTTTGGTAAGATTTCTCCATACTCTGGAGATATTTATCAGAAGATGCTATTTGATAGTTTGCGTAATAACAAGCTAACTCTTGTTAAAGGTCCAGCTGGTAGCGGAAAGACTTTCGTTTCTCTGGCTTACTTAATGGCAAAAATGGAAGCTCATGAACTAGATAAAATTATTATCTTCTGCAATACTGTTGCTACTGCTAACTCTGCTCGTCTCGGATATTATCCGGGAACAAAAGACGAAAAGCTACTTGACTCTCAAATTGGTAACTTGCTAAGTAGTAAGTTTGGCGGTCGAGAGGAAGTTGAGAGACTAATCGCAGAAGGTAAACTAGTTTTACTACCATTCTCTGATATTCGTGGTTATGATACTTCTGGTATGAACGCAGGTATCTATATTTCTGAAGCTCAGAACCTTGACCGCACACTAATGAAACTCGCTCTACAGCGTGTTGGTGAAGATTGTATTTGTATTATTGATGGTGATGAAAAAACTCAAGTTGATGACATTCACTTCTCTGGTGCAAATAACGGTATGCGGAGGGTATCAAAAGTATTCAGAGGTAAGAATATTTATGGAGAGGTAACTCTTAAGAATATCTATCGTAGTGAGATTGCGTCTATCGCTGATAAAATTTAATAATAAGGTCGAGGGAGAAATCCCTCGACCTATTTTTATACCCTAATTGGAGGTGAGGTCATTGGCGGATAATGCTCAAGTTATTTGGGATTATCTCAAATCAAAAGGATTAAGTAACTGCGGCGCCGCAGGTCTAATGGGGAATCTATTCGCGGAAAGTGGACTTATTCCAACTAACTTATAGAACTCATATGAGAGCAAGTTAGAAATGAACGATGCCTCGTATACTGCGGCTGTTGATAATGGCTCCTATACCAATTTCACGCATGATTCTGCGGGATATGGTTTAGCTCAATGGACATATTGGGGCCGCAAGCAAGGTCTGTTTTAGCTGTGCAAAAGTCGAGGAAAGTCTATTGGTGACTTGAACACTCAACTAGATTTTTTATATCAGGAACTAACTACAAGTTATTCCTAGCTATTAAAAATCTTGAAGACTACCTCATCTGTTGAAGAAGCATCTAATTTAGTGGTCACTCAATTTGAAAGACCGGTAGATCAAAGCTTTGATGCACTAAAACAACGTGCTTTATATAGTCAACGTTACTTCAATACTTATTCAACGCAAAAGGAGGAAATGGCTAAGATGAAATATTCAAACGCCAATCAACCATTGGTTTGCATGATGACCAATAGTACCTGTTATAAGCAAACCCGTAAAATGGATATTAAAGGTGTACTCTGGCATAGTACAGGCGCCAATAATAAAACTATTAAACGTTATGTCCAACCATCTGAGAATGATAAAAATTGTCAATCTCTGATTGCTAAAATTGGTAAAAATACCAGTAGAACCGATTGGAATCATAGCTCGTAGCAAGCAGGCGTAAACGCTTGGATTGGTGCTCTTGCAGATGGAAGCGTAGCCGCGGTACAAACGTTGCCTTGGAATTATAGACCTTGGGGCTGCGGCTCAGGCCCTAAAGGTAGTTGTAATACTGGATGGATTCAATTTGAAATTTGCGAAGACAATCTAAGTGATCCCAACTACTTCGCTAAAGTTTACAAAGAGGCTTGCGAATTGACCGCCTACTTATGTAAGACCTATAATATCAATCCAAATGGCTCTGTAAATGTAAATGGCGTAACAGTCCCAACTATTCTTTGCCATCAGGATAGTTATCAGCTGGGTCTTGGCAGTAATCATGCCGATGTATACCACTGGTTCAAGAAATATGGTAAAGATATGGCAACTGTCCGCAAAGATGTTGCTGCTTTAATGCAGTCTAAAGTTATCGAGGAGGATGATGAAGACATGACTCAAGAGAAATTCAACGAAATGATGAATGTATATTTAAGCCAGCTTGCTGCACAACCAGTTACTTGGGAACAAGATGCGATGACTTGGGCACAAGCTAATGGCTTAATCAATGGCAATGAAAAGGGCCAATTAATGCCAAAGCGTTTTATGACTCGTGGCGAATTTGCAGCCGTGCTAAAACGTTATGCTGAAAAGAGTGGTCAATAATGACTCGTCAAACAAGAGGAAAAAGAAGACATAACTAGAAGAGAGAATTTTCTAAACAACTTATTTGCGATATTCGCTCTTTATTGTGGATTGTAACTATCTCTGGTATTGCTCTTGCTTTCTATTGCGTACATCTTGGTTATTTAGGCACTCTTCCATGGATTAGTGCATTAGTAGGATTACCCTGGTCTGCGCATGGTATTGTTTGTTCTTTTTACTTAAATATGAGTAAATCTGATCACCGCAAGGGTGGAATTACCTATGATTTAGCTATGTGTGAGCAACAATAGCAGCAAATAATCGAGGATGAGGCAACCATCTAATATTGAAGGCTTAGTAGATTTAATAATCTACTAAGCCTTTTCTTATTTTAAGCTTGATTTTTTATAAAATATATGGTATTATATATTCAGAAATAAAAAAGGAGAACTTAAAAATAAATGAAGTATTTGAGGTATAGCGAATGATAGTGATATACACAGACGGCTCAACCTTAAAGAATGACGCAAAAGGTGGTTTTGGAGTTGTAGTTTGCGAAGCGGAACCGCATCAAGATCCGTCAACCTATAAAGTTATCGCCGCATATTCTGAACGCGCAGATGGGACAACAAACAATAGAATGGAAATGTCTGCAATTTTGTGGGCATTAACTCATTATGGTGCGAAAGACGGCGATTTCTTTACTCCTATTGTTTATAGTGATTCTATGTATTGTGTCAACAGTTTCACTAATTGGATTAAGAATTGGAAGGCGAATGGCTGGGTCCGTGCCGGCAATAAACCTTTAGAGAATAAGGACTTAATTCTCGAATATGATAGATTAACAACTAAAGAAGGATTACGGGTTGATTTAAGATATGTAAAAGGACATAATGGAACGCTGTTTAATGAGCTTGCTGACCAATTAGCAACAGGCAAGATTACAGAACAGCAAGTATTAGATATGTATGGAGGTTAAATATGGGAAAACTATATGACGAGAAATCAATCGAGTCACTTTCTCCATTAGAGTTTACAAGACTGCGGCCGGGCGTTTACGTCGGTAGCACTGAGTATTCTACTCAGCTATTGATTGAGATTGTATCTAACGCGGTCGATGAATTTAAAGCAGGCCATGGTAATAAGATTATTGTTACCATTAAGAATGATAATACGATTATCGTAGAAGATAACGGTCAGGGATTTATTCCTAATGCTAAGCGCGACGATGGTAAGACTGTACTTGAAGCATCCTTTAGTGTGCTGAATACTTCTGGTAAGTATTCTGACGATGGCGTTTATGAGGGTACTGCTCTTGGTTTGAATGGTATTGGTAGTAAGTTAACCACTTATCTATCTCATTGGCTTGAGGTAATTACTCATCGAGATGGTAAGTACGAGCATATCTGGTTCAAGGAAGGCGTCTTTGATAAACGAGATACTGGCGCATGGGATAACAAGAATAGTCCCTCTGGTACTTTGGTTCAGTGGCAGCCTAATGAAGAGTTCTTCACACATCCAGAGGTAGATATGTCTGTCATTACCAATCTTTTTAAGGTAATTGCGTGCTTGTGCCCAGGCCTGACTATCGAGTTGAATAGAGAAGGACAACCGCAGGTTATCTTCGCTTCTAAGAATGGTCTTATGGACTTAGTAGATGAAGCAGTTAAAGGTAAGGAAATCTTGAAGAACCGCTTAAACTTCAATTTTTCTGATGGCAAGAACAAGTTGGATTTAGTTCTGACTTATACAAATGCTTATTCTGCAACCATTGTCCCTTATGTAAATACTGGCCTTACAGATTCAGGTCCGCATATTACGCAAATTAAAACCATCCTCACGAGAGAGATGAATAAATTCTTCCGTGAAAAAGGGTGGCTAAAAGATAAGGACGAAAATCTCACTGGTGAAGATTGTCAGGAAGGTATGTATATTGCCTTTAATGTGACCGCTCCTGGTGTTGCATATGATGCTCAGACTAAGAGTAGAGTAGTTAAACTCGATATGAAGCCTTTTACCGCGGCAATTGCAGAGGAACTTCAATACTGGTTCGCCGCAAACGAGAAAGATATTAAGGGAATTGCAGATAAAGCTCTTAATGCTCGTAAGGCTAGAGAAGCAGCTCGTAAAGCAAAAGATGCGGCTCGTGGCGTAAAAGCAAAGAAAGAAACTGGTCTTAAGGCAAAGATGCAAATTAGTAACAAGTTTATTGATTGCACGAATAAGAATCCTAAGAATCGTAACCTTCTTCTCGTAGAGGGCTTATCCGCAGGCGCATCTGCGGTAGAGGCCCGCAATCCTAAGACTGACTGCATCTATATGTTGCGAGGAAAGATTGTCTCTCCGCTGAAAACTGCGGTAGACAAGATTCTTGCGAATCAAGAGATGTCAGATATTGTGCGTGTAATTGGCGCTGGATTTGATTCTTCTTTTGATGTCAACAAGATGAATTTTGACAAGATTGTTATTACTTCCGATGCAGATAGTGATGGTGCAGACATTGAGCTTCTGCTTATCACTTTCTTCTATACCTATATGCGGCCTCTTGTGGAAGCTGGTAAGCTATATAGAGCTGTAACTCCATTGTATATTATTCGTCAAAAGGGAAAAGAGTATTACTGTTATTCCGAAGATGAATTAACAGAGTGGAAGAATAGTCATAGCGGCTCGTATGATTTACTGCGTGCTAAGGGCCTTGGCGAGTTGAATCCTGAAGATTTGCAGAAGGTCTGCTTTATGAATGAGAGATACAAGCGTATTTCTATCTCTGACGCAGAGAAAACCACAGAATTACTTAATATTCTGATGGGTAGCGCAGTTGAACCTCGCAAGCAGTATATCTACGATAATGCTAACGAACTCGGTTTCAATTTTGAGTAATAAGGAGTGATTTTATGAGTTTGATTACAGAAGTTGATATTCTTGATGAAGCTAAAGATAACTTTCTAACTTATGCAGAAGAAGTTCTAACCGATCGTGCGATTCCTGCCGCGGAAGATGGTCTCCTTAGTGCTCAGCGAAAGATTCTTTGGACAATGGAAGATTATCTAAAGATGGATAACAAGAGTAAGACTAAGAAGTGTAATGCTATCATTGGTTCTACTTTGGCAACCTCCTACTTCCATGGCGATATTGCCTGCTATGGTGTTCTGCGGAAGATGGCACAGGAGTTCCTCATGCGCTATCCTCTTGTAACTGGACAAGGACAGTTGGGCACGCAGGAAAATAACGATATGTTCTCATCTTCTCGTTATACTGAGGCTAAGCCTTCTAAGTTTACCGACTTGATGATGAATGACTTTAGTAAGAATGTCGTTCCTACTAAAGAAACTTACAATGGTGAGTTCCAAGAACCTATCGTTCTTCCCTCACTATTCCCCAACGCAATCTGCAACGGTCGTCAGGCAATCGGCATTTCTATGGCGCATAACTCTGCCCCACACAATCTGACAGAGGTATGTAATGCTGCTATTGCTTTGATTGAGAAGGGTGACCTGACTATTGATGAAGTCTTGTCTTATATCCCCGGTCCAGATTTCCCTCTCGGTGGTACAGTTCTTAACATTAAGGATGTGCGGGCGGCTTTTGCGTCCGGTAAGTCTAACGTCTCTCTAAAAATCCAGGGCGATTATGAGATCGATGGACAAGATATTATCTTCACCAGTATTCCTTATCGTACCTACCGTAACAAGATTAAGGAACAGATTGAGAAGAATATTGATGTTTTGAGTGAGTTGATTGATGATTTCGACGATGAGTCTAATATCGGCCAGAACAAGCTGGTATTCCATGTAAAGGATGGAGTATCTGTGTCTAAAGCATTGAATAAATTATTCTTGCTGACAGATTTACAGTCCACTTTATCCTATAATATGAATTATATCGTTAATGGTACTCCTAAGCTATGCTCTATGGTTGACTTACTCCATGCTTATGTCAACCATCAAGAAGATGTTCTTGTCAATGCCACAACTTTTGATAAAGAGAAAGCCGAAGCAAGAGCACATATCCTTGAAGGTCTGATCGCCGCGGTTGATAAGATTGATGAAGTAATTGCATTGATTAAGCAGTCTGCGGGACGTGCTGATGCGAGAATCAAGCTAATGGACTTCCTCTCTGTTGATGAAGTGCAAGCAAACGCAATCCTCGATATGAAGCTCGGCAAATTAACTCGTATTGATAAAGAAGAATTAGTCAATGAGTTAAAAGAAAAGAAAGAGTTTATTGCTAAGTGTATTGAAATCCTAACTGATAAAGAAGTAAGAAATAAAGTCTTAATCTCTAAGATTACTCAGCTAAGAGACACTTATGGCGATGCTCGTAGAACTAAGCTGCTTAATACAGACATTCCTAAACAAGAGAAAGAAGTAGTCGTTGTTGAGCCGAAAGATTGCGTAGTTGTAGTGACTAAAAAGAACACTATTAAGCGCATTGATGCTAAGAACTTCAAAGCTCAAAAGCGTAATACTACTGGTGTTAAAACCGGGGATATTGTTCTCTTCTCGCAAAAAACTAATACACAAGATACCTTGATGGTATTCTCCTCTAAGGGCAAGATGTATCGTGTATTAGTGGATAATATTCCAGAAGGTACAAATGCGTCTAACGGAACGCCTATCTCCACTCTAATTGAGTTTGAGAATGGCGAGAAACCTATGGCATTTACAACAATGACCAGAGATACTGACAAGAAGTTTATCTTCTTTGCCACAAAGAATGGTACTATCAAGAAGGTTCCTCTTGATGAATATGATAAGATGAAGCGTACGGGTATTATCGCTATCAGTTTTAAAGATGGCGATGAACTTGCAGATGTTACATTTATCAATCAAGAGCAGATGTTATTGGTAACAAAGAATGGCATGGCTATTCGATTTGGAACCGCGGAAATGCCTATCTCTTCGCGCACAGCGCAAGGTGTTAAGGGCATGAAACTAAATGATGGCGACAATGTAATCGCAGCATTGCCGATCGTGGATCCCGCAGATTATCTTGCTATTGTTTCCAAGAATGGCTTGGGTAAGAAAATGCAGATTGATGAACTTACTTTGCAGAATCGTGGAGGTAAGGGATTACTCTGCTATAAGGGAGAGATCGCTGGAGCGGAGACTATCAAAGAAAGCGATAATCTCCTTATTAATGGTGACAAGTTATCTATTGTTATTAGTGGTAAAGACATTCCCACTCTTGGGCGAGTTTCCATGGGCAATATCATGCTGAAGAACAACGAACAAGTGATTTCTATTACGCAAGTATAAGAGAAAGAATGGGTATACCCATTCTTTCTCTTAGTTGACTTTTCTTTTTAATTATTATAATATATTTATATAAAGAAAGGGAATAACAATAAATGAGTTTTGATAAAGATAAGATACATGAATTATATCCTGAAGCAGAAAACTTAATGATTGAGCCAATGCTTATTTGGAAGTTACCTGCGGGAAAGGAATCCATGCTCTCTGAAGTGTGCTCTAATGGGGAATATTTTCTTGAAGAGAAGATTGATGGAGCATTTTATCAGTTTGTAAAAACTGAAAATCATTCTTATCTTTTTGGTCGCACAGTAAGTAAACTATCTGGTATTCTTACAGAAAAAAGTGACAATGTACCTCACTTAAAAGAGGCATTGAACTGCCTTCCCGCGGGAACTATTCTTATTGGAGAAATCTATGTTCCAGGAGGTACATCAAAAGATACTGTAAGTATTATGGGATGTTTACCTCCTCTTGCTATCAAGAGACAAGAAAAAGAACCAATCCATTATTATGTGCATGATATTATTGCATATGATACGGTCAATCTTATTGACTCACCTGCGGATTTGCGCTATAAAATTCTTGCGGCAATCTGGAAGAAGCACAATCTTGACCAGTATAGTTTCTTAAGACTTGCTACTCGCGTCGATGAAGATATGGAGGCTGAAATCTCTCGTATCTTAAAATCTGGCGGCGAAGGTGTGGTCTTAAAGAAGAAAGACTATCCATATACCCCTGGTAAAAGACCCGCCTGGTCTACTATTAAAGTTAAACAGATGGATTCTATTGATTTAATTTGCACTGGATTTTGTGATGCTACAAAGGAGTATACCGGTAAAGAGTTGGCCTCTTGGGAATATTGGGAAGAGACAGAACCCTCATTCTATGATTGCTTTGAGGAAGATCATTGCTTTGGCGGATGGTGTAATCCTCGCTTGGTTGAGGGTAATCTATATGCGAAGTATCTCAATAATCCTCCAGTTAATGGTTTTAGCTGGTTGGATGAAACAGATAGATTTTATACTCCTGTAACTAAACCTTATTTTCTTGGCTGGAAAACCGCAATTAGGATTGGCGCGTACAATGATAACGGTGAACTTGTTGACTTAGGTACAGTTAGCTCTGGATTAACTGACGATAACAAAAGAGAGATGACTGAGAATCCAGATTTGTGGCTTGGTCGTGTTGTTGCTCTTGATTGTATGCAAATTGATAAGAAAGAGCATACTTTGCGACATCCAGTATTCAAGTGTAAACGAGAAGATAAGGATGCTAAAGATTGCGTTATATCAGAAATTTTTTGTTGACTTAAAAAATATTTTCTGATATAATATATATGTAATTCAGAAAAGCAATAGTAAAAGGACAGATTGTATGACCCGTAAACAGATGAAGCGGTTCGCAGATGAAATCTATAAATGCGAACTTATTCACCAAGATGAAAATTCCTCAAAAGAGGAAAAAGCCCACGCAGAAGACCGAATTATGCAGTTAACTAACTAGATTATGGCTCTTCCCGATGGGATAAATGCTTTACTGGAAATTGATGCTTTAATTGCATCGAGAATTAAATAATACATTTTAGAGGAGATTATTACAATGGCTATGAAGGAAAATACTCGTAAGGTTTTTGATTATCTAAAGGACAATACTGACAAGGATCTAACTGCCGCTGATGTGGCTGAAGCTCTTGGTCTTGAGAAGCGCCAGGTTGATGGTATTTTTACCTCTGCTCTGCAGCGCAAGGACTATGGTGTGCGTGAGCCCGCTGAGGTTGAGCTTGCCGATGGCTCCCATCAGAAAGTTAAGTATCTTCGCTTGACTGACAAGGGCTTGGCTTTCGATCCTGACGCCCAGGAGTAATAAATTAGATCGGTAAGAGGATTATGCCTCTTACCGATTTCTTTTACTTATGATTTATTATATATTATCAGGTTTGGTTATTCTTGCGTTAATAGGATATGTTTTATATCTCCGCAATAATCGGCTTTAGGTAGTATTGATAAATAAAGAGAGACAAGAAGAGAATAAACGCATTGAACAAGATATTGCATTGAAATAGAGAGAATTAGCAAAAGTAAAAGAAGATATTGTATCACATAATGAAATTGTCAATTCTTTGAATGATACTGCGAATAAGTTGCGGGAAAGCGCTGAATAGCGAGCAGAAGAGAGCGCTAAAGCTCAATTTGAAAAGAAAAGTAAAGAGCTTGATGAAACATATCAAGCTAAAGAAAAATATCATTTAGCAGAACTTTAGTAGATAACTAATCAAATTTCACATTAGCAAGATAAACTCCATGAATTGGAAGCTAAATAGTTATCTTATATCTAGGCTTAGCAACGCCAAGAAGCCATTGCCGCGGATTAGGATTATTATCGTCTTGCTATTGATGAAATAGATATTAGTGATATTGAATTGCTCCGTGAATTATAGAAGCGTTTCTTTAAGAAAGAAGCAATAGATAAGCTAATTTGGGAAACTTATTATAAACCTTCATATGATACGCTTATGGCAAGATTATTCTCTAAAGCAGCGAAGGTCTGCGGCATCTATAAAATTACCGATTTAACAACTGGTTAGGCTTATATTGGTTAGTCTGTTGATATTAAGGAACGATTTAGATAGCATATCAAGTCTTCTTTAGCATATGGACCTGCCACTAATAAGCTTTATCAAACAATGCAAAAATCTGGATAGTATAACTTTATCTTTGAAGTATTAGAAGAAGTCCCTAGAGCTTCATTGAATGAACGTGAAACTTATTGGATTGACTTCTATAAAACAAAAGACTATGGATTAAATAGCACTCGTGGAGGTTCATAATGTTTAAAGTGATTGCGAGTCGTGGCGCAGGCAAGACAGCTAGCTTAATGCGCTATGCAAATGATTTAGCATATAAATATCCTGATAAGATGGTGCTCTTTGTTACTCAACATCCTCAACTGATGGTTAAAAAGTTCTTAGAGTTAACAAAAGAGCGTAATCTACCGCAAAATTTAGGATTTATTAGCTATGGATATTTTCTAACAAAAGCTAGAGGTATGAAATGTATTGCTGTTATTGATGAACTAGATAGCTGGCTCAATCAATTCAACATTGTAGGATACACAAATACTGTGGGAGACGATAACTGAATGAATAAAGCAGATAATTATATGGTTGAAACAATTAACCTTATTCTTGATAATGGATATAAGGATATTAACCCAAGACCACATTATGCCGATGGCACTCCCGCACATACTCTCTCTGTAAATCATAATTTCCGCACTTATGATTTGTCTAAAGGAGAATTTCCTATCTGTACCCTGCGGCCAATGGCTTGGAAAACTGGTATTAAGGAAATCTTCACTATCTATCAAAAGCCCACAAATGAAATTGCTAAGATGGAAGAAATGGGAGTTAATTGGTGGGGTGACTGGGATATTGGCGATGGCACGATTGGTCAACGTTATGGAGCAACAGTAAGTCGATATGATTTAATCAATAATTTGATTAAGGATATTGAAAATGATCCATATGGCCGCCGCAAGGTAGTTTCTTTATGGCAGGAAGCTGATCTTCGTGAAACTGCGGGATTGGCACCTTGTGCGTTTCTAACCATCTGGAATGTTCGTGGAGAATATCTTGATATGATGCTAGTTCAGCGTAGCGGCGATATGCTTACTGCTTCTGGTCCCGGTGGTATCAATGAAATCCAGTATGCAGCGCTCTTGATGATGATTGCTCGTCATACTGGTTATAAACCTGGAGTATTTAGTCATGTAGTGGCTAATGAACAGATTTATGACCGTCATATGGATGCTGCACATGAAATGATTTCGAGATTCTTCAATAGTATGTTCTTTGGCGACGATGCTTGCAAGAATCCTGTATTACATCTAAATCCTGAGAAAACTAATTTCTATGACATGACCATTGATGATTTTACGATGGAGAATTACTCTCCCATGAAGCCGCAGTTAAAGTTGGAGTTGGGTATATGATTTCTGCCATTGTTGCGGTAGACGAGAATTGGGGTATTGGTTATCAAGGTCAACTATTAGAACATATCCCCGCTGATCTAAAACATTTTAAAGAGCTGACCCAATATAATGTTGTAGTAATGGGACGCAATACATGGGAGAGTCTTCCTAAGAAGGAAACTCTTCCAAGACTTCCAGACCGCATCAATATTATTGTTTCTAATTCAATGGTTTCAAATGGAGTGATTTCTATTCTTGGAGATCTAACTGTTGCAATGCCATTAGAGGGAACTCTTGATTATATTAAGGCTTGCGATATGGATATTTTTGTTATTGGTGGAGGATAGATTTACAATGCTCTTCTCCCCTATTGCGATAGAGTTTATGTAACAAAAATCTATGCAAGTCATGATAATATTGATACCTTTTTCCCTAATCTCGATGAATCAAAAGAATGGAATGCTATTGAGGAAGACTCAATGGCCTCATATAACGACATCAAATATCAATTTTGGCGGTATGATAGGGTCAGTTGATTTTTCTTTAATTTTATGTTATTATATATGTATAAAAGGTAAGGAAATGGATTAAATGAATAATAAATACAAAGCATTTACTGATTACTTCGACTGGCTAGTGCAGAATTGCAAGGAGCCAGTTGTACTTCCCGATGAAGTACAAGATGTCTATAATCTCCTCCTTGCTCAGCAAGGTATGGAGAAACCCATGTTCACAGAAAGTGGACTTTCAATCCTTGAATATTTACAGACTTGTGATGCTACGAGTTTGAAAGCAAAAGATATCGCAGACGGAATGGTTATTTCATCTCGCAAAGTATCTGGAGCTATTCGTAAACTCGTATCTGATGGGTTTGTAGATAAATATGGCCAGAATCCTGTCATTTATAGCTTGACGGAAAAGGGCAAAAATTTTGATATTAACGCTTATAAGGAGAATTTGAACAATGAGTAAGAAAATGAAGAATGAATCCCATGTCGAAGGTTATGTTTACGAGCACAAGCTGGAAATGAAGGAGAGCGGTCCTAACTCTAAGAATCCCGGTACTGAGTTTATTAGTGGTACTCTTAGCGTGGCAACTGATGACGAGATGCTCAATGTTGTGCAGGTGCATTTCACTTATGTAACTGCGGTGACCGCTAAGGGTAAGCCTAATAACACCTTTAATGTTCTGCAATCTATCATTGATGGCAAGATTGGTTCTGTAATGGAACACGGCAAAGAGAACGCAGGTAAGGTCCGTATTGATACTGCCATTGGTCTAAATGAGTGGTATGATAAGGATGGTAATCTGGTGTCTGTCCGTCGTAACGAGGGAGGTTTCGTACATCAGGTACAGGAACTGTGCGAGCCTAAGAGTCGTGCAACTTTCAACACTGATATGGTGATTACTAATGTCCGTCGTGTTGAGGCTGATGAAGAGAAGGAAACTCCCGAAAAGGTAATTGTTAAGGGTTGCGTGTTTGACTTCCGCAATACTCTGCTTCCTGTTGAGTTTAGCGTTTATGAGCCATATGCTCCTGCTAAGGCTCTCGATTATTTCGAAAATCTCGGCGCTTCTTCTAGTTCTCCGGTCTTCACCAGAGTTCAGGGTATTCAGGTATCCAAAACTATTGTACGCAAGACCGAGGAAGAGAGCGCATTTGGTGAAGCTGTTGTAAAGGAAACTCGTACTTCTCAGCGTGACTTTGTGATTAACTGGGCACAGCCTGAGACTTATGAGTGGGATAGCGAAGATACTTTGTTGGCTTCTGAACTGGGTGAGATGATGACCGCTCGTGAGGTTCATCTTGCTGAGATTAAGAAGCGTCAGGACGAGTATCAGGCTTCTCGTGGTAACGCGGCTGCGGCCGGTGCTTCTAAAGCAACTGCGGCTCCCGCAAAGGGCGACTACAACTTCTAATTAAATAAGGGGTAGCTATCTACCCCTTTTATTTCCTCATTATAAATAAAATAATTAAAGGAGAAAGATAATTATGAGTTTGCTTGACCTTAAACCACATGAAGTATCAAGAGATTTAAGAGGATATTCAGTTTTATTCTATGGCACTCCTAAGTCTGGTAAGACTACGATTGCCAGTAAATTTCCCGGCGCGCTTCTTCTCGCTTTTGAGAAGGGTTATAACGCGTTGCCTGGTGTATATGCCCAGCCTATCAATAGCTGGGGCGAATTTAAGAAGCTCTTTACAGAGCTGAAAACTCCAGAAGTACAGGAAAAGTTCCAGACCATTGTTATTGACACCGCAGATATTGCTTACAGCTATTGCGAGAAGTATGTCTGCAATCGTGAAGGTGTTGATACCATCGCGGATCTACCCTATGGTAAGGGCTATTCCATGGTTGGTACCGAATTTGACGAGACGATCCGCAAGATTCTTCAGTTGAATTATGGTCTGATTCTGATTTCCCACTCTACTGATAAGGTATTTAAGGATGAAGAGGGTAACGAGTATAACCAAATCGTTCCTACTCTTGATAAGAGAGGTCGTCTGATTTGCGAGAGAACTTGCGACATCATTGGTTATTCTACTTCCGTAAATACTGACGAGGGCGTTCAGACTCGTCTCTTTATGAGAGGCACTCCTCGTTATGTAGCTGGTTCTCGTTTCAAGTATATCCCGAACTCTATTGAGTTTACCTATGATAACTTAGTAAATGCAATCGCGGAAGCTATCGACAAGCAGGCAGAAGAGACTGGTGGTAAGTTTATTTCTAATGAAGCTACTCAGGTAGTTACAGAAGATGTAACTTATGATTTTGACCGACTAAATGCTCGTTTCCAAGAATTGGTTGGCGAATTGATGTCTGCTAATCAGTCTAATGCCGGTAAGATTACCGCTATTGTTGATAAGTATCTTGGTAGGGGAAAGAAAGTCGGAGAATGTACTCCTGAGCAAGCTGAACAAATCGACCTTATTGTTCATGACTTGGAGCTTCTAATTAAGGGCTAAGATTAAAGGAGGGTATTCTTGTATGAATACTCTCCTTTTGATTTTTTATCATAATTATGGTATAATAGTTATAGAAAATGTAAAGAAAGGAGCGTAATGATTATGGCAAAACATATGGTGAAGTGCTTATACTGCGGCCAGATGTTTGATGCTAATACCGAGCCTTTCGTAAAACCAAACGCAAGACGATATGCTCATGTAGCTTGTGCGAGGACAGAAGAAGAAAATCAAACTCAAGAAGAAAAAGACAAGCGTGAATTAGAAGAATATATCAAGGAATTATTTGGAGTTAGCACTATTCCAGTCAAAATTAGGAAACAAATGAATACCTTTAGAAAAGAAAAAAATTATAGCTATTCTGGAATGAGAAAAACGCTAAAATTTTTCTTTGAAGTTAAGGGTAATCCGATCGAAAAAGCTAACGGTGGTATCGGTATTATTCCTTGGGTATATGATAAAGCATTTGACTATTGGAGAGCTTTATGGGAAGCTCAAGAGCGCAATAAGGGAGTAGAAATTCAGAAGTATAATTTGCCTGTGCGGGAGATTCACATTGTTCCTCCTAAGAGAGAGCCAATGAAGCATACGCGGCAATTATTTACATTCTTAGACGAAGGAGAGGAAGATACATGAATAGTAGTTATGTTGATACTGCTGCTATCACACAGATTATCGGTTGTGTCTTCAATAATGCCGCGATTCTCGATGACACAGACAAGTATATGATCCACGAAGAGGACTTCGTAGAAGATTTCCACAAGATTGTATTCGGTAGTATGTATAATATTCATCTGACAGGTAGTCAGGTTAATATCGACGCTATTATTGACTATCTAGCCAATAGACCTAAATTTGATGCAATCTTTAAGAAGAATAAAGGTGTTGAGTATCTGTTAGAAGCTTCTCAAAATGCTCGACAAGACACTTTTAACTACTACTATGGTAGATTGAAAAAGTTCACTTTGTTAAGAGCTTATGATAGCTATGGAGTGGATGTAAGTGGATTGTATGACGCAGATAATCTTCTTGATACTAAGAAGCGTCAGCAACAAGAGGATTGGTTAGATGCAACTTCACTAATTGATATTGCAAATACGATTGATACCAAGATTGATGAAATCAAGAGTAAGTATATTGAAGATGATTTAGGTCTTGGGTATCAAGCGGGTGATGGTATCATGGAGTTAATCGAAGACCTTGAGAAGCATCCAGAGGTCGGTATTCCTCTTTATGGACCGCTTATCAATACGGTAACAAGAGGAGCAAGATTGCGGAAATATTACTTGCGGTCCGCAGCTACTGGTATCGGTAAAACGAGAAGTATGATTGCGGATGCCTGCAATTTTGCGTGTAATCGTATCTACCATGAACAGTTTGGTTGGATTAAGAATGGCGCGTCTCAACCAACACTCTTTATTGCCACAGAGCAAGATAAAGGTGAAGTTCAAACAATGATGTTGGCTTTTCTTTCTTGCGTAAATGAGGAGCATATTCTTAACGGTCAGTATCTTGAGGGAGAACGCGAGCGAGTCGTAGAGGCGGCGAAGATTATTAAAGATAGCCCTATCTGGATTGAGGAATTACCAGATTTCTCTTTGCAAGATGTTGAGAATAAGATTAAGAAGAATATTCGAGAACATGATGTTAAGTATGTCTTGTTCGACTATATTCAGACCTCTTTGAAAATCTTAGAGGAAATTACCAAGAAGACAGGCGGTATCCGCTTGAGAGAGGATAATATCTTGTTTATGCTTTCCGCAAGACTGAAAGATTTGGCAAATAAATATGGTATTTTTATCATGTCAGCAACTCAGCTGAATGGTGATTATAAAGATAGCGAAACTCCTGATCAGAACTTACTACGTGGTGCTAAGAGTATTGCAGACCGAGCTGACGTAGGTATGATTTTACTAGGCGTTTCAGAAGAAGATTTAGCAAAGTTAGAACCAATTCTTGAAGCAAACCCCAATCTTCAAAGACCGAATATTAAACTCTCTGTCTATAAGAACAGACGAGGCTCTTATAAGGGCGTTTTCTTGTGGTGTACCGCGGATTTAGGTACTTGTCGCATTCATCCTCAGTTTTGTACCACTTGGCATTATGAAATGGTTGGTATTGAAGATATTAAGGTTATTGTAGATGATGGATCCAGTGCATGGGATAATAATAATTAAGGAGAAGATAATATGAAGAACTCTAAGGCTATTGATTATCAGATTACTAAGAAGCAGTTTGATGGTATCCTTTCTACTCGTAAGGATGATGAAGCAAAAAAGAACCCTTATCAGTATGTAATGGGTATCATCAATGAGAGTTATGGTCTGCGTGGTACGGTAACTCATCTCGTTATTATTGAGTAATGTCTCGTTATTATGATAAAGACGAGCTAAAGGAGAAACTAGAACTAGAGCAGATTTATGACTTGGTAGAAGCTTGGGGAGGCGAGCCTGAGTACACAGATGGAGGGCTTATCTCCCAGACCATTTGTCACAATCTACCTGGCGAAGGTTCCCGCAAGCTTTATTATTACACTAATACTCGATTGTTTAGATGCTATACTGGCTGTATTGACCCTACTTTTGATATCTTTGATCTATGTATCAAGGTAATGAAAAATCAAAAGCAACTGAAATGGGAAATGTACGATGCTATGGATTATATAGCATCGTACTTTGGTTTTGATGGTATCGAAAAACAAGAGGAACAATCAGAATTAAAAGACTGGGACATATTTAAGAAACACAATCTGCGGCTCCCAGAAAAGAAACCTATGGTTCAACTAAAAGAATATGATCCAGTTATTCTTACTCGCTTTGCTTATCCTCGAATTTCTCGTTGGGAGCGAGAAGGAATTAGTGATGAAGTAAGTAAGAAAAATCTTATTGGCTACTATCCAGGTGGCGAGCAAATCACAATTCCGCATTTTGATATTGATAATCGTTTGATTGGTATTAGAGGTCGTTCTTTAGCGGCAGATGAAGCTGAGAGATATGGTAAATATAGACCTCTATTGATTGGTAAGCAATTATACAATCATCCATTAAGTATGAATCTGTATAACTTAAACAATAGCAAAGATAATATCGCTAAAATCCACGCAGCGATTATTTTTGAGAGCGAAAAGTCTTGTTTGATGTATCAATCATACTATGGGCATGAGAATGATATTTCTGTCGCTATTTGCGGAAGTAGCTTATCGAGCTATCAGGTTGATTTGTTGAAACAAGTTGGCGCGAGAGAAATTGTGATTGCTCTTGATAGACAGTTCCAAGAAATTAGCGATGATGAGTTTAAGCGATTAAAAGCTAAACTTATTCATTTTTATAATAAATATAATAACTCTATAAGAGTAACAGCTATATTCGATAAAGCTATGATTTCACTTTATAAAGCTAGTCCTATTGACCAAGGGCCGCAAGTTTTTGAGAAGTTATTAGCCGAACGAATTATTCCAAAAGGTTAAGGAGGTAAATCATGGATTATTAGCTGATTAAGCCTATTCATGACGGTTACTCCGCTATTGAACAGGTGTTGACAAATAGAGGAATTAAATTTGAAGATATTGACCATTATCTTAATGTATCAGAATCAGATAATTTATCGCCCCTTTTACTCAAAAATATTGAGAGTGCAGCTAAGATGATTTTTAATCAACTTAGTAAAGATAGTTTTCATATTCATGTGCAAGTGGATAGCGACTGCGATGGATACACTTCAGCAGCTTTGTTATTGAATTATATCCATGCTGTATTCCCATCTGCTATATCGCATATTTCATATAGTTTCCACGATGGCAAGATTCATGGTATTAACCCTGAGTTGATTCCACCAGAGACAACATTAGTCATTGCTCCAGATTCAAGCTCTAATGACTATGATATTCACAAAGCTCTTCATGATAAGGGTATTGAAGTTCTTGTATTGGATCACCACTAGGCTGAGAGAATTTCAGAATATGCTTGTATTGTGAATAATCAACTTTGTGATTATCCTACTAAATCGCTTTCCGGTGTTGGTGTAGTTTATAAGCTATGTCAGTTTATTGATTCTCTGCTTCCCGCAGATCAACAGAAAGCGGATCAATTCTTGGATATAGTAGCTATTGGCTTAGTTGGAGATATGATGGATTTAAGAGATTTTGAAACACACTATCTAGTTCAGACTGGATTAAATCAAATTCAAAATCCATTTATCAAAGGTATGGCAGAAAAGAATCATTACCAGTTAGGCGATCACCCTACTCCTATCGGGGTGGCTTTCTATATTGTACCACTTATTAACTCAATTACAAGAGTTGGAACGATGACTGAAAAGACTTTATTATTTGAGTCGATGCTTAACTGGAAAGCCTTTGATTTAGTTCCTTCAACTAAGAGAGGATGCTCTGGTCAGCAAGAGACAAGATTGGAACAAAGTTTGCGGACTTGCACTAATGTCAAGAATCGGCAAACGAGAAATCAGGATGCCGCGGTTGAACAGGTTAAAGCAATCATCGAGGATAATAAACTTCTCGATCATAAGATTTTGTTAATTAAATTAGAACACCCTTCTTTTGATAGAGGTATCACTGGTTTAATTGCTAACAAACTTATGGCAGAATACCAGCGTCCTGTGGCACTGTTAGTGGAAGTAGAAGAAGATGGGAAAATCGCTTGGAGCGGTTCGGCACGTGGATATGAGAAATCTAAACTAAATGATTTCAGAGGCTTTTGTCGAGATAGCGGTTTAGTTTATCTTGCTGAAGGTCATCCTAATGCATTTGGTTTCGGTATCTTAGACGAGAATTTTGATGCCTTTCTCGAATATGCCGATAATGCACTCAAGGATATAGAATTTTCACCAAGTTATAAAGTGGATTTTATTCATTCTGTAAACAACTTTAATCCTAAAGAAATTCTTGAACTAGGTAACATGAAAAATCTTTGGGGTCAAAATGTTGATGAACCACTTATCGCGGTGGAAAATGTTGCAGTAACAAAAGACATGATTACACTCATGGCAAGAGATAGGAACCCCACGTTGAAGATCCAATTACCCAACGGAGTTACTTGCATCAAGTTTAAATCAAGCGAAGAGGAGCTGGATAGTTTGTTCAGCGAAAACGGTTGCGTGACTATTAATCTTGTGGGTAAGGCCGAAGTAAATAAATACTTCAATAGTGTAACACCACAACTTATTATCTAGAATTATGAGATTATAAATCGTCAGGAATATTATTTTTAATGATTGCGCGACCTCTTACTAAAGGAGGAACAATCAAATGAGTCGTTTTATTAAAGTTATCACAAGTTTAATCATTATATTGTCTTTATGCGGATGTGGCTATGGCCTAGTGGTCACTACTCAAGCCTATTCCGTGCCGTATAACGAAACTGTTAGTTATACTCTTGATGATATGGATACATTGGTTGAGCTTATTGCGGAACAAATCTCGAATATGAACGCCGCACATCAAATGGCTGAAGCTGCTAGATAGCTAGGCTATAGTGAAGACCATGACGTCATTGTATTAGCAAAACAAGAACACGCTGATGCAAATACTTTGAGAATGAAATATCAAAGCGTATATGACCAACTCATGGAACATTGGCATCAAAAGGAAGAAGAGTACCCAACAGCTACTTATATATGGACCTACTTCAAAGATCTGGGCTACAGTAACCAAGTTTGCGCTGGCATTCTTGGTAATATAATGGCTGAAACTGGAGGTAACACATTAGACATTCAAGCCACGATTTCTGGTAACGGATATTATGGTATATGTCAATGGAATAAAGCCTACTCAAATGTATGGGGAGCCTCGTTAGAAGAGCAATGCGACTATCTGCGAGATACTATTGAGTACGAGTTCGATACATTCGGTTATGTTTATAAGAGAAACTTTGATTACAATAGTTTCTTGGATTTAACCGACATTAAGAGCGCTGCTCTAGCATTTGCTAAATGCTATGAGAGATGCGGTTCTGGGAGCTATTATACGCGACAGCAAAATGCTATTGCTGCATATAATTACTTCATAAGTTAAAATAAATAATCGACGAACTGGCCGGAACCTAGACGGCCGTTCGTCGAAACTAAAACAGGGTTTACTATTTTTGGAAAGGAAAAGTGGTATGAATGTTTCAGAAGTAGCTTCGCTGCATGAACAACTCTCCTAGAAGCTAAATGGAGATTTAATTACACTACCGATGAATACTAGACTACTCTATGACGTGAGATTGGAAGATTTGTACGATTTAAAAGCTAAAGTAGATGCAGCGATTAAGGAGAAGGAAAATGGAACTAACACGTAAACAAGAGGAAGGGTTGAGAATCGCAGTAGAGCGATATCACCAGAATGAACCTTATACCGTGATTTCAGGCTACGCTGGAACAGGTAAATCGACTCTTATTAAGTTCATTATTTCTGCTCTAGATGTCAACCCAGAACGAGTAGCCTATATTGCTTATACTGGCAAAGCCGCACAGGTGCTAAGAAATAAAGGTTGTCCAACTGCGATGACTGCGCACCGACTGCTCTATAAATCCTTACAGCGAGCTGATGGCACCTTCATTCATATTCCAAGAGAGTCACTCAACTCTGATTGCGACATTGTCGTGGTAGATGAGGTATCTATGCTGCCAAAACAGATGTGGGAGCTATTACTATCGCATAATGTTTATGTAATTGCTTGCGGCGACCCAGGTCAGTTACCTCCTATTGGCGAGGAGAATGGTATCCTCGATCATCCGCATATCTTCCTTGACGAAATTATGCGTCAGGCCGCAGAAAGCGAAATTATCCGCCTGTCCGCAGATATTCGCGCAGGTAAGATTATTAAACCTTACAAGGGTTCAGAAATCAACGTCGTTCGACAGAGAGACCTTTGCGATGGTATGTTCACATGGGCTGATCAAATTCTTTGTGGTAAGAATATCACTCGTCATACTATGAATACTTATTATCGTAATATGCGATATGGCGAAAATATTCCTGCTCCTATTGTTGGAGATAAGGTTATTTGTCTTAAGAATAACTGGGATAAGATTACTGCCACAGGTGATGCTCTTGTTAATGGAACCATCGGCACAATCGAAGAGATTGCTACTTACCCTAATCCATGGCTTAATCCCATGTGCATCATTGATTTCGCACCAGAGACCATTGATGAAACCGATCCTCGTGATCAGGTATTCCATGAACTCTTGATGGACTATAAGCTTATCACCACAAAAGAAGCAACTGTAAACAAGGAAAACTTCCGAATGTTTCCTAAGCAGTTGCGACCAGAGCAATTTGATTATGGTTACTGCATTACCGTTCATAAGAGTCAAGGTAGTGAGTATGATAAAGTATTAGTGCTTGAAGAGGTGCTTAAAAGAGCAGACCAGGCAAGATGGCTATACACGGCTGTAACAAGGGCTTCGCAGAAATTAACCTTGGTACTAAAAGATTGATAACTTGCTTTTTGTATTTAATTATGCTATAATGTTTATATAAAAGGTAAAGGAGACAGTTTATGAGTTATTTCAACAATCATGCTCATACAGAATACAGCAATCTCCGTCTTCTCGACTGTATAAATCACCCGGAAGAGTTGATTGACAAAGCTATCGAGCTTGGATTGACAGGAATCGCAATCACAGACCACGAGTCGTTGAGTGCCCATATGAGAGTCAACAAGTATGCAAAAAAGCTTCAGGAAACTCATCCTGAGTTTACCGTGGCATTGGGCAACGAAATTTATCTGACCGATACGCGAGAAATGGGCCAGAAGTATTATCACTTTATTCTTCTCGCAAAGAATGAACATGGCTATAGAGGTCTGAAAGAATTATCCTCTATTGCATGGACGAACGGTTATTATGACCGTCGAATGGAAAGAGTGCCTCTCCTCAAATCTGAACTCAAAGAGGTTATGCAGAGATTTAAGGGAGATATTATTGGCACAACCGCTTGTATCGGTGGAGAATTGGGACAATCCATTCTAAATCTTGATGCTTGCGAAAAAGCTAACGATGAAAATAATGCACGTCGTTACCACGAGCAAATTATCGACTTTATGGAGTTCGGTATTGATATCTTTGGTAAAGATGATTTTTATATAGAGTGTGCGCCAGCAAACAATCAAGAGCAGATTATTGCGAACAAGAGAATGCTTAGCATCGCTAAAGCATTTGATGTAAAGATGTGTGTTGGCACAGATGCTCACTATCTCACTAAGGAAGATAGATATGTGCATAAATCATATCTTAATTCCAAAGGTGGAGAAAGAGAAGTTGATTCATTTTATGAGTTTACTTATCTTATGTCTGAGCAAGAGGCAACAGATTTACTTTTGTCTAGCTACGACTTAAATACAATTTATTGGATCTACGACAATTCCAATGAAATCAAGGATAAGATTGAGTTTTACTCTCTTGAGAAGCATCAGTCTATTCCAGAAGTAGAAGTAACTCATTATGCTAAGTATGATTGGTCACGAGTTCCAGAAGATATGATGGATACTTTCCGTGACAACTATAAGGTACTAACTTCTTTGATTGAATCCGATAATGAGCAAGAGAAGTATTGGATTCAAGAGTGTATCATTGCGATGCAAGAGAAAGGTCTTATCCACAAGAAAGAATATTGGGAAAGACTTGAAGAAGAGGCAAGAGTAAAGAGAGTTATCGGTGAAAAGTTGCAGACTTGTATGTTTGCATATCCTAATACATTGAAACACTATGTAGATTTGTTCTGGGATTGCGGCAGTACAGTTGGCGCAGGTCGTGGTTCTGCGTGTGCAGCTTTAAACCATTATCTCCTTGGTATTACTCAGCTTGATCCCATCGAATGGGATTTACCATTCTGGCGTTATATTAACGATGAACGTGTTGAGTTAGGTGATATCGATCTTGACTTAGCACCGTCTAAAATTCAGAAGATTTTCGCCGAAATCCGTAAGGAAAGAGGAGAACTTGGTCTTATTCAGGTTTGCACTTTCGGCACAGAAGGTACGAAATCTGCAATCTTGACTGCGTGTAGAGGTTATCGTTCTGAGGAGTATCCAGATGGTATTGATGTTGATGAAGCACAGTATCTGAGTTCTTTGATTCCTCAAGAGCGTGGTTTCTTGTGGCCTATTGAAGATGTTGTCAATGGCAATCAAGAGAAAGGCAGAAAGCCTGTTAAAGCATTTGTAACTGCGGTTTCGCAGTATGATGGACTCTTAGACATCATTGTTCGTATTCAAGGTATGGTGAATAAGAGAAGTAGTCACGCATCTGGTGTTATTCTCTTTGATGAAAATATCTATGATTCTGCCGCAGTCATGCGTACCCCAAAGGGCGCATTGATTACCCAGTGGGATCTACATGACCAGGAAGCCGCAGGTTCTGTGAAATATGACTTCCTGTTAACAAGCGTACAGGATATTATCATTCAGACTATTGAGCTTCTTCAAGCTGATGGAGTTATTGAGAAAGACTTAACTCTTAGAGAGGTTTATAATAAATATCTACATCCATCTGTTCTTCCGCAGGATGATGAAGCTATGTGGACTGCTCTGGCAAATGGTGATGTAATTGGTTGCTTCCAGTTCGATAGTGCAGTTGGTGCACAAGCGGCCAAGAAAATCCGTCCGCATAATCCTCTCGAAATGGCGGACGCAAATGGTCTAATGCGTCTTATGGCTTCTGAGCCGGGCGCAGAAACTCCGATGGAAAAGTATGTCAGATATAAGAATAATATTTCTTTGTGGTATCAAGAGATGGATAATAATGGTCTGACGAAACAAGAGCAAAAGACTTTGGAGCCTTACTTCTTATCATCTTATGGTGTACCTCCTTCTCAGGAGCAGTTAATGAAGATGCTGCGGGACCCCGATATTTGCAACTTTAGTCTGGCTGAAGCAAACGCCGCAAGAAAGATTGTTGGTAAGAAGCAGATGAATAAGATTCCAGAACTTCACCAAAAGGTTTTGGATACTGCAAAGTCAGAGACATTGGGTAAATATGTCTGGAAGTTTGGCCTCGGCCCGCAGATGGGTTATTCATTCTCTGTAATCCATGCTCTTGCTTATAGCTTTGTTGGTATGCAAACTCTTTATCTCGCCACTCATTTCAATCCCGTGTATTGGAATACTGCGTACCTAATCGTTAATAGCGGTGCTATTGATGAAGATGAAGGCGAGCAATCTGACTATACAAAGTTAGCAAAGGCTATTGGTGAAATTCGTAACAAGGGTATTAAGGTATCTCTTGTTGATATTAATCATTCTGCACTTGGATTTAAGCCCGACGCAGAGAACAATCAAATCTTGTTTGGTCTAAAGGGTTTAACTAATGTCAACAATGATTTGATTAAAGAGATTATTGCAAATCGTCCATATGTATCTATGGTTGATTTTTATTATAGAGTAACGCCTAATAAGCAAGCTATGATTGCTCTTATTAAGGGCGGTGCTTTTGATCAGTTCTGCGATCGTAAAGAAGCTATGGTACAATATTTGTGGATGACTTGCGATAGAAAGAAGCGTTTAACTCTACAGAATATGCCAGGTCTTATCCGCTATGGTCTTTTACCCGAAAATACAGAAGAACAAGTTCTTGCGCGTCGAATCTATGAGTTCAATCGGTATCTAAAAGCAGAATGTAAGTACGATGGGACATATTATAAGTTGGATGAACGAGCGGTTGACTTCATCTATGAACTTAGTACACAGGTAGGCGGAATTGAAGAAGGTATCATTAACGAGAATGATATATTCTTATTCAATGTTAAAGATTGGGATAACTTCTATCAGAAGGAAATGGATATATTTAGAGATTGGATTAAAGAGAATAAAGATAGTATTCTTGATGAACTGAATACTCGAATCTTCATGCAAGATTGGGAAAAATATGCTAAAGGAAATATCTCCTCTTGGGAAATGGAAGTCCTGTGCTTTTATTACCATGACCATGAATTGAGCGATGTAAATACTCAGAAGTATGGTTTAGTAGACTTCTTCTCTCTACCTGAAGAGCCAATTATTGAAAAGACTTTCAAGAAAGGCGCATCTATTATTCCAATCTATAAGCTCAATAGAATTTGCGGAACTTGTATTGCAAAAAATAAGACTAAGAGCGTTGTATATCTACTCACAACAACAGGTGTAGTATCTGTTAAGTTCAGACAGGAGTATTTCGCTTTGTTCGATAAGCAGACCTTCCGCAAGAATAGTGATGGAACTAAAACCGTCATTGAGAAGTCTTGGTTCAATCGTGGAAATATGATTATGGTGCAAGGTATCCGTAGAGGCGATGAATTTGTAACTAAGAAGTATGCAAGTTCTAATGGTCACCAGTTATATCATATTGATGAAGTGACTGCTGATGGTTCTCTTGTTTTAAGAAGCGAGAGAGCGACTGGGGAGGAAGAAGAAGATGAATAAAGTCAAAGTCATCGCTTTGTTTGGTAAAGCCGGGAGCGGGAAGGATACAATCCTTCGCGCTCTCATTAAAGTAGATCCTGATAAATTTAATGAGATTGTGAGCTGTACTACTCGTCCTCCTCGCGAAGGAGAACAAGAGGGAGTAAACTATCACTTCTTGACAATTGATCAATTCACAGAGAAAGTCCTTAATGGCGATATGCTAGAAGCAACTGAATTTAATGATTGGCATTATGGAACTGCTTTATCTAGTTTATCAAAAGATAAAATCAATGTGGGCGTCTTTAACCCTCAAGGTATTAGATGTCTTATGGAAGATAAACTCGTAGACTTAACTGCCTATTATGTGCAGACTAGCGATAAAGAACGTCTAATCAGGCAGTTGAATAGAGAAGAGAATCCTGATATTAAGGAGATTATTAGACGATTCTCGACAGATGAACAAGATTTTGAAGATTTAGAGGATATTGATTATCAAGTAATTAAAAATCAAGATGCAGGCGATTTACTTCGTGCTGTCGATCTTATAGCTGGGCAATTTTGTTAAATTTGCTTATCAAAAACACCAGATATAGTATCCGTTCATAAAAATAATACAAGGGAGTGTTTTGATTGCTACAAGTGAAAAAGAGAAATGGTATCCTTGTACCATTTGATAAGCAAAGAATCGTGAATGCCATCAATAAGGCTTTTATCGAAGTTGATGGGACTTTATATGAAGAAGATACAGCAAATGATATTGCTGATGAAATTAAGTATAGTGTAAAAACCGCAGATAAAATTATCTCTGTTGAGGAAATTCAAGACATGGTTGAAGACTTCCTCATGCGGTCTGAGCGCAAGGACGTGGCTAAAACCTACATTCGTTATCGCTATAAGCGAGAAGTTGCGCGCTCCGGCAGAGACGATTTTATTAGGGCTTTCTCTGAGAAGATTAACGGCACAGCCATTGAGAATTAGAACGCCAATGTTGATGAAATGTCTTTCGGAGGTCGAGTTGGCGCAGGATCAGATCTGTAGATGAAGAGATACGCTCTAGATTATTGCGTCTCTGATATGGCTCGCCGCAATCACGAGAACAATGAAATTTATATCCATGACTTGTCTGCATATGCAGTTGGTATGCACAACTGTCTTTCTATTCCTTTTGATGACCTACTCGCAAAGGGCTTCAATACTAGACAGACTGATGTGCGGCCCGCAGGTTCTGTGAATACTGCATTCCAGTTAGTTGCTGTTATTTTTCAGCTTCAATCTCTTCAGCAATTCGGCGGAGTAAGTGCTACCCATCTTGACTGGACTATGGTTCCTTATGTAAGAAAAAGTTTTAGAAAACACTATATTGAAGGTTTAAAGTATATTGAGAATATCTCCGATAAAGAGCTTTTTGACCATATCCCAGATACTGCTGGAATTGAAGATAATGAATATATGATTTATAATAAAGCATATCAATATGCTCTTGATATGACTGTTAAAGAAGTGCATCAAGCGGTAGAGGGTATGTATCATAACCTCAATACTCTCCAGTCTCGCTCTGGTAATCAATTACCTTTTACTTCTATCAACTATGGTACTTGTACGTTGCCAGAAGGTAGAATGGTCACGAAAGCATTGCTTGATGTTTCTATTGAGGGACTTGGTAGATTACATAAGACTTCTATCTTCCCATGTGGTATCTTCCAGTGCATGAAAGGCGTCAATCAAAAGCCCGGTGATCCAAACTATGATCTGTTTAGACTGGCTCTAAGATCTACTGCAACTAGACTTTATCCCAACTATGCTAATGTTGATTGGTCTGGTAATGCGGGATATGACATCAATGACCCCAAGACCTATTTCTCTACTATGGGCTGCCGCACCGCAAATGGCTGGGATATCAACGGTATGGGTCAAACAAAAGATGGTCGTGGTAATATTTGCCCCGTAACTATTATCATGCCTACTTTAGCTATGGAGTGTAAGATTAACTTTGATGCAGATGTAAAAGGCCATTATTCTTTTAATGATAGACAAATTTTAATTGACAGATTCCTTTATAAACTTGACCAGAAGATCCATGAAGCAAAAGATATGCTGATTGAACGCTTTGATTATATCTGCTCTCAACCCGCGGCATCCGCTAAATTCATGTATGAGAACGGCTTAATGGCAGGATATGATGGTAAGACTACTCGTAGTGCTCTTAGACATGGTACTCTTGCTGTTGGTCAGATCGGTCTAGCTGAGACTCTGCAAATCCTTATCGGTCAAGACCATACTACTCCAGAAGGTATGGAACTAGCGAAACGAATTGAACAGCTCTTCAAGGATAGATGTGCAGAGTTTAAAGAACAGTATAAGTTAAACTTTGGTGTATATTATACACCTGCTGAGAATCTTTGCTATACCGCTATGACAAAATTCAAAGAGAAGTATGGAGAGATTCCTAATGTGAGTGACAGAGATTACTTTACTAACTCTATTCATGTTCCAGTCTGGAAAGAAATGTCTCCATTCGATAAGATTGATATTGAAAGCCAGTTAACTGGGTATTCTTCTGCTGGTTGCATCACTTATGTCGAACTTGATAGCGGTGTCAAAAATAACATTGATGCTTTGGAAACTCTAGTGCATTATGCTATGGAACATGACATTCCTTACTTTGCTATCAATGTTCCTAATGATACTTGTCTTGAATGTGGTTTCATGGACGAATTTAATGATCACTGCCCTGTTTGTGGAAGCCATCATATCCAGCAGCTTAGACGAGTGACTGGTTATCTAACTGGTAACTATACGACTGCATTTAATGCAGGTAAAATTGCAGAAGCAAATGACAGAGTAAAACACGCTGGTCGATTGGAGGAATGACCTATTCGTTACGCAGGAATTATTTATAATGATTTTTCTTCAGCACCTGGTGTGTGTCTATCATTCTTTACTCAGGGGTGCCCCTTCCATTGTGAGGGGTGCCACAATCCTGAGACTTGGGATTTTGATGGCGGAAGAGAGTTTACACAAGATACTTTACAATCAATCATTACTGGATTGAAAGCTAATGGGATACATAGAAATTTATGCATCATGGGTGGAGAACCTTTATGCCAGAATAACTCATTTCTTACTCGCTTGATTATAACAACAGTAAAGAAAGAGCTACCGGATACTAAAATCTACATTTGGACAGGTAATAAATACGAAGAACTTCTTCATTCTTCTGATACTAATATGCGGGAAATCCTTAAGACCGCGGATGTCTTGATTGATGGCCCTTATATTCAAGCTGAGCGAGATATTACCTTGCCTATGCGCGGTAGCCGCAATCAGCGCATTATTAACTTACATGATGCTAATTAACTCCATTTTTGGCGGCATGATGATTGCCATAGCTAGTTATATTTATCTTCAAGTCGGCGGAATAGTAGGAGCCTTTCTCTTTTCTATAGGACTTCTAACCATTCTTAATATGAACTTTAAACTATATACTGGCGCAATAGGATTTATGCATCTGAATCCCGCAGATATGCAAAATATTACTACAATTCTTGCTGGTAATTTAATCGGAGTATGCTTACTCTTGTTCTTCCCGCACTCCGCGGCTATTCCTTTGGTCGCTACAAAACTAGCTCTTCCACTTGGATTAGTAATGATAAAAGCAATAGTATGTGGTATGTTTATGTATACTGCTGTCTCTTGCTTCCGCAATTCTGCTCCATATATGGTTCCATTATGTGTTGCAGGTTTTATCCTCTTTGGCGGTGAACACTGTATTGCAGACCTATGTTATTTTATAGCTTCTGGTTCTTTCTGTTATGAAATGTTTCCTTTCTTTATAGTGGCACTTATTGGCAACTCTTTAGGAGCCATTCTAATTGACAGAACTAAAGTTTTATGATATTATAATAAAAGAAAAGGAGAATTGCTATGACATTATATGAAATGAACTAGATTGCTTATAACAAGCTTCCTAAGATGCCGAAAGCTGAAATCCGCAGGGCAACTGAAAAGCTTGAACAGTTTCTAACTAAGCATGACTCTAAATACTACATGATGTTAAATGTAGATGGTAGATACTACACTGTATATACCTATAATCAAGAGCATGATGTGAAGAAGATGGCTTTTGAAATGATTGATGTTGCTAAAACATTGGGCGTTTTAAAAGGCATCGAAGTGCAAAATGACATGGTCGAATTCTGGATTCAGCAAGATAAAACTTGCTCTATGTATGCCATGTTTGACTATACACAAGGGGTGATTGAAGTATGAACGATGTATTAGTAGTTCATTACGATCCATTTTCCGCGGAATCCCGTGTTTATATCTGCCGAGATGATTCTCAGTAGTAGACAGTAATCGACTCCAATATCTCTGAATTTGCGAAGAATATTGGTTTACTTGCGGATGCAACTAATATCTTTTCTGTAAAGATTGATGCTCCATCCCATGTAGTAGAAGAAATTAGACAACAGTTAATTACAAGTAATTACACAAAGCAAAAAATTGAAGTGGAAGGTATTTAATGATGTATACTTTGAAAACAACGAATGTGTATCGCGTACCCACTGTCGAAGATGCTCTTCGTCTGCGGAAGTGGCTTGACAAGAATTGTATTGGCGAGCTAACTTCCTTTAAGTACGCTACCAAATATATTAAGGCAAAGGGCGAGATTATTGAAGAGTATCAGCTTGTGACTGCTACTATTACCATCGACAATGAGAAAGACCCTGAAGGGGTTATGCCTATCAATATGGAGGATACAGATAATGGTTAAATTTGAGAAAGTTTCTCGCTTCGCGGACGTTGATCTATCTCTGCCGACTCGTGCAACCGCCAATTCCGCAGGTTATGATTTTGTAGTCGCAGAGGACATTGTAATTCCTCCCTATGATTTTCTAAGAACCAAGATTCAGGATGACTTATTTGAGAAAGAACGCCATGAAGACTTCTATGGTTTCATTGATCCCCTTTCTCTTGATGAAATGGCAGCTCTTACTAAGGAGCTTAAAGCCAAGATTCCTCTGGTATCTACTGGTATGAAGTGTCATCTTGAGCCTGGTCAGTATCTCGAACTGAGCGCCCGCAGTTCTACTCCTCTAAAACATTGGCTGATTATCGGCAACAGTATTGGTATTATCGACGCCGACTATTGCGATAATCCCGACAATGAGGGCGAAATCTTCTTCCAGATTATCAATCTTTCTCCTTTTGCTATTCAACTTAAGCGTGGAGATAAGATCGGACAAGGAATTATTCATACTTATGGAGTAACCGATGATGATGCCGCGACAGGCGAGCGCGTAGGCGGATTCGGTTCTACAAGTAAGTAATGAGTCGCTTGTTAGCCCTCGACCAAGCCTCAAAGGTTACCGGGTGGGCTATCTTTGAAGATGGTGAATTGAAGTCCTACGGTAAGATTTCTTTAGATGATCCAAATACTGATATTAGACTAGTTTAGTTGCGATAGGATATTTAGACTTTAGTTGCAGATTATAATATCGACGAAGTAATCTTTGAAGATATTTAGCAACAGAACAATGTGGCTAATAATGTTTAGACCTTTAAGGTCTTGGCAGAGGTTTATGGAGTTGTTTCAGAATTACTGCAAGAAATCCAGATTCCTCATTCAACAGTCCTCGCCTCGTCTTGGAAATCTACTTTAGGCATTAAAGGTCGAACAAGAGCAGAATAGAAAAAGAATGCTCAACTCTATGTAGAATAGAATTATGGTATCCATGTTATTTAGGATATCGCGGATGCTGTATGTATCGGAACCCATCATATCAAGAAGAATAAATGCGCTTGGTAAGGATGCGGTCTAAATAAAATAATCCTCCTTTCTTAACTCTTAAATTTTTTGAGAGGTTTAAGGAAGGAGGATTTTATGTTTACTTTTATTGCTGAACATTTAGTTGAAATTTTTTTCGGCTTAGTATCAGCGGGAGCCTTAGCTTTTTGTAAATACTTACATAGCTAGTTAAAGAATTACAAAAAATTACTTGAAGAGAATAAAGGCACTGAGCTAGAAAAAACTATAGATTCTCGTATTGAACCGATTCAGAAAGAGATCGAAGAACTCCGAAAATATATCATGGAAACTAAAGATATTGAGAAAAGTCATATGCAGCTAATTATTTCGTCTTATAAATTCCGTTTGGTTTAGCTTTGTAAAGCTTATATTAAATAGGGTTATATGACACAAGAACAATATGACCAATTAAGTGAGTTTTATCGAATATATTCTGGATTAGGCGGAAATGGTCAAGCTAAAGAATATTACGAATTAGCATTGGAACTACCAATTAAACCCGAATAACAAAATAAAGGGGACTTGTCTTTAACTTGACAAGTCCCCTTTATTTGCTTTTAATCGTTGAAATATATCATTGGTTTTAGAAATTATTTCCTATCCATAAGTAGCTATTAGATCCGCTAATAGCTCCTCTTGTTCAACGGTTAAATTAGTTTCATAGCTGAACATAGCAGCATGAGTTATTTCGTGACATAACACTCTCTTCATTAAAGAAGAATTAAGATTCTCATTGATATAGATACATTTAGTATCATTATCACAAACACCAGAAGCTAATGACCCATCGCTCCTAGCAAGAGTAGAGGAAGTTGGAGGTACTAGCAATATCCTCCAACTTACCCCGTTAATATTAAGCATTGAGATTTAACTACGCGATCTTATTAGTCAGGCTAGTCATTTTCTTCTCTAGAACTTGACGTTCTTCTGGAGAAGCTCCATCAATCATTTCTACGATGTCCTCAGAGAGTTCCTGCATATACTTCTCTAATTCCTTAACCTTTTCTGTCTTATCTTTATGAAGTTGTTTAGATTCCATATACATACGACGAGTTACTGGACTGCGGCCTTCGCGAGAATCGCGAATATCAATCTCACGTCCGCGTTCAGGATAATAAGGATAGCTCTCCCAGTCTTCATCGCGATCGCGCTTTTTCCATGGATAACGGCCGTCTGGACCTTCATAATACATTCTTCCATATACTCTATCCATATCTCTATGGCGATGGCTCATTTCTTTAGGTTCGTCCTCTTCGGCTTCTTCCATTGCCTTGACAATAGAGCAGTAATATTTAGCCTGCTCAAGGTCTTTAATCATATCAATAGCCTGACCTAATTCCTCAGTATCTACCGTATCAAGATGACTTAACTGTGCCTGAACACAGCCCATCAAGACTTCTTCCATATGCTTTAATCGTTCCATAAATTAAGCCACCCTTTCAACAATTAGATTAGCGTTTTGAACGCTTACTGGAATAGTAGAAATATTTCTTACGCTTACTTTTCCACAGCATCCACGTGGGATATCAATAAAGATAGCGCCAAAAATATTACCATAAGTGCTAACTGCGGTTGGCGTATAAATCATGGTAGTGGTATTGATAGGTTCACCATCAATAGCAATAGCTAATGAAATTGGTCCAGCAGTACCATCTGCGGGAACCGCAATATTACCTCCAAATGTCACGCGAAAACGCGCACGACACTGGCAATTAGTCAAACCTCTTAAAGTTACTTGACCGCTACCGCTACGATGAACGGTAGAAGAGTTGCCTGCGATAGCAACATTTGTGAATAAAACATCTTGATTAGCCGCGACTGTTTGCACAGCATTAGCGGTAATTTCCATAATACAAATCCTCCTTGTTTTTAATATAAGGGGAGATTACTCTCCCCTTATAAGTTAATTTAGGCAGTTAAACCGCAACCATAAGCTGCGGTCCCGCAGTTGCAGTATGGGTTTGCAACCACATAAGCGGGAACGGGTGCCTTAGTGCCGAGCTGGCTGACCAGATAATTGTTCTGAGCCTGCTGAGATGCAGCAAGGCGTAGAGCCTGGTTCTCACTCTGGAGATCAGAGATTTTCTCCTGGCAGAGATAATCAAGGATAGCACGAGTGCCAGCGTTCTGGCTGTCGATAATATCACGGGTGTGATTTGCCATAGAGGTCTGGATAGCGCAAGTGTTGGTTGCCATATTATAGTTAATATCAGCAAAACCACGTTCCATAGCGCGACCATTCTCGCAGCAGCAATCAGAAATCTCACGAGCAATACTATTCTGACCAATAGTATTATCATAACGAGCCTGATTGATAGCATTTTCAACCTGGCATACACCCTGTTTAGCAACAATGTCAGAAGTTAAACCGTTAGCAAGCTGAGCGGTTTGATAGCCGAGAGAGCAAACTGCATTATTAATACCAGCAAAGCCATTCAACATTCCAGTATTCATAGCATAGAGCCCGTCACAGAGACCCTGTTGTACGCCACGAACACTATTCTGGAGACCATTCATGTCGAAACCATAAGCGATTTCCTCACGAGTTGTAGTTCCCTGGAACGCAGGAGATCCAGCGCCTTGGCCGCCCATGCCGCGACCGAAACCATTACCCCACATACCACCGTTGAAACAGAAGAGGAAGAGGATAATAATCCACCACGCACCGTTGTCCCACATACCATCATTGCGGTTGTTACCACCAGTAGCAGCCGCAATATCAGCTAGACTATAGCCATTAGAATTATTGAACATAAAAATGTTCCTCCTTTAATAAGATGATTAAAGGCCAAGCATCTCTTTAAAGGCGGCAAATTCTTTGTCGAAATCTATTCCCTATTGTTTAGCTAAGTTACGAGCAATTTGCTCAATATCTGCGGATCGACCATTCTTGGCTAGATTTAAAAGATTCTGACCCATTGGGGTCTCACCCATCTAGCTTTCTAGCAGATTCATAGCGAGTTGCTAAGGATTCTGTCCACTCCTAAGCATTTGGATAAGTTGCATTGGGTTCATAATTCATGTCTCCTTAAAACTTAAATTTCTCAGTCTATTGCGGCTATGCCGGTGCGGACTGAGATTCTGGCTCCTTTCCTAACATAGCTTGTTTTAATTGCGCTAATGTAGTCTCAAACTCTTCTCTAGTAACATACTGAGGAGAGCTGACGACTGGCTCATTCTTTAACTCATAAACATTAAGACTGGCTGTGCCATCCATGTTTATTTGCTTAGTATAAATACGTCTATTTGCTAAATCAGGAAAATAAAATACAGAGCCATCGAAATCAATGCTAATGGCACGGGCCTCTTCAATAGAAGATACAGGCCGGCCTTTAATACCCATTTGCGGCTAGGTCTGATCCACATATTGAATACCTGGTCTTGGATACATAGGCTGCTGTGGATAGTATGGATAATTAGTTGCCAAAATTTTTTACCTCCTAAAAATATTTCCTTTGACCTTTCATTAGTATATGAAAATCGTCTATGGACGATTTTACATTTTTGCCAAAAATTTTGCCAATTTTTTTGAAAAAAAATATAGGGAGCCTAATAGGCTCCCTTTTTCTTGTTATTTGCGCTTATTAACCTCAGCCTCAATTAACTGAGTGAGATAAGTATTCAAGTCACCTGTAGCCTCGGTAATATATTCCTTAGCGTCGTCACTTAGAATAGTCATAATAGCGTTCATTGTGCGGTTAAATGCTTCCTTCTGAGCTGCTTCATCGAAGCTTCCAGATTTCTTCAAGCTATCTACATAGGTTTGATTGGTTGCAATAACGCAATCAACAACAGTTTGATAAATCATATTAGTGTACTTCTGAACAGTCTCATTATCGGTCTTAGAGTTAATCTCATTGCGCTTAGCAGTCAAGTAATCAACGAGATATTTAGTCAAGATACCGAGCAAAGGAATAACACATACCTGGATAATCTGAATCACAATTTCTGGCATAATAATTCCTCCTTATTGTATATAATATATCAAACAAAAGGAAGATTGATTATCTTTTTCTGTCCAAATCAAATCTCTCCTATAAGCGGAGCCGTAATGTAGATTCTGAGATTTCTGGACATTCTTTCGCGAGTCTAGTAATTGGTTCATTCTTGCGGAAACGCTGATATAGTTCCTCGAAATTCGAGGGAAGAGGTTTCCTTGGTCTACCAAACTAGACGCCATTAGACTTGGCGGCCGCAATTCCTTCAGCCTATCGTTGCTTAATATAGGTTCTCTCTTGTTCAGTCTAAAAGGATAATACCTATAAGACAAGATCAGAGATAAATGTGCCCATAACGTCTTTACAATATGACGTGTCTAATAATGGCATATCTAATACTTTAATATCTACTTTCTTGCTCTTGGTAATTAAACTCCATTGCTCTAGAATCTCTGAGTAGTTGCGACCTAATCTATCAATACTCTTAATGATAATCATATCATTCGGCTGAACTGTACTCACTAAATCCTAGTAGGCTGGACGATTGAAGTCCTTACCTGATTGTTTATCGACGAAGATATTATCTCTATCTACGCCTGCATCGGTTAATGCAATAATCTATCGGTCTAGATTTTGATCTCTTGATGAAACCCTTGCATATCCAATAACACCTTTATCACCTCATTATATAATGAAAATTTGGCAAAGTTGATTTAACAACTTTGCCAAATTTTTTGGTAAAATTATTCAGTAACCTGCCGCAGTTAGAACCTTCTTCATGTTCTCCGCGAGATCAGGAGGAAGGCAATCCGCAGAATAAGTAATTTTATCTAATTCCGCGGTTGTAGTTGCGCGTCTTGCTAGAATTAAAAGGTGATTACAAAGAGTTGTATGGTATAGTTTATGCGCGGTAGCTTTTTCGGCAATAGTTTTAAGTTCTACAGCAGTAAACATACGACATAACTTTTTATCTGCATGATAGGGGTACCCCTTAGCTCCTTGTTCTATTGCTGAAACTGCAGTTGATAGATTGATTTGATCAGTTTCTTCAAGACTAAAGCGCTCCGTTCCTTCAGTTGTTTCAACATCCATACCTGCGATAATTGCTTGATTACAAGTATTAGATAAGTTAGTAATTTTTTCTTGTTGAATAATTTCAAAAGGTCGAGTATCTGGTTCTTCTTCAATGGTGTATTCACCGTTATAAGCTTCTTTTTTCGCCAATTCTTCATTGGCCTCTGACCATCCGAGAGTAACTGCTGCGAGAGATTGCTCAATCTGCGGCTCATCCTCTGTGCCGTGGTTAATCTCCGTGCAAAGTTGATATTTGATGAGTTTCATGGTCCTTCCTCCTTAGTTCGTGGTTTTGGTGTATTTGAGCATTACGTGGCAGTTGCCTCCTACCGCACTTGTGCCGCACATAAGTGTGATTTTTGTACGACTAACATCAGCAACGTAGAAGCTCCATGGGTCCGACAAATTATTGTTGGAAATGCTGGGCATTGGCATACCGCCACGCAATCCTTGGAAAAATATGCAATCCCGCATATTCACAATTCCGTGCTCCACTTGTTTATTGTCCGCGATCTTTCCACAATCAACGATTTTATAATATACCGGTTTTCCCCAGAACCGCTCCGTGGTGCGGTATTCCACGCCAATCTGCATAAGAGGGTTAACCCATTCCCATGGGTAAATGATAGAGGCGTAAATAGTTCTTGCGCAAAGGCATCCATGACCAGCATCGTCAGTTATATTTATGGATTCTTGATAGCATACGGCACCATTGCCCCAAACTCTGATCAAAGTGGCATCCATAGATTGACCGATTACGGAGGGCAATGTCCCTTGAGGCGGTGCCTCACGGTCCCAATGATACCACCCGTTCGTTTTTACCTCATCAAGATTATCTTCCGGGGTAAGTAGTTTACCTATGTTTCCCAACCCAAACCCATCTGGGGCAGCATTGATATTCGTCCGGGCCTGGGTTTTCTGGTCGTCACTGAGCATCTGCGGCGTATAAAGTACTGTATCAGAAGTATGATTATCTACATATTGCTTAGTTGCAGCTTCTAAATCTTTCGCAGGATTATCCTTTAGGATTAAAGAACCAGTCATTGTTCCACCAGAAAGAGAAAGCGCTCCAATAGATTCTGGTATAATAGGATCTGCTCCATCCTTACTATGTGTAGCCGCATGAAATTTAGCAGATTCATAGGAAGTTGTTATTACGCCAGTGCCAGGTTTAAAAGTAATAGTAGCAGGAACTTCTGCAATTGGAGGACGAGTAGCGTAGAAGCTAATAGCGCCATCGCTTAATTCACTCTTATAAAAGATACCTTCGTCATTGCTAATATTTACTATTGCATCACTTGTTGTTTTTAATCCATTGATTACAACTTCTGCCGTCCAGTAACCAGTAAGGTTGTCTACCTTGTGATAAGTCCAGTTATTGTAGTAGTCAGCAAACGTAGGAATACCAGTAAGATTATTGGTTTTTCCCTCAAGGTATTGCACCAACTGTACGAGGTCTGATACGGAAATTTCATTATTACCAGTAACCTTTGCACACTATGAATCAGCACCCGTTAGTGTTATAGTACCACCTAAGTGTTCGCTTATTCGATTTCTATCATTCTCCGTAATTTTACCATCGCCATCTATATCGCCGCGCATTCGACCTTTAGGAATAGTAAAAGCTAGAAATGAGCTAGTCTATTGACCTTGCAAAATACATTTTAAACTCACTTTAATTCTCCTTTCATCTTCTAAAAAGTACACTTAACTGGGCTTTGGTCAATCATAAATAATTTTCTTAGCTTGTTTTTTATGTATATCTGAAAAGGTAAGATACCTACTTGAAGGGAAAAGGGTTTCTATACCTTTTTCCCAATTTTTTATTATCTAGTTTCTGGGAGTATTTTTCCCATAAAAAAGTGTACTTTTTCTCGGAAAATCTTTTGGCATTTTTAAAAGAGCTAGATACGAAGGAGGTTATAATCTTGCCTAAGTGTATTTTAGCTGAGCAAGGCGGAAAAGGTGGAGGAAGCGGTATCGTTCTTATGAAGATCGAAGTCACCACTAAGCCTACTAAGACCAGCTATCTCGCGGGCGACAGCTTCAATAGCGCCGGTATGGTCGTTACCGCATCTTATGATACTGGGCAAGCGGTTCTAGCAACCGCAGAAGTTAGTGGATATTCTGTATCCCCTAGCGTCTTAACTGATGGTACTACTTCCGTAACCATCACCTACTCTGAGGGCGGAGAAACTTGCACTACGACTCTAGCAGTCACAGTCACGCATAGGCTCTCCACGATTACTGTAACTACTAAACCCAATAAGTTGACTTATGAGTATGGAGATACTCTTGCTATCGCGGGTATGGTAGTGACAGCTAGTTATTCTGATTCTCAAACTAAAACTGTAACTGATTACTCTTGTTCTCCAACAACTTTTTCAACTATTGGAAATCAAGTAGTTACAGTTAGCTACACAGAAAATGGAGTTACTCAAACTGCAACTTTTAATGTCACGGTCAATCGTAAGTCTGTAACTAAACCTACGTGGAAGAGTAATCTTACATATACTGGAAGCGCGCAATCGGTTAGTAGCGCCAGTTATTGGAATAACTACAACAGTAGCTACATGACTATCGGTGGTACAACATCTGCAACTAATGCTGGCACTTATATTGCTACCTTTACACCAGGAAGCAATTATCGCTGGACGGACGGAACGACCAGCGCGATCAATGTCAACTGGACAATCAATAAAGCAACAGGTAGTTTGAGCGTAAGCCCAACAACAGTAGCTATTAATGGTAATAACTATAGTTCCGGTGTAGCTGTTACTATTACTCGCGCAGGTGATGGTGCTATTAGTTATAGTCCTACCAGTATTTCTGGTTTGACTTTATCTCTTAGTGGCAATACTCTTACTATTAAGGGTAATGGTTCTACTCCAGTTTCTGCTACTACTATTACGATTAAAGTCGCGGCTGGCACTAACCATACTGCACCTTCTAATAAGATAATTACTGTTAGTGCAGAATATTGGTCTTGGGGTGCTGATGGTGGTACTGTTGATGCAGCATGGTTTGCTGGATTAAAGAACTATCTTGCTTCTCATAGTGGCGCATCTATTAAAACTAGTAGTGGTGGTGCTATTCTTGGTACTACTAAATCTGTAACACTTTCAAGCGCAGTCTTAGGGACCACTACTCACTTAATTAGAGTTATTGGTGTAGATCAAGATGCTAATAATACAGTTACGTTCCAAACTAAGAACTGCTTATCCCAGTATACCACTTTCGGTAGTAACGCAGTTTGGATTGGTTCTACTGCTAGAAGTCTATGTCAGAATTACTATAATGCTTTCCCAGGTAAAGCGGCTATTAAGACTGTAAGTAAGGGTACTTGCCCATCTACAGATAGGTCTCGTAATGGTACTCCTACATATAATAACGAAACAGTATTCCTGCTTTCTGAAAGAGAATTTGGACTTGATTCTTATTCTCCTCTTGCTACTGCTAACTCTACTACATCAAGAGCAGAGTGTACTAATGGCAAGAATTTTGCGTATAGTTATTATACTAGCAACGCTACACGTGTTATGTATTTAGGAGATACATCCACGAGCAGTTACGGTTATCCATGGGAGCGCTCGCGCGTCTACACCAACTCGAACTTCGTGTGCGTTGTCTACACCGGCGGGGGCGCGAACTACTACAACTACGACATCAGCCGTGGCTTCGCGCCGGCTTTCGTCATTGGTAATTAAAAACTTTCAAAAGTGGGACAGTATAGATTAAAATGTTAGCCAGTTTTCTCATATAAATAATGAGAAAGGAAGGCGTTAATTTTGTCTGTAAAAACAAAAGATCGACATAAATCCAAGCGTGAATGTCTCCAGAAGTCACGCGAACTGGTAAATTACATTTTAGTCTTAACTCGTCCTAGAGAGTTCGACGAATCTGGAAAACAAATTAAAAAACCTGGATTGCTTGGAGAGGGACAACCTTTCCAAGCGTTCGGGTTAGATATTATCAAATGCGGAAAGGGCATACATGCCGCCTGCTATCAAGCTAGTGAGATCTACTTGAATAGTTAGGAAACTTTAATTGCACGAAAGAAATATTGGAATTAGGCTATCGCTTATTGCGACAGTATCTTTCGTCAAATCGATCTCTGTATCTTCGAATACGCATAGACCAACCAGAAGAAACGACGCTCTTTTGAGCATCTTGCTCGTTTAACAAAGGCTATGAAAGAAACTTTATAGGATAGAGTTAATCGAGATTATTTAATCTACGAGCATTCCTACTAGAAGCCAAAGAGTTATAGAAGAGGTCGGTAATGATTTTACAAGATGTCAAGTTCTGTATTTTTCGCTCGCGCAACTACAACAACTCGAACAACGTGTGCAATGTCAACAACAACGGGAACGCGAACAACAGCAATGGCCTCGCGCCGGATTAGATGGAGCTATCCCGTTGCAAGTCAAGCTGCGAAGCAGCGCAGACGAGCAACACCTAGAATAGTACCCCAGAATATATTATTGTCCATCTAATTATGGTTTATTCTGGATGCATTGGTTCACTCTTGTGGACTAAGAAGGAGAAGGAATAGAACATATTATTAAATAGTATATTATAGGTAGATGCCTTTTCATCTAAGGAGAACTTGACTATTTCGTCTCTGCGACGGATAAATGAATACGATTACAGATGCGGAGCTCGCGAAGTAACCGCTATTACTGTATGATAAGGAGAAAGAAGTTGAGTTAGTAGTAGACATCTTTCGAGCGTTTTTGTAGTTTTGACGCATTATATGATTCCTCTTATCGAGTTTGTCGAAATGTTCGATGGAAAGATAGTACAATCAATTTTGAAGAGAATAGAATTGAAACAATCTTACAAACAGAAGCCGATTTGCGAGCTTGTGAATACAAGCAGCTTGTGTTTAGTTGTTTCTCAATCATTGAACGAGGTAAGCCACGAGACATAAGAGCGTGTCATATCAACGACAGACTGGTACAAAATGCCCTATGTGAATAGAGCTTATTACCAGAATTAACTCCTAAGTTTATTTATGATAACTGTGCAACGCTTAAAAATAGAGGTATAGATTTTGCTTTAGCAAGAGCAAAGAAACATTTACAGATGGCTCATAAAGAGTACGGATTAGGAAATGATTTCTTTGCTTTACGAATTGATATTCGTAAATACTTTGATTCTATCGACCATGAGGCTCTTAAAGAAATCGCTAAGCGTGTTATTAAAGATCCTCAAATTTATGAATTATGCTCATACTTAATTGATACATTTTCTTTTAAGCTAACAAAAGATAAGCATCCAATACCGGGCAAATAGTATTATATTGCTAAAGGCAAAAAATATATACCTGCGGATATCCAGTCTTTCCGGCCGCATCACCAATATTATGAGTGTGAAGCTAAAAGTCTTGGGTTAGGAAGTCAGACATTACAGTTGTTTGCATTGCTAGCTTTGAACGAAGTTGACCATTTCATTAAAGAAGAATTACATATTAAGTATTATGGACGCTACATGGATGATTCTTATCTTCTATGTAACGATAGCAAATACTTAGCAGAATGTAAAGCTAAGATAGAGAAGAAATTAAAAGATATAGGTCTTACTCTTAACTAGAAGAAAACTACTATTTCGCGCATTACCCCTATCGCACCTAAAGATAAGGTTCATGGCACTCCATTTAAGTATCTTAAATGGAATTTCTATCTAACTACTACAAATCATGTAATCTAGATACCTTTTAAGAAAAAGATTGTGCATTAGCGCAGAAAATTGCGTAAAATGGCCGCTTTATGGCAACAAGATAAAATTCCTACTGAAGAAATTCAGAAATCTTATCAAGGCTGGAGAGCACATATCGCTAAAGGTTCAAGCTTCTATATTATCCAAGATATGGATAATTATTTTCGTTCATTATTCAAAGGAGTTGAAATAAAGTAATGTATGTATTATTAAATCGTGAGAATATTGTAGTTGATATTCTCGACAATCTTCGTTACATTAAACTACAATCTTCTAATGGTATTGTCGTTGCCTGTTCAGAAGAAGAAGGCACTGGGGTTATTGGCTCTGATTGCGACACTCATTATGTCTTAATTCAAGCTGATACAATCAACTCTCCTAACGCAGTTCGCGTTATCGAGGTTGAAGAAATTCCATCCACTGTTACGCCTAATCTATATAAGTTCGATAATGAAACTCAGAGTTTTGTTTATCGCTATAGTTTAGATGAAGCTAAAGAGCTTAAGCAAGAGAAGAATAAGCTACTTTTCGCAGAGTATCTTGCTTCTCATCCATTAACATGGACAGATGGAAAAGAATATGGAGTTACAATGGAGGATCAATCTGAGATTAGTCTTAACTTAAGTCAATATCAGATCGCCGTTCAGGCAGGTATTGAATCTCCAACTCTGGAATGGCACGCTCGACACGAAGAGTGCTAGCCTTGGACATTAGAAAATCTTGTTGCATTGTCTATGTCCATCTCTGCGGCTGTATATCCAATGTATCGTCAAATGCAGTAGTATAAAATCTCTATTTATGGAGCAGCTTCTTTAGAGGAGCTAGAACAGGTAGAGCTTGATTATGCAGACCAAACTAAATAAGTTTCTTACCTTATTCACTGTTGGAGGTTCTCTCTATTTTATTATAGAGTTCTTGTTTAAGACCTTCATTAGTGGTGGTATGATACATTGGTCAATGTTTCTCTTGGGCGGACTTTGTTTCGTTCTTATTGGAGAAATAAATGAGGTTATACCTTGGGAAATGTCTATCATTAAACAAGGGGCTATTGGAGCCGCGATAGTTACCTCACTTGAATTTGTATTCGGCGTAATTTTGAATCTAGTTCTAAAGCTAGGAATTTGGGACTATTCAAATTTACCTTTCAATATATTGGGGCAGGTTTGTCTTCCTTTCTCATTCGCGTGGTTCGGATTAGCTCTTATAGCTATCTTCCTCGACGACTATCTTCGTTGGAAGTGGTTTAATGAAGAAATTCCGCACTACCATCTTAAAGACAAAGTTTGCCATTAAAACAAAAAATAGGGGAGAACCTTAATTAAAAGGTTCTCCCCTATTTTTTTTATTTATTTTACGTCGATAATGACGATTTCAATATCTCCTTCAATGGCCTTGCTAGCCGTGAAGGTAATACCAGATCCAACAGTTGCTTGTGCACTATCAATCTTGTTATAATCATCATGGTTACTAACCCAGGAAATGATTGGAGGTACATTACCATTCTTGCCACACTTCAAATTAGTATTACTATAAGAATAGGTATAAGTATCTCCAGAATGTACCCAGTTGGCTTGAGCAAGAGTAACTGTATAAGAGACGGTAGTTACTTCATCCATCTTATTGTCTGTCTCGCTTTTACTATACACATCTAAGTTAGTTCTCGCGGCCGCCGCAGTCGTAGCACCGGTACCACCAGCTTTAATAGGTAGAGTACCGAACTTTGGAACACCAAAAACCTCTGCGAATAATGCTCCAGTACCTAACAGACCAGAGACACCATCAGTAGAATTTCCAGTTACAATAGCACCGTCCTCGATAGACACCATCTTAACTGCATCAGTACCATTACCGAGCAGTAAAGCATTAACTGTTAAAGTTTTCTGTCCAGTGCCACCCTGTGCAACAGTAGCAGTCATATTAGTAAGAAAGATATCATCAATGTCAATCTCTTTGGTGTCTTTCTTCAAAATAGAAGCCGCATATGCATTAACTTGAACACGTCCACCAGTAGTATTAGAAATATCAATGAACAGATTGCCTGTATTCTCGCAGAAATAGGCGTATCCCTCATGCATGGGGATTTGAGTGAGAAGCTCTTCCTCGCCTCTATAAATCTTAAATAAAGCCATTATTAAATCCTCCCTTTAATCAAGGCTTTTCTATAAGGTCTTGGAAAGATCCCCATGAAACAAGGCTCTATACCTAATCTTTAGAATAAGCCGTTTTTGATGTATCTCCATCGCCGCCAATCAGCGAGTTAATATAATTGATTGAGTAAGTCTTATTGTCAACATTTTCCTTATAAGACTGCTCGATTAAACTAGAAACACCACCAGTTAACTACGCTCTATCCCACTCACCAATATTAGTCTTATAATACCAATAAGATACATCTCCACCATTACCAAGCAAGGTCCAAGTAATAGCAAAGATTTTATGAGAATCAATAGTGCCAGAATAGTGTTCCTGAATATAAGTGACACCATTGGCTAAACTAGCAGCAAACTCCGCAGTCTCAGTTAAATGATATTCAGCTTCAATATTAAGAGCATCCCCAACAGGACCTTTAATACTCTTCTCACTAGCTTTCCATCCATTAGCGGTTAAAGTATATAAAACACCGGTTTCGCTATTGAGATAAATATCTCCGATTCTCGCGCCATCAATAGCAGTAGTTGCTCCATCAGCAGTAATCTCAAGACCTGCAAATAGTTTACTACCAGTTGGAATCTTGAAACTAAAGGTTACTGTGTCTTCACTAGTAATAGCAGAAGTGACAGACCCCTGCTCTGTTGAACCAACAAAAGTAGAAGAAACTGCGGGCTTCGGAGCCTATGGGAGCTTAAATTCAAGCTGCCATTCGGTACCTTCCGCGTTTGTTAGTGTCCTTTCAACTAGCGGAACCGCAGGTTTAAATCCTTCGTCGCCTTCGATATAAGGAGCGATAGCACTAGCGTTGACCGCTGGTAGTGGTTGCTGAATACTTGCTTGATATTCAAAGACACAAGTAGTATCATCTGTCTTACTAGTTACTTTATAAATAAAACCAGTGGCTTCATTGATATAGTAATCTCCAACTCCATAATTGGCGAAAAGTGGATCGGTAAGAATGTATGTTTTACCGGTTTTTTGCCCTAATAAACTACCATAATAGAATTTAACCGCACGAGGCAAGTCAAAATGTAACTTAGGCGCATTAACTGTTCCAACATTAGTTACTTTGGGTTCAAAGTCTGGCGCTCTAGTAACTGTCTCTGGTGCAGCCATTACTTGACTACGAGGCAGAGAAAATGTCAAAATAGGATGCTCGTGGAGAGTATCTTCTTCACTATAACCAAAACTCACAGTTGGCTCAGCATCAGCGTTTAATACTTTGTGAAGAATATTACTATCTAAAAATTCCTGAGCTACAGGTAATTGGAATTTAAGTACAGGCCGGTTAATATCAGTTAAATCAAGTCTGACCTTTGGTTCTTCCCCAACGCCAATAACATCAACTGTAACCTAATCAATTACTTGAGACTGCGGAATATTAAAATGCACGGTTGGGTGGTCAATATCATCATCATTATATACAACACTTGGCTTTTCATCTGCATTTAAAACGGTTGCTTCTTGCGGCATTGACAATACCTACGCTCTTGGCAGCTTAAATTGAATAACTGGCATATCTTGATTAGATAAATCAGTTTCAACATCTGGTTGCTCATTTGCATGGAGTACGATTGCCGGTGTCGTGATACTAATCTTTGGAGTATTACCAGTACAAGAAGAAATGAGCTTATAACTAAGGCCGCTACCCTCGCCCGCAGATTCATCATATACCTTCTACCATAAAGTAGAGTTTAAGCTTTGTTTATTTCCCGCTTTTAAGTCATAATTCATGCGGGTCATATATGTAGCATCAGATGGCAAGCCATAAGATACCATAACAAATTCGCCCACAGAGATAGGAGATGCCCATCCTTTATCTAAGTCAACTTGCGCTCCATCAGGACCGTAATAAGACTCAAATATCTTTTTAATCTCGAAGCTCTGTCCAGCAGGACCTCCGTAGAAAGATTGCATGTCTATACCTCCTTATCCCTAGAGTGGATCGTAAATAAAGTCTACAATTACGTTATCTAACTCACCAATAACAGTTTTATCTTCTTTGTAAACTCCGTTTAGACCTTGATTTAAAATTGCCCTACCCTTTTGAAATGCAGCAATGTAAGTCTCATTAGCTTCATTATATCCATTCCAATAGGTTTTATAAGCATCAGAAGTTGGGTCAGTAGGCTCTTCTCCTAATGCAGCGATAGCAGCTTCAAGAGCCACCTTAGCCTCTTTGATAATCTTCTCGCCTTCTTGTTTTTTACTTTCTGATTCTTTCTCGTCTTTAATATAAACTGTAGGACGAACGAACTTCATACTTGTAATAACAATATCTTCATCAAGCTCATAAATACCAGTGCGGCCAATCATGATAGTCTTGCTAGCATTCATGACAACTTGCGCTCCTGGTGGAGCCTGAATACCAACTTTGGTAAACTATTTGGCACTAGAAGCACTTACAATGTCATTGTAAATATCAATCCCAGAGGAACTATAATGTTTTCCATCGCCAGTGCTACTTGTATCTACTACACGATAGTAGATTTGTCCAATAGCAGACATCGCCCTCTCCTCCTTATACTCGTGTTAAAACTTCTGTCGCAGTAATACTCATAGTGCCATTATAAGTGAGAGGTAAAGAATATTGGGTAATCTAATAGTTACCATAGATATTGCTATCTTTATCTTCAACCCTAATTATATTATTAGGCTCTATATAATATTTCGGCAAACAGGTTAAAGAAATAGTAGTATTATAACATAAGTTCTAATACATCATTTCTCGGATTTGGTCAAAGCAGCTAGTTCCAGTAGTGCTTATTGAGAACATATCATAGTATTCATTAGTTAGAATAAAGAATCTCTAACCAATTCCTTGATATTTAACAATCAAGTCCTAATCTAATCCTTCAATAAATACAACATCGGGAACTTCGCTATTATATACGGTTTTTATGTCATTATTATTAACGACTTTAGTCCTGCGGCCAATATTCTTAATAGAATACTTACCAAGAGCAGAACTAGTATCTATAAAATCTAGCCAGAAGTTAATAGAACCTGGATCATTAAATACATCAGGATTCCAATGATTCGTAGCATCCCAGTTTTTGTTCATTGGGTTATATAGATTACGCCATTCTGCAATTAACTCTGAATCATAATAATTATCATAAACACTATTAGACACCTAAGCATTAAGAGCACGACGATATAGCTCTTCTCTCCATTCATCGCATGGAGTACCTACTAAGGTAACTGTATAGTCATCTACACTATAATCATCAAGAGTATTAAAATCATAGCGAACAATAAGATTAGATTTTTTATCCTTTACTTCCCACATATTCTACATAGCTAGATCAATGTCTGGTTTATCATCAATAGCAAGATGATAACGGATAGATACCTCTACGCCGGTTGAAGTCTTACGCTTACCCCAAACATAAAAGTCATTCTTCACATTATCATACTTAGGATTGCGGGTAATCGCGGTTGTCGTGTCAAGATCGGTAAGCGAGTATAAAAACTTTGCATTATTATACGAGCGCACATAATCTTCTGGGCTTAATTCTAATAATGGACTACCGGTATTGAGATAGTTCTTAATCTCTTGGAATACAAACTTACCATCTATATTATAGAAATATTCATAATTACCGAGAGTGCTAACAATCTTGTCTAATAAGGTTACTACCGTGTCTCCCGCATTTAATACCAGCTCTCCGGGATAGGTAAAATCGGTATATTTATATCCAGCATCTTGTCCATAACTAAACATATGCGGATAATCTTCTTGCGCTTCAAAACTTAAACTCTAGTAGTCATTGGAGAAATATACTGGCTTATCTCCCATATATCTTACTAACATCTTAATCTCTTCATCAATGTCAGTAATGATAATATTCTCAATAGCTTCTCCACCCCAGTGATTTACCGCTTCATAAATAATTTGGAAGATAGTAGGATATTGAATCTCTACGTCTCCATTATCAAGCTAAACAAGACTTTCATGAAAGGTTATTGATGCCGGCAAAGTGCCACCTGCGGTTCCGTCTAATAGACACATCTTATCTTTACCAGTGATAGAAATATTCCAACCACTAGTAGAGCGACTAATATTAGCAGAGGATAAAACAAACAAGCCGCAAGGAAACCAAATAATATCTCCATAGTTCTTATAAGACTTTAATGGATTATCATAACCAATTAAAACTTTAATCTTCTTGTTAATAGAAATCTCATTATCAATATCCTCAAGATTACTATTATCAATAGAAGCAAGCATAGTAAGGTTAATGGTTCTTCTAATTGCGGAAGAACCATTAACGCTCAAGTTACCACTAGTGATAGAACCCTAAATCTCTTTAATTGGTTCTTCATCCTTAAAAGAAAGGAGGATAATCTTTGCATACTATACTCGCATATGCAGTTTATCTAACTAGGTTAGAAAATCCATGTCATTAAGATACTCAAACATGAATATTAACTCCTTTCTTTGCTATACTTCATTGTTGTTTGCGCGGTTAAACATTTGTAGTTAATAACCGCGAATTGAGGTTTCTATAAAGCAATATACTTAATCATACCATCCATCGGGCTAAGAGTATATCGGCCCGTTGGACCAAGCATGACTGGATGTTTATCGCTACCATCTTTCTTTTGACCAATATATAAGATAGTCTGTGGGTCTGCTTCAACGTCGAAGGAAGTAATATCAGAGAAAGAATAATAAATAATTCCATTCGTCCATTTACCATCTTCATCTTGCTCAAATCCACCTTGAATATTATAAATAAACTCTACCTGCTTGCGAGTTTCTTCTTCTATAATATCGTATAGGTTGACAGTCTTATAGACATTATAATTTGTATTATCTACTAAGATACGACCTAGCTTATCTTCCTCCACAGTTGAATCGCTATAGATGCGATATGGAGTCTCGCCAGGCCCATAGTAATACTTATAATTCTTCAAGACTTTATCAGTTCCGCTAAAGATGCCAGAAATTTGACCCCAAATACGAGAAGTATCAATAGATTCTACTTCACCAACTTCATCGTTTCTTTCTCTTGTTAAAGAGCAGACATAATTCACAATAATAGGATATTTAACAGATTTCATACTTAAAGAGCTAACACCCTCTCTGACGCTATATAACCTATTTGGCGCAACTATAATATCTGTTCCATTAACAGCAAGTTTAACCGCAGAAGATGGAGCATTACCGGCGGCTTCTTTTAGAGCCGCCCAACGAGTGAGTTCAGCCTCTGTCTCTTTAGTATCTTCTCCAGCTTGCTCTTGTTCAGCTTTCTTTGCTTCTAACTCGTAAATCTTGCCATCAAAGTCTATGGTTGGATATCTCTCAATCCAAAAAGAATCAACACTAACAAGAGATAGTTTATATCGACCATCACCAACTGCAATTTCTTCCTATTGCTTAATTAAAGCATAGATATCATTTCCATCAGGACATTCTGAATAAATACCACTAATTTGACCAAATGCAGATTGCTTTTCAGTAGATACTTCATTAGTGAAAACTCCAATATCGGTAATGCCAATCTCATCAAGATTTTCGAGCGTATTCTCTAGAACCTCATAAGCAGTAGCAGAGAACTCAAAAATCATGCGTCCTAGAGATGCATTAGGTGTCATTGATACATTCATTAAACCAATAACAATATTTCCCTCAGTAGGAGATTTATAGAGCTTATAGGTAAAGTCATTAAGGAACTATTCCGCTTTCTCTCTAAACTTGCGCTCTACAAAGATATTATCATCAGTAATATTAGTATCAATAGCAAGATAAGAAGGAATAGCAACCTCTCCTCTTGTCGCTGTAGATACACTAAACTTATCTTTAGGGATTACTAATTCATTATTATAATAATAACCATCTGCTCCCAAAGTAAAGAAAGTCTAGTCTTCATCCATCTAAAAGCTAATTAAACCACTAATTGGAAACTCGGCATAATAAGCATAGCCATTCTTCGCTAAATGCGGGAATTGGTCTCCAAGGGTATCTTGCTTGCTTGCTAGTACCGTATGCTTAAAACTACTGAGCTTTTGGTTATACTTTAAGCGCAACTGCACTCCGTCTCTATATAGATAAGAGTATTCAAAGTCAACGCTTCTCGCTGGAATAGGAGAGCCGCTTTCTTGCAAAGGTGCGCTCCGCAATCCTTGAGAGTTTTGATACTAGAAAGCATACTTATATTTGACGCCACTCTCGATAATAAAATCTGTATAAATTAGGTTATCATTAAGAGTTTCTTCAAAATAATTAAAATATTTTAAGTCCTCATATACTTGATAATTACTTTCTTCAGATGCGCGAGTAAGTACATAGCATCCAGTTAATGGATTTTTTGCAGTTAGATAAACTCGTATACAACCATTTTCACGACAATAGACATCTGTATCATTTACCCGCATTGTCACGCCTTCTAATGCCTCCAAATATACTTTAACAACTTGGAAGTCATAGGATACTTTTGCTTTATATCCATTGCGCGTTGCAATAGAGAAATAAACTTTATAAGACTCGTTATTTGTCAACATAGTCTTAAACCGATAAGAGTTATTCTTACCGCTAACTGCTTGAATCCAATCTGATGACTCGATTAAATCTGTTCCAGTTTCATCATATAGATCAAACTTATATTTCTCCAACGGTTCCTCAGAAGCATTATCAATATAATCTCCTACAAATAATGGAGTTAAACTAGCCTCTGTCTACCTACTAGCAATAACATCTGTTCTTAAAGTACCGGCATTCTCGATATAAATTTCTGGTTGCGCAATAGCTTTAATAACCATGACGGTAGACCACTCAGAGAAAGTCTGATTGTTAATCTATTCTTTCTTCCATGCAGCAAAAGAACTTAAGTCAGTAGGAAAACTAGTAGATCCAAAGCGTAACTGAATCTTATAACACACGCCCGGTGACCAAGATTTCCGCAAATCCGCAGTTAGGATTTTAATTCCATAAGGGCTAGACTCTTTAGTCAAATCCACATTCTTATAGATAATATTATCTGGGTATTTCAAAGTATTTACAATGCTAGAATTTGAGCGCTATTCAACTACTCGAATTTGAATATGTTTAATAGTCTCAGCACTCGTCACCTTCTATAGAGTATACTTGATTTCATAGTCTGGTGTAGTGGCTAAAAATGCAGGCTATGTACTCTATAAAGTAGGCGGATAAATACTAATTGGCATATTCCGCGCCTCCTTTTTCTCTAACTCTATATATTATAAAAATTGCTTTGGTTAAGATAATTAAATCCGTCCAAGCAAAAAGAAAAGAAGAAGAGACTTAAATCTCTTCCTCTATCATAAACTCAAGAGCTTCTGCGATACCAACAGAGATATTCAAGTTCTCAATATCTGACATTTTAACTTTAACAATAGGAACATCAACTTCTGTTTCCGCAATCGCAGTTAACTCCTAATTAACTGTATCTATTTGCTATTCAGGAATACTGTATCCACCATCGACTTCTACTCCATAAGTTGCTGCAACTGATTGACGAGCAAAATCAATATCTTCAACAATAGGAGTTAAAAGTTTAATATTCCTAACAATAGCAAACGATACCTTCGCGGGAAGCTTAGTTTCCAGATCGGAAGCCAAGCTTGTTAACCCACGATACATCGTGACAATATCTTTATTTAACATGGTTATCTCCTTTAGCTCATGCATTAACCGCGGTCTATAATGCAATAAATACATCAGCGGTAATAAGTGTGCCAGTAGTTCTATCTGTATGCGCTGTCACTCGGCTTACGCCAAGTGCTCTAGCTAAAATATTATATTTAGCGGCTGTTACTAATTCACCAGAGCTAACCTCCGCATCACTATAATTAGCTCCGCCAGATTGATTCTCCCAATTTTTTCGCTATTTCACTCTAGCAACTAAGGTATTCCACTTATTAGCTGAAAGCCCACCAGACGCCTAAATAATTTTATCAGTAGCTACGCCACTACCCCATGAAAACTCAGCTGGTTTTGTATAAAATACTAAAGTATCAGACGCAGAACCTAAATTCTTACTACTAGCAGAGCTATATGTTGTTCTCGGACCCGATTCATTCCAATCGCTCCACTCTCCATACTTAGTAGTAGTATTTCCTTTATCATCTTTTACTGTTGTTTTAGTACGAGTTCGAGTGCGTGTATAAACTTCTTTTTTTTGTTTTGCACTTCTTGTAGCTGATAGCCTTCCTGTGACACTACCTCTCGATCCTGCTGTCATTCCACCAATGGTAATGGTTCCAGTCTTAACAGAACTAGAACCACCATTACCACCACTAAAACTCCAATGCCAAGTAGTAGTACAACCAGCAACATCATAAACTACCTGAGTGACGGTTTTCTACTGAACTTGTTTAGTATCTGTACTTGTTACAGTAGACCATCCAGAACTGTGTTCAGGCTCATTAGCAGGGATATCCCCCACAATTCCATCATAACTAATTCGCACACTAGAACGACTTGCACTGACAAAAGTAAGAGAAGCACTCGGCATTATTTATCCCTCCTTAAGCAAATCTTGCATAAATACCAGACTGATTAGCTGCTGGCACTGTGCAAGTAAGTCTATTACCATTTAAGATAATATAATTCGCGGCACGTAGAGCTACGTTACCATTGCCATATGTCGCTTGAATGATAACACTTCCATTACCGCCAGTTGCCTACATTCCAAAGTTATAAGTAGTACCTTGGCTATCTTCTCCTTCGACCAGACCAATTCTACCTAACCTAGTATAAATGTTACCATCACTTTGTAAAATAGTGCCACTAGCAGAAATTGAATCTTCTTCAATTGTCCATCCGCCGATATTACCACCATCACAGTTAAGGTCATCACAAACAATTCGACCACTAGAATATAGATAAGTGCTTCCGCCTCGTAGAGAATTACTACTAATAGTCCATCCACCGATCTCACCATTATCACATTCAAGGCTATCTGCGGTAATGTTACCACGCACTTCTGCGTTCTTACAAGAGAGTTTTCCGCCATTAGTAACATAGAAGTAGGTACCACTATTGCTAAAATCTGGAGTATCACCTGGATTACCGGTATTTGCACCAGACCAAAATACATAAGAACCAGAGCTAGCCATACCAATTTTATTGTTATTGCTAGAGAGGGACTTACTCTTAAGAATCCATCCGCCAATATTACCTTGCTTAGCGTAGAGAGAACCTTTTTTAGAAACTGCAAAATAACTATCTTTTGCAGAAGTTGAACTTGTAGCGCCAGCCCAAATAGCAAACTCTTCATCCTTATCACTATTTAGTTCTACTCTTGTTGCTCCACTTCCGCTATATAATTTATTCTTCTCGATAGTCCAACCATCATTGCTATTTCTGCTAGTACAACCAATCTTACCGGACTGAGCAAAAATCTAACCTTCAATAGTCGCAGAGGTTGCTTTTAAAGCACCATTATATGTAACTTCAAAAACTCCTCCACCTATCTTGATTGCAGTAGTATTATTACCAGGATTAAGATCGGCAAAATTGATAGTCATACCAGCGGAATTATTTCCTCCACCGCCGCCTTTAATAGAACCAGATTTACCGTTAATCTCAATGCGGCCGCCTCCACTAGAAGCTCCGAAGAACGCGGTACCATCTTCCATTAAACCGAAAGTATTAACGCCCTCCTGATATCCATATAAACCCACTTTGTCTTGGCCACTATCTTTACCCATGACTACGCCAGTAAATCTATTTTGGCTATCTTTTGTTCCTGCACCAACCTGTGGAGCGAATACATATTCTCCATCACCAGTATCAAGAGCTGTTCCATCCCAACCGTTGATAGCTTCATTACCATAAGTATCAAGATACATGATAATTGGATGAATTAATCTATCATTACTATTTGGAATAGCAAGATTTAATACACCGATATTGCTCTAATCATTATCCTTAATATTCTCAAAGATAAAGCTAGAAGCTGGTTCTAAATACTTTTTACCATTGTCTGTTTTAATAGTAAGAATATTGGTATTTAATGAGGTAATGTTATCATTATAAGCTACGTCATTATAATAGAAGTTAATATCGTTACTATAGAAAGATGGGGTTAAACCAGAAGAATTATATTTGATATAAGACGGAATAGTGTCAATATCAATAGCACTTGCCAAGGCAGAACCAACAATAACATCAAGAGGATAAGAAGCGTAGATATCAACCGAGCTATTATCATCTTTAATAGTAACTTGAACTCTCACATAGAAAGCTAACTCTGCATTAGGGGTATCTGCGGAAATCGCAGGTATACCGCGCACTAAAACTCGATCAACGGAATCAGTAACCACTTCTTTATTTTCTACTGTAACGTTTGTCCCCTACCACTTATAGGTGATAGAATACTTACTATTACCATTAATCAATTCTCCATCTTTATAAACATAACAACGAACTCTAATATCATTAGTCCATCCATTATTATATCTTAAAGGCTGTAGTCCACTTAACTTTACACCGTCTGAATTGCATGGACGAATCGCGGTAATATAAGTAGTACCATTGGTTCCCTAGTCGCCATCTTTCAAACAAAGAATCTCTTTATTAAATAGATAAATAGATTCTGTAATCGTTCTTATTTTTACAATAACTGTATTATTACTGAAATTAACTCTATACTTCTACTTAATATTGTAGTGTAAAATATTATATTTGTCAACCCAAATATTCTCAAGCATGGAGTTATCCGGACTATAAGCAAGCTCTTTAGAGGTGGGAATTTCGTACTCTTTATTATTCGCATCTTTCATTAACCAAGACACGAAGTAAGAGGTTCCGAATCCTTCCTTCCATGCTAAATTAACCTATAGAGTTCTTTCTTTCTCTGCATCTTCAATAGAAATATCGCCATTAGCATCATATCTAAAGGAATTTTCACCGATATAACTAATAGTTACATCGTCTTCGCTTTCGCTATTCACAATAGTATGTTCTAAAGTTCCGATAAACTATCCTGCAGAATTATACACCATGCAATAGAAAGTCACAGAACTGTATTGCAAATAAGAACTTACAACAATCTCGGACTTCTTTTCTCCTTCCGGCACAGAGCTGTAACTATCATCTGGATAAGACAAATACCAATCTCCCACCAAAGACTCACTATCAGCATTATTTCTAATCTGTAGTTTAATATCAGCTCCGTCAGTAACTTGCTCAATAGAATAATCATAACTTGCATTACGATTCCATATAGCGATTTCCGCAGTTAGAGTAATACTATCATTATAAACGACTACTAACTTATACTTCTATTGATATAGAATATCAGTTGCATCAAGAGTAAGAGAACTAGATGTCTATCCGGCAATCTTTCTCCATCCGAAGCCCGCGGACTTGCTATATTCATCGCTACCAACAACCACGCTTAAATCTCTCTCATACCATTGGCAAACACACTTCTTACTATCCATAATGTCTTCGCCATTATAAATTAAGCGTCCAACTAAATTCAAGCTAGATACTTTATCCGTAAAAGCGATACCTTTAGGAGCAGAGATCGTAAGATAATAAGTCGTATCACTTAAATCTTGCATATCAACATATTGAAGAGAAATATCTTTCACAAAAATATTAGCAACAGTTCTATTCTCTTCATCTGTAACTATGCCATTCTTAACAATTTTATCATAGACAAAGTCTTCTTCAAACAGTCTAATAGATTTAAGTCCCATTAAATAGTTCTTCTGCGCCTTAAGGATAATCTACTGTGGAGAGTAAACTGAGAATCCATAAGGATTGCCATTAAAGTTCTAGAGATCTAATCTATACTTTACACTACTATTATCCTTGGTATAAAACTCAACTTCAATACCATAATTACCTTGATTATGGATATTATGAAACTAAGTTAAGAAAGAGGCTTTCAAGCGAATATATTCATAATTGTTAGAGTATTGTTGGAATAGACCGTGATACCCATTCTACTCATATTCTTCGCTATTTTGAAAAATATAAGTAGAACTTCCGATCTCTCCAACTGGCGTTCCCGCAATTACTCCGTAACTTTGTGAAGCGTCATAAGCTCCATCGTATAATGCATCAAAAGTAGGAGATACTTCAAATACAGAGTTGGTTAAATCAGATAGCTAAACGTCAGATAAAGACTTCGCAGTTACTAAAGAAGTAATCAATTTCTTGTTAGAAAAATTACCCTCCGGTACCTTGACATAAACCACGTCTTTAATAGAATAGCTTTTACTAGTATCCTCGCTAAATGCGGAAAAGATATTGCCGTTATATCTAACTTTGTATTCTCCAGCATCTACATCTACAATAGAATAAACAGTGGCTTGGATAGTTTTGTCATATTTTAACTATCTTAGCCTTTCTTCCGTAATAATATCCATAGCTTGCAATAGCTGTTCAGATATATTATTCATGTTTATCTCCTTTCACTCCTTTAATAAGGAGAGCTAAAAAGCTCTCCTTATTAAGTCTTTCTTCTAGCCCACTGTGCCGCATCATTAGTAAGACTAATAAATGCTTCCTCGATTTCAGTGCGGCTAGTCACGTTCGGGAACTCTACTTTATCAATATGAACAGTTTGTTCAATAGAATCTTGAATTGGTGTAGTAGCAACTGGATTAAGCTTCTGGCCCATAAGAGCCATTGCCGCGATCGCATTACCATCAAGAGACTTCTCAATAGACTTAAACAAATCAGTACCGATAGTTCTTACAGCTTGAACTGCTGCAAGAATATTCTCGGTATCACTTTGATTTAGTACCAATTCCTTTTGATGAAGGAAAGCAAGTTTCGCATCATCAAATATACCAGTATATCCACCAGTAGCAAACCCAGGAACACCCAATGCTTGCATTTTTTTCTTCCACTCTTCTTTGCTTCCATATTGACCAACAGAGGTAGAATCTTTATAACGGTTATCTGCTGCATCGCCACGAGTTCCAAAATATTCTTCTGTTAATCCCATATCATCAATTTTATTTTCACGTTGGCTTGTTAATTCTTTATATTCTTTACTTCCATATTCTAACCATCCATTAGCAATACCATCCATAATAACACCAGAATAATCGGTATTTGGATCATAACCTTTATTAGAATTACCTTTAGAAGAAGAAGATGCTGCAAATTGAGCTTGTTGAGAAGCAAGAGCACGCAATGCTTCAACGGTATCCCAGATGGATTGCGCTAACTCTAAATAACCATCAGAAGCATTTTGAGCCGCATCAATCATATTCCACAAAGTATCCTTAGCTTCATCGCCGCGCTCTCTTAATTGATCAGTAGCTTCAGAAACCTTATCAGTTTCTTGCGCCAAATTATCAAGAGTAGTACCAGTTTCAGAAGCGACATTTTGAACTTTATCTTTATAGTTATCAAAATCTCGTTGTGCTTGATCTAATAGCTTACGGAGTTCGTCCTCAAAATTCGTGGTATTTTGAGTCATGTCGTCAAGATCTTTGGCATAAGTATTATTGAACTTGTCGATAAGGTCAGTATTGTTGCCCGCAATTTCTTTTAGCTGTTCACTGTTTTTCATCAAAATGTCGGCAATGCTTTCACCAGAATCGGCTACTAATTGCTTCAATTCTTCTGTGGTAATGCCAGTTAAGTCGGTAATAGTATCGCCTGTGATAATTGCATTATCAATTAAGTTCTTATTACCCGCTTCTGTCATATCAGCGATTGCGTTTTGTTTTTCCTCTTCGAGGTACTTAATCTTCTCGCTATAATACTTATAGATTTCTTGAGCCTATGCTGAACGCTCTTCGTCGGTGAGTGTCATATCAGAATAGATGTCTTTAATCTTATCTTGGCACTCTTTCCAAGTAGAAACAATCTCGCCAGTTACATCAGTTACCTATTGTTTAGCAATATTATACCAATCATTCTCTGCGTCAAGAAGATTTTGCTGAGCATTGGCAATATCATCTTGGTTAGCAGTATATTGATAGTTCCAGTTACCTTGACTATCTCTTACTAACTGAATTTGATTCTTAGCGTTTTGAGCATCCTCAAGGGCCATCTGAGCCTGCAATACTTGATATTTAGCATTGAGAATATCAAGGTCATACTGAGATAGCTTATTGCCTTCTCTGCGTTGATTAATTTCCTCTTGGAGAGCTTTTAATCTTTCCTTGTGTGCAGAATTGGTAGTGTTGTCGATGTCTTGTTGAAGCTTGTTATACCAAGCAGATACTTGATATGCTTCATTTACTTTATCAAAGTAACGTTCATTTTGCTCAATATAATGATCGTACTTATCTTGTAGTAAGTCAAGACCAACACCATTAGATACCGCTTGACCAAATTCATAGACAGCTTTCTCGATTTGCTGGAGATACATATCTTGTGCCGTTTCCATTGCCTCTTGAGCAGAAGATAGATAAGCTTCTTGAGCTTTATTAAACTCTTCTAGATATGCGTCTCTTGCTTTCTTATAAGCATCGTAACGCAAATCGGTTTCATCTCCACCAAGAGAATCGAGTTTTGCTTGCGCTTCCTCTAATTTCTAAGCAGCCTGTTCGTACCAACCTCTTTGCAGTTTAGCGGATGCTAACTGAGCGTTTAGTTTTTCTTGGCTATTCTTTTGGAGACGATTAAATCCTTCCGCAGTCTTATAAGTTACACCCTGTAGAGTATAAAGCTCTTTAATGGTATCTAGTACAGAAGTATTATGCTCTAACTGATCAGTAAATGCTGCAAATCTCTCAGAAGCGGCATCAACAGCATCTGGGACAATATCCTCAATAGAGTTTGCCCATTCTGCAATAGCTTTCGCGGAATCCACAATATTACCTTGCAGGCTCTGGATTTCATCCATGATAGCTCGTCTATCCGCATCATCTGTAGTGCTTTCATAAAGCTTTTTAAGAGAGTTCCATTCCTCTTGATAGTTAGGCAGTAGTGCTGCCTCAGCTTGCGCGCCTCCCGCAGATAATTTAGCACTTTCAAGACCATGGGTTAATGCATCACCAAACATTTCGGAAATTTCTTTAGATAAGTCTTTGACGGCATCTTTCATAGACTTTACATCTAGAACAATCTCCATCTTGAACTTGATTTCCTCAAGCTTTTTGTCAGCAATAGAACGAGCATTTTCTTGAATATTATCTGTGGTATCACGAACTACATCTAGAGTGCTTTCATATTGCTCAAGTGCTTTCTGGCGCTGCTCAAAGAGTTTCTTCTCTGCATCAAGCTGATTCTTAAGAGCGGTATGCTCTTCTTCGCTTAAAGTCTTACCAGCAACAGCAAGATTATAACGCTCAACTGCGGCATTATAAAGATTAAGGTTCTCTCTTAATAGATCCTCGTAGTTAGTGATTTCGCCATCTGCGCCAATTTGTGCGTCTGCAAAATACTTCTTAACTAGGGCAGAATCTTGAACTAAATAATTCTGTGCTTCTTTCAGCTTTTGATTATAGAGTTCTTGTTGCTTCTCAAGAGCCTTGATTTCATTCTCGTAACCATCAAGAGCCTCAGTTCCCCAAGCTCTATCCGTAGTGTTACTTAAATCATCAAGCAAGTCATCCTGTTTCTAGATTTCTCGGTTAATCTCATGGTAACGGTCTTCAACTTCTTGAAGAGTCTTTAAATCCTCTTTGTCATAAGTTTTGCCTTTACTACCGCTTCCGCCTTTTGATCCCTTTCCGCTAGAAATATTGCTAAATAAATTATCCAAATTAGTGGTAGAAGCACCAATTTGAGCAATCATACCTTCAATATCATTAGCAGATGCACCCGCGGAATCAGCAAGATTTTGATACTTCGCTGCAAGATCTGCCCAAGCCTATTCGCTTACAGTATCAGCTTCATCAAGCATTTTCTAGGTGTCTTGCAGGACAGCCGCTTCTTGACTTACACCAGAAGAACCAGTGTATTTAACGCCAAAATTATTGCCACCAGTAACAGCTCCAGCGTCGTTATTAGCAACAGCTTGCATATTTGCAATAGCGGTGCGAGCAAACTCGGCAGAAGACTGTGCCGCAGAACTGAAAGCAGAATCCCAGTTTTGAGCAGTAACTAAGCCATTATCATACGCGGAATCCGCTGTTTTCTCTTGGTTATCTAATTTAACAGTAGTAGATGCTTTACTATTTAATTGCTCTAAATCTGATAGACCACCAGATAGCGTAGCCTATGCCTCAGAAGAAGTCATTGCAGAATCTGTTTCTGCTCCTGCTAGAACTGCCGCGGCAGTTGCCATCTACTGATACACTTGCTGTTTAGCACGTAATAAAGTTGCTTGATTTTCAAGACGAGAAACAGTTGCTTCTCCATCAGCAGCAACCTCTCCACGCGCTGCGGCAATAGCACTTTCAACCATAGTCTGGTTCAAACGAACTGAACCATCACCTATATCTTCCATACCCTGGATAATACCGGGGAATGTGTTATTTAGCTCTCGTATATCGGTTGCGGCAATTACAAAGTTTTCTCCAATTTTAGAAGCTTCATCTTGGATATTTTGCATAGCACTTTTAATGCTATCAAATTCCTATTCAGCTTGTGTATGGATTTCTACATCGACTGCATAGTTAGCATCTAATAGTTCATCCATTGTATTGGTAAACTCTTTTGGATTGGCTTCAATATTTACTTCCCAATCACTCTCTTGCTCGCCTAAGAAATCTTTAAGTTTATCGCTAGCTTCTTTTGCATTATTAGTTAAATCGTCAAGTTTAATTTGCGCTAATCGATCCTACACATCTTCAAGTGCTTCTGCGAATTTCTATGTTCCCACTTCCCATGTATTAGAAAGCTCGATTGCATCAGCTTGAAGTTCCGGGTATTGGCTCTTAAGGGTATCTAGCTAATCAATTAGATTTTGATATTCTTCATTATCGCTAATATTTTCATAAGTAGTATCACCAGACTGAATACTATCAATTAACGATCTAGCACTCTTTTCACCAGAAGTCGCAGCTTGACTTAAACGCTCATAAAAGCTAGATGGGTCGTAAGAATTTAAACTAGCAATAAAGCTATTATACCACGCTTCCGCATCTGTGATACCAAGAGTAGCCAAGTCCTCTTCATTAAGACCAAGAGCGGCATATAGCTCTTCTTGTGACATTCCGGTAAGTTGAGCAATATCGTCAGGAGATAATTGAGCAAATAAAGAACTTAAATCAATAGACTCGGTGCCTTGTGCCAGTTGATTAAGAATTGTTGTAGCAAAATCAGCTTCGCCAAATGCATCGCCGAGAGAGTTTGCTCCATCCACTAACTTTTGTAGACTTGCTTCATAAGCATCTTGATCAAAGTTATCTAATCCTTCTCCTAGTGAATCAATTAACTCCTATTGAGCATAGGTTTGCGCAATCATCTTACGCATATAATCGTCACTTAATGCTTCATCAAAAAGATTTTCACCACTAGAAGTTTGAAGTTGGCCCTTATTCCATCCGCCTTTATAGTTTAACTGGTCAACATCAGTGCGGCCTAAAACCATACTAGCATATAGTCTAGCTAGTTCTTCATCTCCATTAATAGACTGACCGATATAACTACCTAATGCGCTATTGGAAGAATACTTATTTTTTGCAACCGTTACATTAGAAAGCGCCTAATCTCTTTCTTCTAATGCCTATGCTTCTCGCGCTGCGTAGACATCAAGTAAACCATTATAGATACCTTCACTATCTCCTGCGATATCCTTCAATGCATCACTACGATTTTCTTCAATATTATTCTTGAGAATTTCTTTTGCATAGTAGTCATTCGCATCACTAGCATCTTTAGTAGAGGTAATAAGAGTTTCTAGCTCTGTTCTAAAATCTTCAAGCTTTGTTGTGCTTAATTCTAATCCAGGTAAAACTCGCTTAAGTTCAGTCTCAAATTCGTCTAGAGAAAGAGGCTCTTGAGTATCAAGGATACTCATTGCAGCGTCTAGTTCATTATCACTTAGCGCTCTAAAGTCTCCAATTAAACTTCTCTTAGCATTTGTACGCTCGCTCTTAATATTCGCACTACCAGAATAAATCTGACCAGTATAAAGGGAGCTTTCAGTCTGTCTTTCGCGTGCGTCCGCTTGTGACTATAGTTCTTCGAGTACGCCATCCGCGAATTGAATAATACCCTTATCATCATAATACCACTTAGAACGATCAAATAAACCCTGAGATTCGATTAACTCTTTAGCTTTATCATTTGCGGTTTTAATAGCATCTGCATACTCTTTAGTACCTTCAGTTAAATCATCAATGCTCTGTACCGCAGAATCCCAATCATTGATGGTATTTTTAAGTTCTGTAGCAGCATTTTTTGCATCATCATATGCTTTGCTTAATACTTCGACTCCCGCGGCGGCTTCTTTTGCTGCATCCGCATCAGCGTTATAAGCTTTTACGGTTGCATAAATAGCAACACCAAGAGCTGCAACAAGAGCAATATATGGAGCTAAAGCAATTAATCCAGCTACAATTTCTGCATTTGCTATCGCGGTTGCAGTTGCTACTTCACCTTCAGCCTTAGCAAGAATTTTATCTGCCGCAGCCTTAGCAAGAGACGCAGTGATACCAAGTCCTTTAACAGTAACTTCCTTAGCTTCGCTAATAGTTACGAGCTAAGTCGCGCCTGTCATTGCTTTCGTCAAAGTAATGACAGTAGGTAATAGCATTCCTAAACTTGTGAAGATGGTAATTAAACGCTCTCCCGCGGTCATATCAGAGTCTTGGAAAACATTTCCAATACTCTTAAATGCTTGCATAGCCATAGCTAATTGAGAGAGATAAGTACCCGCGGAAACTATTCTGTCAGCCCAATCTTTTGTTGCATAAGCGTTTGTTTCTAGGCTATTTGTTACTTCCTTATTTGCCGCTTCATACTCTTTGGTGACATAAGCCATAGCTTCTGTAGCACTTTTACCTTCTTTAAGAGCGGCTGTAAATCTAACGACAAGATTAACCTAACGTTCTGGTAAGAAATTAGTTAAAGTATCTTTCAAGATAGTTGACTGAGCATTTAGATCATCTAATTGTCTGTCAACGTCTGTAAAATAATCTAAAATCTCTTGCTCCGAAGCGCCCGGTTTAATTCCGCCCATCTCATAAGCAACTTTTTTTAATTTAGGGCTTAGCTCATCGCTATCATTGCTTAAAGATTTAATTCTATTAGAGATGGCACGTAAATCCACTTGCTTCTTAGATACAGATTCTAATCTGGTAATTATTCTAGCAATAGCTTCATCCGCAGAACGACTCTTAGAAATAAGGTCCTGAACTCCAGTAACTGCATTTTTTACTACATCGCTGCTAGCGCTGCCTTTTCTTCCGCCTAAATATCTGTTAATATCACTTTTACTATCAACAGAGATATTATCCTTAATATCTTGCTTATACTGCGCCGCCAATTCTTCATTTAATGTGATCTAGCGGGCATACTCTTTAGACTGTTCTTGCAAAGACTGTAAATGATTAAGGTCTGCCTAAAGGACACTCTTTTGGCGTTCATTTAATTCATCAATCTTAGAATTAACTAACCCACGCAATTCAACCTATTTTTGTGTAATATTTAGAGCCTCTCTTGCAGGACCTTCAACACCCATCTTTTCGATAGAAATGCTTTTGGCAAGCGTAGCAGCTTGTTGTTGAAGCTCTCTTGCTCTCTCCTACTCTTGATTAGTTAAGAAGCCAATCTGAATAGCACTCTCTCGCAAGCTTTCAGCAATCTTATCTCCATAGACCTTGTTAATTAGTAGCACAGATGCGGCCAGTACACCATTCATACCGCCCATAGCATCAATAACATCGGCTGTACCACTTAATAGAGGAGTGATTAAATCATCAACCTTAATATAAAAATCAGGGTTAATTAAACTATCATAAATATCCTCTGCGGCAGCCTTGGTTCTATCTCTAGCAGCTTCCCAAGATTCTGCATAAATCTCGGCTTGTTGCTCTAACGCACCATCTGCATCTTGTGCCATAGCTAGATTCTCTTTGAAGAAATCCCAGTGATCCATCAATGCGATTAACTGTGTCCATTGGCGTACGCCTGCAACTGTCTCGGCTAGAGCAATCTTCTGATCTTGAGCAAGAGTATCCCATCTACTACCAAGATCATCAAGAATTTCGTCCATACCTTTAAGTTCTCCATTGGTATCCTTAATTTGAACACCAACAGTCGCTAGAGCCTAAGAATATTTATTTAAAGTAGTTCCATCATCAAGAGTCTCACCTTGTGTCAGACCTTGAATACGTGAAAATAAAGTTCTAAATGCAGTACCAACAATACTAGCACTCTCACGAGTTTGTGCAGTAACTGTAGCAAGAGCAGATGCTGCATACTCATAGCTTAGTCCTACTGTATTAGCTACAGCAGCGAACTTCTCGATACCTTCAGAAATTTCATCAGAACTAGATGCAGTCGCCGCACCTAATTTAACCATGACATCAGCATAATGCTCAAGGCTCTAACTTCCATCATAGAAGTTGTTCCAAATAGCAGTTAACTGCTGAGACGCGGTTTCCGCGGTTGTGCCAGCTACATTAGCCATCTTGATCGTGGTTTCTGTACGATCAAGCACCTCTTGATCTGTTAAACCTTGCTGATAGTAAATTAAAGAAGCATCAGTATAGTTAGTCGTAGTCGTACTTAATGCTTTGGCTGCTTTATTTGCCTATTCAGCAAAACGAGCCATATCTTCTGCCGATTTCTCACTTACAATACGAATTTCATTGAGCGATCTATCTAAATTTTTAGAATACCCATAGGCTTGCTCTAAAGAACCAACAAATCCATGCAGTACGCTAGATGTTAGCTACCAACGCATTGTGTTCTTCATAGTTACCCATAATTCGTTCATCAGGGTATTGGTTCTACGCAACGGTAATTCAGCCTAAGTAATAGATGAAGCTACTTTCAAAAACGCCTCTGTACCAGCTGGACCGAGCTAGACCATCTGATTATAGTATGACCTTAAACTTTGTCCACTATCTTCTAATTTTTTATTAAAAACAGATAAATCTAATTTACCCGTGTTAGTATTTACTGCTGACTATAGATTTTTAGCTAAATCTAAAGCAGCAGTAGAAGCTTTCTATAGAGTAGGAACAACTTGAGATTTAGTCCCTAATGCCTACAGACTAGTGACAGCCTCTTGCAAAGATGCTTCAAACTTACTAGTATCAGCATTAACGCCAATCGTATAATTTAGACGCTTTGCCATAGTCCTTTTCCTCCTTTAACACCTATATAAACAAAATAAAGGCTCTTGAGAATTAGTATCCTCAAGAGCCTTTTAATTCTCTACTTAATCTGAGAATTTAATTAGATTACTTAATCTTTTCCAACCACATCTTTGATTACGGCTAGAGTCTCTAGATTCTCACCATTCTTAATCTTGTCTAAAATTTCAGTAATCTGTGAATCTAATCCACCTGCATTTGCTGTCATAGCCTGAATAATGCCAGCTGCAGAAGAATTATATCTAGCAATATCGTTAACTGTATCATTTACGAGTTCTTTCATAAACTCGATTTCATCCTCTGGAATAGTAGAAATAATCTGGTCAATCACGCCATTCTCTTCCAAAAGGTCGTAAGTCTTAGAAACTTCTGTCATTTGTTTCTCTGTAAAGGTAATATTTGCATACCATTTACATACAGCAATAGAGAAATAAACCTCAATTCTTACTGGACTAAAACAACCAGTCATGTCATCAAGAGCATGATTAACAATGAATTGAATAAACTCCGCTTTTTCATCAACCGGGAGATAATTGCGGATTTCTAGGGTAATATCGTCATTAAGCTAGCAGTTAGTAGTAATTTTCTTAGCCTTTAGCCCCAGCTTAGTAAAAGTCATTTTCATAAGTATTAACTCCTTTAACTCATTTATATTTTAATTATACTAGATAATTAATCTTTTGTCAAGTTTTAATAAAGTAAAGATTTTAATATATTAGAATTTAAGCTAGCAGAGATTATTAATGTATTGATCACATCTCGAACCATTTGACTTCGCCAATTCGCGGCTGCAGTTACGGTTGGATGCTCATTATCTACTGGGACAAAACTATTATCCACTTTAGAATCAGATGTAGAGAAACCCCTAATCTCAGCTGATAATCCTTTTAATGTATTAGCACAAATTCTGTTAACAATACTTACAATAGAATAAATTTTTCCGTTATACATTAAAAATTGTGCACGGTCTAATCCTCCAACAGACTAGCCTTTTGATATTAGCTATTCACCCGTTCCACTTACCCATTCATTAAAAAAAGTAGCTGCAACTGTAGAACGAAGAGCATTATATGCCTAATAGAATCCTCCCCTACGTCCTCCACCACTTAGTCTATGTGCAATAATATTATAAGCGTATTGCTACCTATCTGGTGGTTCATTTTCTAAAAAAGTTCTTAGTGGAGTTCTATTAACAATATGAATACTCTTAGACTTAGCTGATTGCCATTTAACTGAAGCATTTGTTGCAATCTCAATAGTGGCTGTGGTTCCATCTTGCAGAGTAACATTAAGATGAAATAGACCATTAGAGATAATATCTACTTTGGCTGTACGACCGGATTGAGCACCAACCGCAGTTCCAGATTGCTTCGTTGTAGGAATAGTACCTCTATCCCAAGTTAATTTTCCGCCGGACTGCGCAATTAAAGAATCAAAAGCCTAATCTGCATTATTTGAAATCTCGAATAATACATTCTTCATCATACGTTCTGCCAAAGGCTCACCAATAGCTCTAGAAAAAATATTAGAAATGGTAGAAGCAAAACTTTGTGTAGCAACTGAACCTTTAGTAGATAAAGTATTCGCTGCTGTACTTAAATATTCTATAACTTTTGATGCAATTCCAATCGTATTCAAAGATACTAAGGATACAATATCATTGTAAGCAGCCTTACCCTCAAATACTTTCTGTAAAGCTGCGAATGCTCTCAATTCGCTCTTGCTTGGTGTAGCATTTACAAGATCTAATGCTTGCTTAATATAGTCAAAAAACTTAGAAGCATCATCTACTGGGCCGTTAAGTAGCATAGAATTATACTGATTAGATATATTCGTGACAGCTTCTTCATACGACCCGCCATCTATAACGCTACTATATTTCTCCATGAGTAGATTGTTCATAGCTGCCGCAATACTATCAAGAGTTTCCTCCATAAGAGGACCTTCGCTTAAAGCTTTAATAATCTATACACTAGATCTCGCAGCCGTGGTATCTTGATTCATCTGCGCTATTAAAGCTTGAGCCTGCGCAGCAGATGCGGCTCCACTGGCTTTCATATCATCAAGAATAAGCTAGGTCTTATATTTATACCAAGCCGCGGCAGGTGCGGCCAGGTGCTATGCTGACTATTGTTTATAGTGGATATAAAAGTGATCGACGTATGCATCAACATCGATCGGCATACTCATGTCACCAAGGTTATGTTTCTTTTGATGCATGGATGCGGATTTTGGTATTCTAGCCATATCTCCTTTACCTCCAGATAAAAAGAAAAAGGGAGGACATTAAGTCCTCCCTTAAACTCAGATTAAGTCCTCGTCTTCATCTTCTACAAAGCTCAGTCGCTTAGCAGCAGATTGGGTTCGGACCGGTTCTGTATTTTTTAACTCCGCGTCATGTCCCTCCGGAGTGTTTATTCCCCCACTGCTGTGCAGGCTGCTCTCTTCTCCTCTGCGGCAGTTACGTCGTCCATAACAACCTGGATAGCAGCAAGAACTTTCTTGGTAAGATCGAACTTGGTATAGCCAGGGAATGCGTCAACCACAAAGCTGAAAGTAGAAGGATCACCGCTAGATGCCATAGAGAAGGTGAAGTTAGACTGGACCTTACCATTAGGAATTACAAATTCCGCAGGCATATCAAGACCAGTATTCTCATCACGGAACAGAGTAGAAGCCTCAATATAGAAGTTCTGACCCTTAATCTCTGGGGTGATTTCGATTAGCATTGTGTTAGAAACCTTTTTGATGTAGTAGTCAACAAGAACAACCTTGCCAACTTCAAGATCCTTATGTCCAGCTGCGCCATCAGCATAGCAGGTAATAGTGGTCTTACCATCGCCATAAACAACAGCGGCAGGAACGCAAGGTTCAACATCAACGGTGCCAGAATCGCTTAACACCATGCAGAAGATATCAGCATTAGCATGCTTATAATCAGCTGCGGCACCAGTACCAGGAGTGCCAGTAGCAACCCCATTCCAGCAAGCGATTTCTGGAATTACGATAGTGTTCTTAGTGTCTACCTGAACCTGAGAAGTCATGTGAACATAAACAGGCTTGTTTTCAGTAGCTTTTGCTAGACCAGCACCAGAAAGAATAGCCAAGCTCTCTGGACTAATAAGAGCATCTTCCATATTGAAGGTAAGAGTACGCTCGCCTTCCCATGCGATCAAACGAGTGTTACCACGTCCACCAGTTGCATAGACTGTGGTAGAAGCGCCCTCAAGGCTAGAAGTCTTTAGAGAGTCGAAATAAATGACAGGCTCATTCTTATAGAAAGTGCGGCCGCCGAGAGTCATCTTAGACTTAGCACGGAATGCTACGTCGCAAATTTCGCGTACGCCAAATCTCATAGTATATTTCCTCCTTATTTATTGGGATGTAATTCTTTCATCCAAGATTCAACTTGTTTATCGGGCTTCCCGCCCGCAAGTCTAACTTTAAGGTCGGTATCCCATTCAACATAACCCGTATATCTCTCCATTAAATCAAATAATTGAAACATATTTAATGCTCCACATTCACTTAATGAAATAACTTTGGCTACTGTTAAAATAGAAATATAACGAGTTAGAACGCTTTCATTACTTGCTCCTTTCTATTCAGCAACCTTGCGGCGATTCCGCATGATTTTATCCGCGATTTCTTTAGCTCGATCATTGGCAGGATTATAAATAACATTCTCGCCCTAAAACAAACTATTTACGCATAAAACCTAGCGTATTACACTCTAGAAAATAGTAAAGTTACTATCATCTATCATTACTGTTTTAGCGGTCTCACCAACGATAGTAAGAATAATGCTATTCTTAGTAATCATTGCTGTATACTCAGGAAAAAGTAACTTAAGCAAAGTAATCAAAGCAATCTTTTTTTCTTTATCCTACGATTGCTCTAATACTTTCATCAATACTTGAAAATTAGTCAAAGACGCTAAAAGAGTTTCGTCCTATACTAATGACTCTTTCTCTAAACAGATATATTGAACAGCCATAAAAAACTGCTACTCACCCATGTAAGCTATATCTTTAATGGTCGGGACATGGACAGTTAATTGTAATTCAGGAATAGGAATATCAATCCCGGCCATTAAAGCTAGTCTATAGTCAGCCATTTACAGGATTTTTCTAGTCCTCATGACCTCTAATAGCTAGATAGGTCAGAGACACTCCCGCAAATTCTTCGTTATATACATAGGGGGTAGCAGATACAAACTCAAGTTCACCGATGCCGGTTAAGTGAGTTTTATCAAGCATGGCATCTATCTCTCCCGCGATCCTATAAGGGCGTAGCTCAAAGTCTCCTAAATCCCAGTTGTCATAGTGACAAATAATATCAATACCAAATGTATTATCTCGATATTCTGGATTCGAAGCGTTTCTAATGACAGTGCCATAAGTCAATCTAATATAGGTTTTTTCTTTACTATCAATCTTAATCTTTGGGACAGATGAAATCTGGTGACTAGTAAATAGTTCCTTAATCTGTTCTCCGTTTGGTAAAGGTTGAGATTGCCAGTCTCTTGTTTCATAAACTAATAATCTCAAGAGATTAGGATTTGATAGAATACGGTCGATAATAATTGCCGCGTCTTTAGGCATACCCAATAAACTAGACTTGGGGTACTCATATGAATTATGTTTCATGCGCGATCACCTCAATACAATGATTCAACTACAACGACCTTTTCTCTTACATCATTACCCTTTGTCCATTGTAATGTGAATTGACCACTTGTAGTTTTATTCCAAATCACTGTAGCTGTCTAATTTCCAGTTACCTGTAAACAGGCAGGTACATTTTCAAGTATCTTCCATTCTCCGTCCGCAATATCGACGGAGTAAGTAGCCGCAATTTTCGGCTTTATAAAAGTCTCACCGATAATCTTGCTATCAGGAGTTGGATTAGTAGGTTCAAAGACCAAACCATCCTTCATCTCTTTCTCAAGATCATCAGTGGTATCATTCCAGTAATTCTCTTCCGCATTAACTTCGATAATATTTTTCATACTAATCGAATCTGGAGCTTCAACTCTCCAGCACTTTCCCGCAAAGATAAATTCTGAATATCTATCAAAAGCATGAAGTGTCTTTTCATTACGCGGCATAAGAATATTCAAACTTAGATTAGGAGTATCAATTCTCTATTGATTCTTTTGAATAGAGTTAATTTGTGTCTCCACAGGACCTCGAATGGCTGCATAAGTAGAACACCAATTACCATCCTAATCCTTGAAACGAATCTTATATCTACAGCGTCTTATTTCTCCTCTAAAGTAGGCATCTTCAGTAATCTCTTGAGTATAGATTAACCAGTATGTATTTGTTTTCTTCCATTCAAATACATCACCAGGTTCATAACCATGCTCGTAATCAATAGAAACGATCTTGTCGTCGTAATCCTGTTTTACCTTATCTGGATTGATAAGAGCGCGAATCTCTCCATAAACCCCCATGTCCGCATCTACACCGGAGGGTTCAATCTCAAGCACTTCTGTATTTCTCTAAACCATCTCAATCGAAGCGGCTTGATAAGAATATAGCAAAGCCCTATGTAAAGTGCGTTGTTTATCCTTAATCATGCGGTCTTCCTGATGAATACCGCCTTGCCACTCGAATCTCTTCCGCATTAATTCTAAATTAATCATTGCGAATCACCTGAGTTAATAGGTCGATACATTTAAATACAGTCTTTCTATAAATCATAAAATCATTACAAGCATCTGAGGTTAAGCCCTCTAACTTTGATAATAAAATTAATCCTTCTACTTTATCCTTGTAAATATGCACCAAACCAGAAATTTCTTCTAGCATAGTTTTTAGATGTGTCTCCCAATCTTCTCCATTTTCACGCATAGGAATTAACTTCCATAGTTGATTGATAAGTCTCTTCATATCTTGGTCGATAGTACTCATTGGAAAGTTAATATTATACTTATCCATCAAAGGTACTCGTTTCTCTAAGAGTAGACCAGTTAGACTTAATAGAGCCGTTATTATCAATCATCTTTCTGCGTTTATAGAGGCGTTGCATATGATGCGCCTAACGCTCAGCCTCTTTCTTAAGTTCCATTAATTTAGCGAGATGGTTTGCTTGAGAGGTCATTTTGAAATCACTACCAGAGTATTTCATTCTCGTCTATTCAACAGACGCCACTTGACGCTGAAGCCAGGTATTATACATTAGTAGCGCAAGAATGTTAATTTCTTCGGAAGTTAAATGGCAATTAAAAGTCTCACCATTCACGTCATAATCATAGAGTGGAAAACGCGGAAATTCAAATCCTGGGATGGCATCAAGTAAGATATTTAGCAAATCTTTCTTGGTATCTTCCTCAGTCCACTCCATATACATATCATCGGTAATCTTACCGAAGAAACGATTGTATATATCTTCAAAGGGTGTAGGATCCCCTTGAATTGGATACTTTTCATCCATGGGGATTACCTCCCTTATTCTTTAGCCTCCACGGGCTTTTTAATTGTAGTGGTAGAAGAACGGCGTCCGGTTGCTGCAGGAGTGCTGATAACCTTTTCGGCCTTCTTCTCGTTCTCGTCAGGCTTCATATTTTCGATAGCTTTGCTCACATCAAAACCAAGCTGGGCTTTAATAGCCTCTCTCTTATCGTAGTCATTTAATGGTTTGCTAACAGCGTACTGTTTGATAAGATCTTTTGTGCCATTAGGAGCAAAATCAAGAGCATCCTTAAATTCATCAATAGAACAAGATTCCATCCAGCTGGGAATCTGTTCCTCAGTCAGATAATACTCTGGTTCTACATCCTTATTAAGTAAATGACGAAGAATTTCATCATCATTAATAAAGAGATAATTATAGATAAGCTCTTTTCCGCCGCCCATCATAGACAGAGAATCTAACTCATCAACCTTGATATGCTTAGTTTCATGAGGAGCGAACTCTCTGCGGACGCCCAATTCGGGGATATTATAAATAACAAAGCCTGCGCTCTTGTTAGTGACATTACACTGGTCTTTCATAATTAAAAACTCCTTTTTCTCAAATAATGAATTAAAGGGGATAGGGATATATCCCTATCCCCTCGAATAGTTTATTGAATTACGTCAAGCTTGCCCTGAAGCTGAGTATCAACGTAAGAGAAGATGTTGTTAGTCATCATAACGCCAACGCCAACCTTGCGGTAGACCTGGATGTCACGAGACCAGTCATCATTGTCATTACGCTCACGAACGTGAGTAGTACCCTCGAAAGCAACCTTAACAGGCTTCTCGCCAGCGCCAGAAGGAATAACCCAAGCATAGCCAGGATCGATTACCTTACGGCTGTTGGTTTCATCCTCAAGAGTCTGAGGAAGAATTACAACACGAACACCCTTATAGTTAGCAAGATAACCGGTGTTCCAACGCTCGTTACGAATCTCGTCAGAGATCCAGCCCTCAGCAGGAACAATCTTTACTGCGAACTCACGAGTGCAGTAAATAGTAGGAGTGCCATAAGCACTTGCGGTAGTAACAAGACGGTCAAGACCAGTCTCATCGAAACCAGCAGCGCTTACACGGTTAGCAGCGGGAAGCTGATTAATTGCGCCCATAAGAGCCTGAGCGATCTCACGATAAATGAGTTCGTCCATGCCATCCATAATGATCTGAGTGAGTTCAGCGAAATTCACACGACCGTCAAGGAACTCTTCGAAGCCAATCTGAGCGGCTCCGCCGATAGCACTGGTACCAACTTCGAAGCTCTCAGAACCGAGCTTGAAGGTCTCGTATACGCCGGCAAGACCGACACGAGTGATAAACTGCTTAGCGCGAGTCTTACCAGTTCTACGCTTAAAGACGGGGCGATCACCCTGAGCGAATGTCTGAATCTCAGCGAACTGACCATAAGCGTTGATCAGACGATTAGGAACGATATCGTCCATAGTCTGCTCCATGAGAGAGAATACCAAACGCTTATTCTGCTCATAAAGCTCTTCAGTACCAACGAGAGCGTTGAGTTCACTACGAAGAGTCTCGTTCATAGCGCTGTAAGAGAGATTCTCGTTATTATAAGAGAAGTTAGTAGAAGGGGTAGCGTTAGCTACATTCTTCATTAACTGTAGTAAATTAGCCTTATCCATTATTTTAACCCTCCTTTATCAACCAATGCGCTGAACTTTAACGCCAGGCTGTAAGTCAGGCATGGTGTAAACCTTTACAACCACGAACTTAGGATCTTCGTCTCCGCCTGTTGCGGTTTTACCTTCATCCTTAGTCAGATAACCATCAGTATCAATTTTGAGCTGATCGCCAACACTTAGAGAGCCAGCTTCAGCCTTAATTGTATTAGTAGTCCAAATGTCGCCGTTAGGGACAGCGATAACACGAGGAACCATCTTAGTGCCATCTGGCATTAGCTGAGGATAGTTAAAAGTCTCAACTTCCTTCTTGAAAGCAGCGTTGCTACCCTCGCGGACAGCCTCACCAGTATAATCAAGAACGGTCTTAAGATCGGACTTAGTCTGACCGATTGGGCTATAGACACGAGCATTGTAGCGGTCCTTAATCATAGCGAAATCAGCATCAGTCTCGCGATCCTCATAAATCTTTACTTCATTGAAAACCATGCGCCATGGACCTGCACCATCAAAGTCACAGACACCCTTGGCATAATCGTATTTTACGAACTGGCCATTCTCAAGTAGCTCGATGCTTGCCGCTGCGGGAAGCTGAGCGTACACCTGGCCATTACGCTTAGCGGACATATGGTTAGGTTCAACCTGGCCATATCCGTAAGTTACAAAAGTAGCGTTACCTAAACGCTTTGCACTCTTAGCCATATTATTTAATCCTCCTTATAGCTTTTTCGCGGTTTCGCGAACTGCCTTAATCCACTCTGGGACATTATCATCAGCGGGATTTTCAAGATTAAACAATCCCTTGGGCTGGTTATCGTCCTGTTCATTGTTGTTATTAAGGTTAAAGTTGACCTTGTTGCGAACGCAGATAATAGATAGCTTCGCTTCAATGTCATCCAAAGAATAAGTATCAATATGCTCAACAACATCCTTCTTGTCGTCGTCGCTCAGCATATAGAAACCATCAATCATGCTCTGTTTTTCCTTGCGGTCCGCAGTCAGCTTGAACTCTCTGAGAGAAGTTACCTCTGTCTCAAGGTCGCTCTTCTCCTGCTTAAGAGTCTCAAATTCGCCCTGAAGAGTCTCATACTTACCAAGTAACTCAGTATACTCAGTTACTTCATCAAGATTGTACTTCTTCTTAGGCTCTTCCTTGTTATTATCGACAGGCTTGTTGTCGCCGTCCTTTGGCTTATTATCTTCTGGAGCAGGATTGCCTTTTGGATTCTTCTTGTTCTCGTCCTCAGGCTGCTTCTTTGCTTCGAAGTTAGGATCCTCGGGGTTGCCGAGAGTCTTTTTATTCTCGTCCATAGTCTCGTGAGAGCCTCCTTTATTCAAAGTTTTCTGTAATTCAGTTAGCATAGAGAACATCGTAGTTCTAAGTTCTTCCATGTTCTCTAGGGAGAATTCAGTCTTGAATTGTGCGCCCTCAAAACATGGCTCAACTGATTCTCCGAGAATACAAAGTTTTTCAATCAATGCTTCATTGTAAATGAAAAATCTACTACCCGAATTATTATCTTTTGCCCAAAAACCTTTTTGAGTTTCTTTATTCAGTTCCATAGACTGATTATTGCCATGCTCGAATAGTCGCTGAGATTCAGGGTAAGCGCTCGTCCAGATGTAACATTCAGTTACAAGATACTCACGCTCAACGCCTTCGTCATCAAACTTCTGGAACCAAACTTTCGCGTCCGTGGGGACGAAACCGTATGGTTTAGTGGTGTCAAGAACCTCGATATTTCCGCCACCCCGCAGAGAAATCTCTTTGTTGTGTCCTTCAAAATCGTTTGTTGCTTGATTAAAATAGCCAACAACAGGAGAACCTGGCAGTTTTCTGCCCATCTCTGTTGCAACTTTCTTAGTGATAACAGTTCCGTTTCTGTTGGGATTTTGTCCTACATAGCAGACCTTCACCTAACACTTGCTGATTAAAGGAGATATTTCAGTCGCATTGATGAATTCCAATGTGTTAGCAATAGGAATACTAATATGCAAGTTCTATCCCTCCTTATGACATGCTTTCACGGTTAGCAATCGTCTTATCGCTCTTTTCCTCGTCGGACTTTTCCGGACGACCAGACTATTTCTGTTCCGTTACTTTTGTTGTGCTTGAACTTGTCTACTTATTCTAAGAGTTATTCTAATCATTCTAATCTTTTTTGACCACGCTTCCACTCATTGTGCTACTCATCATGGGCGGAATCATAATCTCAGATAGATGTAAAATCTCATTTTCGAATGTTAAAGTAGCCAGAATACTAGATTGAGAATGACCAAGAGCAATTTGTGGCAACATCTTAGGATAGCCCATTTGCGCGTGTTCTTTATACAACTTAGCTAGTTCTTTATAGTTAAATTGCGTTGTTTCTAGCATGGATACTCTAAACTCGTAATGACCCTTGCGATTAAATTTTTCCACTATCTTATTCAACAAATTAGCAAACTGTAAAGGTAGTTCTCTAATACTAGCTTCATCTGTTAAAATAGCATTAGTTACAGCTAAGTTGCCGTCCGCATTGAATAAGTTACGAGAAATACCAGCATTATTAAACACAGTACGTTCAACTTTTTCAAGGTCATCTGTCGTAGTATTGGAATTACTATCCTTGGTATCAATCTTCTCAATATCAGCAAAAGTAGTAAGCACATCCACGCCAACCGCGCGCTTAAGCATCGCGACCGCGTTATTATGGATGTCTCTTGCTTCATCTACGTCAAAGATTAAGTCACCATTCTTATCAAGCGGTAATTTCTGGATAATAATTTTTAACAGCTGTTGCATTGTCTTCTATCTATCTAACTCTTGAGCTTGGTCAAGGTCAATGATAGAGGGAATAACTCCAACAAGAGGTGGAAAACAACTATCATTCAATCCCAGCTTCACCGAAACCGCGGGATCGAGAGGATACCAGCAGCTTAAATCTCCTGGATAATCCCCCTTAAGCTTGCCTTGTTTATATAAGACATAGCCTTGCTAAACATCCTTGGGGAATGTTTTTAGAATTGCCATTCTCTGTTGAATATTAGAGAAATAGGCGTCAAAGAACTAAAGATTTAGTTCTACGATTGGATCAACTCCAGAGTAGTAGCGATTACGACAGTATGAAGCGGGAAGTTTTTGGATACCAAATCGATCTCCGAAATCCACGAAGATGCCATAGTAGACACCATCTTTCATAATATCGAGAGCAATATTTCCGCATAGTCGCTTAACGTCAGATCTATCAAGGTACAGTAGTACCTTTGAGAAATCACCAAGAATCTTATTTTCTTTTTCCTTAGATACATCTGTAAAGTAAGGAGTTACATACCAGTCATATCTATAAAGAGTAGCTAAGTATTTACACAATCTGTAATAAATACCACTAGACTCAAAGAAATATTCAGAAATCTCTCTTAGTGTCTTATAATCATGTCGGTAAATAGCATTGAGAACAAAGCCCTTATCGCCGTAGTTTGGGTTGACCTTCTTGTAAGTGCCAAGATTTACGAGTGCATTATCCACGGTACGAATGCCCACCCGCATTTTAGCATAATCACGTGGAGCCATATCTTCTTCGCCCATTAGATTAAAGCCTTTATCTCGTATGTCTTGTTGTCTGCGCTTAAGCAAGGTTTGTCACCTCCTTAATACCCGGCCTTCTGCATTATATAGTCATACGTTAATATATTTTCATCCGTATATGGAATCTCTATTAAAGTAAGACCTTTCAATGCGCAGAATCTCCTCTTTTGATTATCATTATATTTCTATTGATACAATCCTCTATTGCCGCCAAATTTACTGACTGCTTGATAATGCTATTTTCCCTGATATTCAATCAAGAAATCTAGATTACCATCATCATCAAAGACGGCAAAATCAAATCGTAGAGGACGCCCACTAAGGGCTTTCAATCCCGCGAATTCATACTCTTCTTTAAAGTTAATATCATTCGCTTCTAGGATTTCATGTATCTTAATTTCTCCTCTTGATGCTCGCATAGATTAAATCACATCCTCTATCTATTATTAAAAAATCTAATAGGGCTATTATTTAACTATGCCCACTTAACTAATAAACATAAAATCAGCGAAGCGATCTTTCTTTCTCTTACGCTTACTATCTTCTTCTTGCTTGATATAATATAGACCGTATTCAAAAGCTGAGAATTTATCCTTTGTAATAGATTTATTAGCTTGCTTCAAGATAATATTAATGCCTTCATTTTCCTCGCGCAAATTCAACATTTCATCTCGCAGAATAGAAGTATAAGTGAAAGGTTGTAAATATGCCGCTCTCTCTTCTGGTTTCATTGCTTGACCCTTTTTAGTTCCTAACAACTTGTTCTTCGCAATTCTTTCGTCAATTAAGAATTTCACCTTGCCAGCCCGCATTTGCGTCTATGCATTACTGTGAGCTTCGGTGTTAATTGGCGCATTAGCTTTAATCTCATAAATAGCATCATATTCTGTTCTATCAGTTCTATACTTCTTATACTCTCCATCATCATCATTCTATACGCCAAAATCAGGGAAGAAATCATCTGTCTCAGGGTCAACTTGAGACTTGACCATATAGTCCATTAGACCAGCGCCCAAACCATTACCGTCGATAACAACGGTCTTAGCCTTGAACTAATAATATAACTTTTTAATTTTAATTGCCTAATCTTCAAAGTGTTCGTCATCCATTGTAAACATATTAACTAATGATTTAATTGCAGGTCCCTAAGACTGTGGTGTAACTTTGAAAACGCAAATTACACTTTGACATTTTTTACGTCCAACGTCCACAGACAAGACATAATAAGCTCTATCAGAAGAGCGACCAGAAGCTTCATATTCTGGTTGTTGTAATTTACGATTACGGTCAAATACTTCGCCATTGAAGAACGCATCCTCAACTGTACCGCTCCAACGAGATTCATACTCTCGATCAAAAGAGGCCTCATTAAAGGTACCGTCCTACTTTAGTTCTTGAACGAAATTTTTACTTTGTAGACCAACTAATACAGGGATACGCCAAGTACCGCCCATAACAATCGCTTTCTCTGGATCAAGAACCATACGAATCAAGAGCTGAATCAATTTATTATACGGGAAAGTATTCTTCCAACCTGCGGTGGTGACATAGATTTGGCTCTTATTCAAAGTTTCTGCCTCTTGAACAGTACCATCCATACACTCACGGTCAATGTTCATTAAAGGAATAAGAACTTCGTTCAAAATAGTACCATCGACACCAACACATTCCTCAATTAGACCACCATGACGACGCTTACCACGAGAACTCTCTCTTGCAGCAACGTTATCAAAGTAAGAACCATTCTTAAAGATATACTTACAATAGTCTTTGCCTTCTTGAGTCTTACCTCTTCGCCAGTCAATCTCTCTTTCAAACGCAGGAATCTTCTAACAAATTTCCTAAACCTTTTCTTTAGCAATACCAGCAGCCTGTTCCTTACCACCAGAAGTAACGAACAATTTACTTCTTGGATACAAAATACATCTACACATTAGTACCATGATAGACAAGAAAGACTTAGAATAAGCACGCGGGAATACCATGTATACATATTTATAACGCATAGCCGCGCGCAAGAACACTCTTTGATAGAAGAAGAAATTCAATTCCTTCTTACGAGTAGGATCTCCGCCAGTTTGAAGGAAATCAACGAAAATATCAGGATATTCTCTCCAAAAAGCAATATATTGGCGTGCCGCAGGAATGATTGCCCGCACGCGTTCTTCAGATAAACCAATCTTCTTATTTTTATTGGAGAGGTTTAATAAATCAGCTAATGCCATTTACTCCACCTCCCGCAGATATTCCTTATCCTTCTCAGCTTCCTATTGTTTCATTTCTTCAAACTCTTCATAGTCAGCATCAGTTAATACTTTATCTTCTGGATAATCGTAAATCTCATTATCTTCTTCATCGCCACCATCAACGTCAATCTTAGCTTCTCTTTCTTTATCTTGAGCAATAGCTCTAACAGATGCGTCAATCATGTTGCCAAGATTCATTTCTTCTGTAACAAGAGAGTAAGTATAGTGTTGAAGGTCTTGTAAAACTTTATCTACCTTATCCATCGGTCCATCGGTGTAATAACGAGGAATAAATCCTTCACGCTCGCAAATTGTAACTAATTCACCAATAGAATCTACAAATTCACCAGATTCAACTTTATTCTGCGCGGCTGTGAGTTTAGCACTCTTCATCAAGCTATCATACATCTTGATCATCTTCTGCGCGCCATCGACATCGCCGCAATCTAGAAGCTAATTAGATTTCAAGGAAGTCTTACAAATCATGATAAGGGTATCTTTCATGCCAGCACCTTGAATATCATATGAAGCCATCATATCATTATATAATTGCTCCAACCGCACCCATTCCTCTGGGCGGTATCCTCGACCCCACTTAAGTCTCAACATTACTTTATCTTCCTCAGTAAGTTCATCTGAAAAATCATCATCGGCTTCTGAAGGGTCATAATATTCAGGAGTACCTACAGCTTCTTGTGGCTCAGTTAAAATTTTGGGTTTAGGAGGAGTTCTGTCTGTCGCAAGCTCAGTTTCAATCTCTTCGCCAGTCATACCTTGCGCTTTCATTTGATTAATCTTGCGCATACGCTGCTCTTCTTCAAGAGATTCTGTATCTATCCAAGAATACTGGCTCCATTGCTTCAATTTCATTTTCGATAGATAACGGCCAATAATAGTTAGTCCAGTTACCTTCTTTGGGTCTTTACCATATTTCTCAAGTAAAGTATCCCATTCTTCTTTAATATAAGGCACATCAATTTCTTGTAAAATCCATTTATATGTTTCTGGGTCCCAGTTATCGACGTGCATGGTTAAACATTTCTTGCAAATATCCATCTTTCCATCTGGTGGATATTTCTCTACGTTCTTAGAAGTGTAGAATTCACTATCATTCATAGTCTTTCCGCACTTCTTGCAAAAATGTTGTCCAGCCATACGAATCAACCTCTTTTCTTATTACGGCATTTCTTACAAATAGAATACCAATTATCTTTACTTGTCTTATTCTTTGAAAAGAAAAGATTGTTCGCTGGCTTAATCTGTCCACATTTAGAACATTTTTTCATTGGGTAACCGCGTTTAGTGTACTCCCAAATTAAGAAATCTTCTTTAGCCTATTCCGCAATTACCTTCGGAATCTTATTGCGCCACAGACTAGAAATATATTCTACACTATAGGTTTGATGAAATTCTTCATCAAGTAACTTTTGAATCTCGCTATTCGGTTTACCATCAATCTTCCACTCAACAATTCTATCATAAATAGGATAATCAGCAAGAGCCTTAGTACATAAATTATCAAAATCTTGCATTAAATACCAAGTATCTCCCTCAAACTAATCCCAACTATCTTCCTTGAGTTTAGAATAATTACATAAAATAGCAGATACTACTTTAGTATCCATTAATGAAATGCCGTCTACAACGATTTCAGAACCATCTAAATAACTCTTATCATCAAGAGGTAGTGATGTTCTAGCAGATCTCGTTAATCGACACGGAATAATTGGCTTCTAATAAGCCTATTTAATAATATATTGATCTTTCCGCATTTCGATTAACGCTTTCTTCATCATAAAAGCAGTCTTACCAGAGGCGTGCTTCGCTGCTGCTTCCCAAGCGTTTATAGTATCTCGCAGTTGTTTCAAACAGGGGATTGTCTCTAAATCTTTATCTGTAATCGAAATCTTCGGTTGAAAAATTACATTCTTATTTTCATTAACTAAATTATAAATACCATCTTCGCCGTTCTCTAACTAACTAACAAGACCCTCGAAAGAACATTCTCTCTTGTTTACCGTAGTCATACGGTTATCTGTCAGTATATTGCGTTCTTTTCGCTCTTGCTTTTCCATGCAGAGAACAAGATAATTACCTAAAATTTCAAGATACGCGGGACTAATATCCGGCGTTTCCGCAATTATCTTTTCAACTAGCGCTTTACGCTCTTCTGGAGACTCTAGAGTATAATCTAATTTAATCACACTTGTCATCTCCTTTATGCTTATATAATAACAAAAAAAAACTGGTATGTCAAATCTATTTGACCAAATTAAATTATTTTGTTATAATAATAATAGAAAAATAATAAAGGAAGTATTTCTTATGAACTTTTGCGACATTCCCGCTGAAGCGTTTCCTAAAGGCGCATAGTTCTATCATAATGTAACCGTAATAGTATTTTCTGTTGCTGAAGATATATGGGACGAAGATTTTGACTCTATTTGGTATCTTGACTAGTTAACCGCACCAGAATCAAAAGCAATCCTATTCTTCAAAGAAGAAAGAGAAATTATCAACGATGCTGATGTAGATGCTTTCTATGATTGCGATGATGAACAAGAGTGCGATTGGTTACTAGATTATTATGAGAATTGCATAGTCGAAGTAGATCCAGATGGAACGGTTTCATGGTATGAAGGAGAATTTTAATGAATCAAATTAACATAAAAGAATATTTTAAAACAGAGAAGGAGAAATTGCGGCTGGCCGTTATTGAGCATGATTATGAGCCTCCTTCTCTCACGATTGTGGATGCCACAGACGGCGACGTCGGCAATCAGATTTATATTAAAAAGAAGATTGAAGATTTTGAATCTGTGGGTTGGCCTGTGAAGGTCGTTAGACCGAAAGACAAATTTGATTTACATTATCTATTAAGCTATGGTCTTGAAACAGATTGTGTAATTGTTCAAATGCCAACGGCAGAAAGATTTGATTTCGACATTGAAGATATTCCATCGTACTTTGATTGTGATGGTTTGACTAAGAACGCTCTTGTTCTTCCCGCCACTGTTCGAGGTATTATTGATTATCTTGATGATTGTGGTTTTGATTATACAGGTAAAACTGCTGTTGTTCTTGGCAGAAGCGATATCGTCGGTAAACCTATGGCAAAGGCTTTGCTAGATAGAGATATGACTGTTTCCATTTGTCACAGTAAAACGAACTATGGAGATAAAGAATATCTTCTTCATAATGCAGATCTAGTAATCTGTGCTACTGGACAGCCGCAGTCTATTCATAGAGAACAGTGCGAGTCTGCTATTGTTGTCGATGTCGGGATTAGCCGGCTCAATGGCAAAATTGTTGGAGACTTCGTAGAGAACGAAAATAATATTGTCGGAGAAGTTTGGTCTACTCCAGTTCCCGGCGGTGTTGGTCTATTAACAAGATTGGGGTTGATGAAAAATTGTCTAGATCTCAAGGTATTGTAATTGGTAATATAGGAGCAACTATTTTAGACCTAGAAACAGAATTTGAACGGGCGAGAATTATGACCTATCCTCTTGGTGATTGGTTACATAATAAAATTTCTCGTCAAGAATATAAAGAAAAAATGGCTATTTATCGAGATAAACAATCTCAATATGTAGCTAAAAGACTCTTTGAAATTTATGGATTTGAAATTGCTCAAAAGTATAAGCCAAACTATGTAAAAGATTTTATTCCTTGCATGGGAGCAGACGGACAATGCAATCTATATTGCAAAAAGTTTGGAAAATGCCAAGAATAAAAGTTTACACACTATGTTTGAAAAATAGGGCAGAACCAATATCCAGTTCTGCCCAACATCATTTCATTTTAAGGAGGCCGCAATAAAAATGGAAAAGCATTTCAAGCAATTGAGATGATTAGAGATTCTTGGCCAGAGAAAATTATCAAGTCAATTATAGACTAGATAAAGATGTTAACGACGGAGTAACTAAGGTAGTATGTGGCGCCCGCAATAGAGAAAAATTAGAAAAAGCCATTGAGAAAGCTAAAGAATTAGGCATGATTGAAGGTGTTGATGCTTGCAGAACTGAGTTGAGTCCCCGCAGGGGACTTTGACGTGTGTAGGATTTAGACCTATGGAGGCAGAGAAGATTGATGAAATTGGGAAAGATTTCTTAGTTCTTTCTCTTTTGATGTTGACTAAATGGCCTAGAATTATTTATCAAAATACTAGTTACAGATTTGACGAGTATAATCGTACTATTGTTTTAGATGATGGCATTATAGAAACGGAAAATGGTTATGATATTATTTTCCATTTTATTACAGAATAAAGTTATACCGATAATAGATGCTCTAATACTTTAAGAAAAGGAGAAGGGAAGATATTAGAGAGCAATATCATAAGGAAATTGATAACACCAGTATTTATGCCTGCGAGAGCGTTGAAACTAGGATTCCGCAATATTATATTCGCTGTTCCTGGGTTTTAATAGGGTGCTTTCGTAATTCGAAAACGAAAATGGTTTTCGAGATTTTAATGGCGTGGGAGAACGAGTTTGTGAAAATTTTCACGCTTTTTCCCGAAATACACGCCCCCCGTACTGTCGCACTTCATCACGCTAAAGCACTACAGTTAAACAGCTACCCCTACTTTAGTTAGCTAAAGCGTCTGTCGCTATTATTATGTATCGCGCGCGTAAAGAGGAATTGATCAATCTGCGCAACAGGATCGGCACTCACTTGTGCAGATTGACGAAACGCAAAAAATTGCAAAAAAGTTGTTGACAAGCAAGCACGGCTATGCTATCATGCAATCACAGGCAAGGGAAAACAGCTTGCCAAGCACACCGAAAAAAAAATAAAAAAAAGTCTTGACAAGCAAGACAAGGTGTGGTAAACTAAAGACAATCTAAGAGGGAACACAAAAACAGTCAATCAAAAGAAAGTGAGTGTATCAAAATGACAAAAGTAGAAATGGCTCGTACTCTCCAGCGTATCCGCAAGGTGCAGAACGACATGGACGCCCTTAAGCGTGAGTTGGACGAACTCAAAGACACCGTAAAGGCGGAAATGGTAGCGACTGGCGAACACAAGATAGAGGCTGGCGGCTGTATCGCCACCTATCAGGAAGTCACCAGCAACCGCTTTAATAGCTCTGCGCTAAAGGCAGAGGACAAGGCTACCTATGACAAGTATGTGGTAGCCAGCACCACCGCAAGACTGACCGTGAAGTAAGCAACAACAGTTGCTTAGTAAATAACGGGGCTTGCATAGGCAAGCCCCGACCTTAGAACAAAAGAAAGAGGTATATATTATGGAGTTCGTCAAGTATTTCACTAACCCGCAGTTCGATAACGCCAAGTTCGCAGATATGCTGCGCCTGAAAATGAATGTGCGTGCCAAGGCAGTAGAGGATGGTGTCATCCTTGACCGTGATGCTTTTAACGCTATGAGTGCCGCTCTCATGCCTAACTGGGCATGGCTGAATAAGCAAAGCATCAATAGTCCTCTGCATACCAGACCCGCAGACCCGGCGGAGTGGCCAGAGCTGACCCATGCCTATCGCTACTTGCTTGCCATAGTGTTCGATGACAAGGACGCTTGCCAGCTTGAACAGGCGGACGGGCTTAAGTACATCAACGAACAGGCAGATATGGTGGCTAACTACTGGCGTAAAGAGAACGGTTTCTATGGCGTAGCAGTCATTGATAACGACACTGGCGAAATCATGCACATGGCAGAATAAGACATAACGGGCGCTCTGCGAGAGCGTGGAGCGCCCAACCCACGAACAAAAGAAGGGAGTATTATTATGACTTATAACGAATTTCTGAGCCGCTTCTGCGGTTGCCACGAGGATGAAGTCGGCAATCGACCCTGTGATAACGGCTGTATGTGCGACAAGTGCATGACGCCGGAACTTGAGAAACTGTGGAAAGAGGTGCGGGATAATGCGTAAAGTAGCAAAGGTGACGCTGTATAGCGTATGTCTGGCAGTCCTGTTATGGTTTGTCCTCTCATGGCTCGACATAGCATGGGATAACTGTGAACCCAATCCGCACAACAGCCCATATAATGTCTTTGTCCTTATGACGCAACAAGAGGAAAAGACAGAAGAGCCTACCGCAATAGAGGGGACTTGCGGAAGCCCGCTTACCGATCAGACAAGGCTGGCAACCGCAGTCATAACCAACATTGACGGTAACACGCTTACTCTTGTTACGCTTGAGGATGGCGAGGAATGGACAGTCGAAGTCGGATATGGCGAGAACTTCTCAACAGATGACTACCTGTGCGTATTCTTCGATAACATGGGAACTGACTCAATCTATGATGACGAGGTCGCCAAACTCTGGAAAGAGGTCTGGTAAATATAGGGTGGAGAAATCCACCCTATATTTTTGTGCATTTTTCATAAAGACATTTTCGCCTTAAGCCGGCGGCGCGCTGGCGACCGCGGCGCGCCGAGTTTTGCGTTTGTGCAAGTTGCACAAATTTGGAAGTGAAATTTTGGTATAGGCAAGTTGCACAATCAATCCCGAAATCTTTGTGCAATTTGACAATCCCTTGTGCCTGTGGTACAATGGTATCATCAAAAGAAAGGAAGTGCTCCAACATGGCTAATCGCATTGGATTTACTGACACCCTCACTGGCAAGGAAACTGTCTGCGGGACTTGGGCAAAAACGACTCTCGCAGTTATTCAGCTTTCCGTTTCACATAACGACTGGGCGAGATTTCTTCCATTCTGTAATGGCTGGAATCTTGACTACCCGCAGAAAGATGAATGTCCGATTGAGTACCGGGCAAGAATGATTGATATGGCTATCGGTCTCCAACTCATTTGAGTTGGAGACCCCAGAGAAAGGATTTGAGATTATGTTACCGAGAAGACATTACCACCGGCGAAATCCTCTGCTGTGACCGCGGAAATCATCTCAAGCGTTCGGTTGCCCTGACCAAGAAAGTCAATAAGGAAATGTTTGGAGTCGCCGGACAGTGGCGGTTCTGCCACGACTTCGGCAAGAAGTGGATTGAGAAAGGAGCGCCTACCAGATGAAGAACTACCTGTTCTATGATGAAGAAACCGGCGAGCATTTCTTCGTTCAAGAAGTCAACCTGTGGAAAGCTAACCAGACCGCGCATCTCTTCTTTCAGCGTCCCTTTTACAAGTGTTCTATGAACGACGCAGAGGCTGAAATGTACGGATACGATACCTACTAAGAGAAAGCCGGTGATGAACCGGCTTTCTTTACTTTTGGTAAAATTTTTGATATAATAATTACAGAAGAAATGAGAAAGGAGAATTTTCTAATGACGCTAGAAGTGCTGAAAGCACTGGCTGTCGTTCTGCATGAACCAAGATTCTTGCAAGAACTGCCCAATGGCCCAGTTCTGTTAGAAGATGCCATGTGAGTGGTAATCTAATTCCTTTCGGCAAAATGCCGCGGCTCCCGTCTGGAGTCGAATTTTCGCACAGGCTAGGTCTATAGAAATAAAAAACCAAAATGGCTGAATCTACTTACTCTAGAAAATTAGATGCAATGGGAAGAATTATGATTCCTGTTCGACTTCGTGATCAGCTCGGACTTATTACAGGCCGAGAGTATTCATTCGAGGTTAAACAAATTGATGGCCGCAATTACATTTGTATTGATTGTGGCTTGAACACTGAACTGGAAGAAGCTATGAAACTTGTCCAAAATGCTGGACTAAAAATTGTTCAAAATGACGATTGACAAACCATGCTTTCTATGGTATACTTAAACCATCAAAAGAAAGAAGGTTTGATGTTATGTATGAGTTTAAAGTTTTGTTAAAGAATGGCGAGCGCACTTTTATCTGGGGCTATAATTATCAAGACGCTCTCAATCGACATCCCAAGTTAGCGAATGAAATCGAATCGCTTCTATTTCAAGAGTACATTGATTGACCTCCCATTTGGGAGGTCTCTTTTTCTCAGCTGGCCGTTGGCGTACGCCGCGGCCAGTTTTTCGTGTCAATAGGCAATTTGCACAATTTTCCATACGCATTTTTGGTGAATTTGACGAAAGAAAATTTCCCAAAACCCCTTGACTTCCTATGTAGGCTATGATATACTTGTATCATCAAAAGAGAGGAGCGAAACACATGATGGTTGCAATCATTATTCTAACCGCCCTGTTGTCTTTCCAATTTGTTTCTGCTATTGAGCGGGACTGCATGGGGCTGGGGCTTATGTTTGGCGTTGAGATTATTCTTTTCGCTTATATCGCAAAAAATTTCATTTAAGGGGTTGACAAACTCCGCTAACTATGCTATACTAACAGTGTAATCAAGGTTGACTACCTGAACAGTCAGAAAGGAAGTTATATTATGAGAGTTACTAAGACTATCCGTGAGTTTATCGAAAAGGAAGTTTCTAACCGTCTGGACGCCAAGTATACGGCGGAGAAAGAGGAAGCCGATTTCCAGACCAAGGTGGAACAAGAAGTGTGGGAAGTGGCTATGGATGCCGCACAGAAAGCCTATGACGAGTATATGGCGAGTGTCTTTACTCGGTATAATTTCCTTGAGGACTTGCATACCGACAAGGAACGCCGTTGTGTCGAACTCCGCAAGTCTATGGCGTTCGGTATCAAAGATAGGCTGAACCGCTCCAGCGTTCTTAACTGGCGTAGACGCAAGGACGATGAAGCAAGGTCTATCGTCAATGACATTATCGTGGAACTGGAACTCGGCGGCGATAAGGCAACCCTTATGGCTATGCTGGATAGGGTCGGGGAAGTGTAAGACTTCCCCGACAAGAAAAAGAAAGGATTTGATAAAATGAAAGCTACTGGTATCGTTCGCCGCATTGATGATCTCGGTCGTGTGGTCATCCCCAAGGAAATCCGCCGTACTATGGCAATTCGAGAGGGTGACCCGCTGGAAATCTATACCACAGACGGTGGTGTTCTTTTCCGCAAGTACGAACAGCCCACTAAAACCAAGGCGGCTACCGCCCAGAAGTGGCTTGAAGATAACGCGCTCCCCATGCGTGCCACCTCTGCTAAATTCAGCATTGAGAACAAAACCACTACTTGCGAGGTTGTCAGCAACAATTCCCGTCAAACTGGAACGGCAACAGCTACCGCAAAAGATACTTTTATCCCCGCTGTCGGTATGGTTATCGCCTTTTGTCGAGCCACTGGCAGAACTGCTTGAGGACTAAAAAAATAGCATAAAGGGCTTGACAAAACAAGCCCTTTATGCTATAATAAAATCATCAAATGAAAAGGGAGTTATAACACTGATTTTAATTATATGACCAATGAAGAATTGGACGAACTCATTTCCCGGATAAAAGAAGCAAAGGAACGGTGCTCAGAAAGTCGAAAGGCTGATCTTTGGAATAATGTTCGGCGAGCCGTGAATAACTATATCATAGACTTTGGCATGATTGAACTTTTTACCGAGGGACACAGTTTTATGCTGGACGATAATTCTTTCAGCATCCCCGGCGAAATCAATCCTTTGGATTAAAACAAAAGAAAGGGAATAAGAAAATGGATGTTCAAGCGGCTAAAGAATTTCTTGAGCGCCGAAGCGTTGATGACTTACAAAGCATTATCGTTCTTGCTCAACAGCAAATCCAACAGATAAAAGAAAATCAACAGGCTAAATACATGGGAGCAATTCGCAAAGCATTTGAAGATTACTTTGAGAATGTCGGTCCGATTGAAGTAACTTTCGGTTATGAGGACGCAGACGGAATGGAAGAGGCCGCCACTATAGAAGTTAATTCCGATAATCCACCTTGTTTCTGTCAACAGTCAATTGAATTTCCGTAAGAAAAGTGGCTCGATTTGAGCCGCTTTTTTGTGCAATTTGACGAAGTTTCCTTTAACTCCAGCGGCGCGTTGTGGGCCACCACGCGCCGAGTTTGCACAAGAGTATTATTACACAAATTTTTCGTTGCATTTTTGTGCAAATTGCCAGCTTGACTTTCTCCCGAAACGGTGGTACAATAAAAGAAAAGAGGTAGACACCATGAAAAAGAAAACTTACTACTATGAGAACCGCACTTTTGAGGTCGAAGTCTATAATGAATGTTGTGGTTGTTTGCTAACTATCTATGTAAATGAAGTTATCCGCCCTAATCGCAAGTTCTTTGGTCGTACTAAGCAGTTCTATACAGACTATGTTATTCTCGACCGGTATTCTTCTATTGATGAAGCTGTTAAATCAGTTATCGCAGAGGGGCTGAAAGTAGAAGAACAGACTAAGCAAGTTAATAAGAAGTGGGAAGAATGGAGCAAAGAAACTAATTAAAATTGCCTATTGACATTTTGGCAATTTTATATTATAATAATTATAGAAAGTGAGGGAGAAAGAAATGAACTTGTTGATTATCTTCATTTTGCTTTCGATTGTAAATGTTATCTTCTCCACAATCAAGAGCATTGTAACTATTAAATCCGGTCCATGGATTGCAAGCATTGTTTCAGCTCTGTACTATGGCTATTACAATATTGTATTGATTTACACTGTTGCAGATTTTCCGCTGTGGCAGAAAGTGGTAGTAACTGCGGGCTGTAACCTTGTCGGCGTTTTCATCGTGAAGTATGGAGAAGTTAAAGCGAGGAAAGATAAGCTGTGGAAAGTGGAATTAACAGTTCCCACCAAGTACAAAGACGCCATTGATGAATTGGGCGTTCCTCATTCCTACATTGAATTAAGCGACAAGCACACCCTTTTCAATTTCTACTGCGCTACACAGACCGAAAGCGCAAAAGTCAAAGCTATTGCCAACCAGTACGAAGCAAAATATTTTGTTGCGGAGAGCAAAAATCTTTGAAAAAGGTATTGACAAGATGAAAGTCTTGTGATACAATATAATTGTCAAGAGGGAGTAGCCCAAGAAATCCGAGGGTGCGCAACTTCGAGAAAGTAGAGGAAGTAAACAGATAGAGTAAGCTCAACTGCAAGTCGCTATTGTGGGGATTAAGCCGAAAAAAGTTTGCGAAACCTCTTGACAAACTCCTAAAACTATGATACAATAAAATTGTTCCAAGGGAACAAAAAAAAACAAGGAAAGAGGTACTTAGTTATGATGACCGAAAAGAACAAGATGACCTGCTGAAAACCCATGAGATGACGCAGAAGCTCCTCGATGCCAATACCGCGGACGCCGCTATGCTGGCAACCCTTGTCTAGATGGCCCGCGGAGGGAAAGACGAGATGGCGATGTATATGCTCCACAATCTCAAGCCCTACGCCATTGAAATCGCAGAGGGCGGCAAGGAAAAGAGTGAGCCGGAAATCGACATTGACGCACTGCTCAGCGCCCTGTTCGGCTAAACAATAGAAACTCGGTGGAAAAATCCACCGAGTTTTTTTGTGCAATTTTCACAAATCCTTCTTAGGCGGTCCGCACACGCTCGGCGCGGACCGAGTTTTTGTCAATACACAAGTTGCACAAATTTCTCGCTCAATCTTTGTGCAATCTGACGATTGACAGCTTTCCCGAAAAGTGGTATACTGTTTACAGAAGTTAAGAGAAACGCCCCTTGAACCTTGAAAAAAAGATTTTGAAAAATCGAAAAAAACTCTTGACAGCAAGCGCAAAATGTGCTATACTAAGTACAGAAGTTGAGGGAACGATGGTAAACCTCAATCAATAGAAAGGATTTGACAAGATGGAAAAAATTGACAAGCGCAAACACTATGTTTTGGTACTTGATACCGAAACTGCCAACACTATCCAAGATGGCGATAGTCTGGATATGTCCAATGTCCTTGTATATGACTGCGGTTGGGCTGTTGTAGATACCAAGAGTAATATCTACGAAACCGCAAGTTATGTCAATCGTGACATTTTCTGCGAGGAACGCGACCTTATGCGGACGGCTTACTATAACTGGAAAATCCCCCGCTATGTCGAGGAACTGCGGGCAGGTAGCCGGAAAATGGCAACTACCTACGAAATCCGCAAGGCTATGCTGGACACTATCGAGAAGTGGGGCATTAAAGAGGTAGCCGCCCATAACGCCCGCTTTGACTATAACGCTTTGAATATAACACAGCGTTACACCACCGCAAGCCGTTTCCGGTACTGGTTTCCATTCGACAGCGTGGAAATCTGGGATACCATGAAAATGGCACAAGATGTTATCTGCAAAATGCCCACCTATAAGGCGTTCTGTCAAGAGAACGGCTATGTGCTGAAAAATGGTGCTTGCCGCAAGACTGCCGAAATCCTGTGGCGCTTTATCTCCGGCAATAACGAGTTTGAAGAAAGCCACACCGGGCTGGAAGATGTGTTGATTGAAGCGGAGATTATGTTCTATTGCTTCCGACAGCATAAGCCCATGCGGAAAGCCCTCTTTGAGAACAAGAGAGAATATCCGCCTATGACAGAGTTTCAGCGAGAGTTTTCCGCAAGTCTGCGAGAAATGCCGGTAATTAGGTTTGGGGAGATTTAATCTCCCCAGCCTTGAAAAAGGGGTTGACAAATGAAAAGCAATCTGCTATAATGGATATATCAAAAGAAAGGAAGCGATAAGATGAAAATGATTTGCTTCGATATGGACGGCACGATTGCTGACCTGTACGCCGTTCCTAACTGGTTAGATAAACTGCGGGCAGAGGACGCAAGCCCCTATGCAGAAGCCGCTCCCATGTGGGATATGAAAGCTCTGCGAGAAGTCCTCTTGAAGCTGATTGATAAGGGATATGAAATCCGCATTATCAGTTGGTTGAGCAAGGACAGCACCGAGGAATATAAAACCGCCGTCCGCAAGGCAAAAAGAGAGTGGCTTGAGAAGTATAACTTCCCTGCTGATAAATGCCACTTTATCGCCTATGGCAGAACTAAGGCTGACTGTATCCGCCGCATTGCAGACGCTCCCGCAGTTCTGATTGACGATAACAAAAAGGTGCGGGACGGGTGGCATTTGGGCGAGTCAATCGACCCTACAAAGGTAAACCTGCTTGAAGTCCTTTCCGCTCTTGATTGAGCGGAAAGGCAGAAAGGGAAATAGAATGATAAAAACAATATGGCTTGAGTTTCTGAACGCTGACAGTAAAGCCGCCGCGATTGAAGTTATCAAGCGTATGGGGTGGAATATTGACGCCGAACATTTGACAGAGGACGGCGGACATTCGGTCACATTTCCGGACAAGGACGAAAATCTGTTTGAGTTTTTAGATATGTGCTGGAGCTAAGAGGGGCAACGCCCCTCTTTTTTTCGTCAAAATGCCCTCTTCGACGGCCCGCTGACGCACGCAGCGGGCCGAATTTTCATTATACACCACCGCCAGCAAAAAGTCAATCGGCAAACTGCACAAAAAATCATGCTTCGGATCTCCCGAAATTGTGCAACTTTTCAGCAAAAAGTTCTTGACTTCAGGGGCTGATGGTGGTATACTGTTTACAGAAGTTAAGAGAGGGACGCCGAAAGGCTTCCAAAAAGATTTTGAAAAAACCTCTTGACAAACTCCGCAAGGCATGATATAATAAAATCACAAAAGGACAAGGACAGTCCTAAACACCAGAAAGGATTTGAATATGGAAAAGACTAACAAGATTCGTATCACCAAGGCTATGCGTTTCGAGGACATTAAGGCTATGCTGAATGGTCAGCCCGTGACCTACGGCACGACCACCGAGGACGCCGTGGACTTCATCGAGCATGAGGTGGCTCTGCTCGCCAAGAAGAACAGCGGTGAGGACAAGAAGCAGACCAAGACCCAGCAGGAGAATGAGGGCTATAAGGCGCTCATCCTGGAGTTCCTCGCCACTCTGTCTGATACTTCGGCTGGTGTGACCTGCACCGAGATTATCAAGGGCGTGGCGGAGTTCGAGGGCTTCAGCACTCAGAAGATTTCCCCTCTGGTGCGTCAGCTCATGGCGGCTGATAAGGTCATTAAGACCGAGGTCAAGGGCAAGGCTCTGTTCCGTCTCGCCTAAGTCCCATAGGGGAGAGGGGTAAAACCCTCTCCCCGCCAAAAGAAAGGAAGTGGTTATTATCGCCCAGCGAGTAACAGACGCTGAACGCCTTGAGCGTATCAAGCGAGTGTTTCCAGACGAGAAAGAAGCGCAAGATATTCTCGCCTATGATAAGGCGGTAGAAGCAGGCGAAAAAACGGAATATGACCTGCCGCCGGATAAGCTGAAAGCCGCACAAAAGTATGCCCATGCAGGAACGCGGAAAGCGACCACGGCATACAAGTTCACCAAGCGAGAACGCAAGCCTAACGCAACTAAGGGGGGCATTATTGCGGAGCTTGCGGAGTTCATGGAACACAACAGCAACTTTGATGTTTCTAACCTTGCCATCACGAACAAGGAAAGACAGATTTCCTTTATGGTAGGCGGTGAAACTTTCGAGTTGACGCTTGTGCAAAAGCGCAAGCCGAAAAGCTAATAAGGATAGGGGCGGATAACCCCTATCCGCCCTTCCAGAAAGAGGGGAAAGCATATGACAAAGCGACCTAAAGAATTTCTATATGTCGGTCATTATATCGACAGGGACGGCAATTTCATTCTCAAGGTAGGCACTACAAATGACCTTGAGCGCCGCTGTAAGGAACATAACCGCAACTATAAGAAAAGCCCTAACTACACCATGCCGCCGGGCGGTGAGTTCGTCTATGACTTTTCGCTTCCTCTTTCCAAGTATAACACCTTGAGATATGAGGATAAGACCCGCCAAAGATGGCAGGACGAGGGCATAGGCGAGTTTGTCAGAAATGACAGATTTTATTGCAAAAAGAAACCCAAAACCGTCAAAGTGACGATACGCAAAACCTACGAAATCCCGCTCGATTGAGCGGGATTTTTTGTGCATTTTTACTAAAGACATTTTCACCAAAAATCAAATGAAATTTTTGTATAAATTGCCTATTGATAACCGGACGGAAATGTGGTATAATGGCGGGCCGGTCGCGGGCGACTCGGCCCGAGTTTTACCGATCGGAAGCATATGCAAAATTTTTGTTCAATCTAGCCGACTTTCATATGGCTTCTCGTTTTCCCGAAAGTTTGACATTCTAGTCCAATTTTATTTTCATACCATCATTGACTCATATCTCTAATTTCATTTGGCATATAGCCCACTCCACTTCCGTGTAGCTAACAAAATTTTAGTTGCTCATAGCGAACCTCCTGCGTTGCCGATCGGGCCCAGTTTTTCATATCAAAACAAGAGAGAAGATAATAAGAGCGGAGAACCAGTTAATCCGATCGGGCCCGCAATTAGAAGACTCTTTTCTGGTTCTATTTCCTCTTGATTTTTATAATAAAATATTTTATTATATTAAAAAAAGATATAAAACGCCTCGGTTC